GCCCCCGGGAAGCATCGCTCCCCGCGTCTCGACCGCACGGACTCGCCCAATCTCACGCCGCAGGGCCCCCACCCGGGCGCGCTGTCCCGTCACGCCCTCCGCCTGCGTCAAGCGCCCCACGTACTGCCCGGCGCGCTCCTGGCCGGCGGCCTCAAGCTCCTCGCCGGTCTTGGGACGATGGATCAGCCCGAAGGTCGCGCCCGAGAGCGCCGCCTGCGAACGCTGGCGAATGTTGCCCTTGAAGGTGGCGAAGTCCAGGCCCGCCATCAGCGCGGCAACCGGCCAGGCGGCCTTGCCGACGCCGCGCAGCAGCATCCCACCGCCACGCAGCAGGCCGCCACCCAGCCGGCCAAGCCCGGCCGTACCAGCTATTCCCGCAGCGGCCCCACGGCCGAAGCCGATGTTGCGCATCGCGCCATACGTCGTCCCGCCCACCCGGCCGCGCGCCGCGCCGCCGAGCGTCAGTCCCTGGGCCGCCCGCGTAGCGAGCGCCGCTCGCGCCACCTCGCGCTCGCCCAGTGTCGCGCCGGCCGTCGCCACGCCCCGCAGGCGAGCGTTCTCGCGCCAGTTGCCCCACATCCCGCGCAGTCGACCGCCGCCAGCGCCGCCGCCACGGCCACCGCCAACCACCATGCCGCCACCGCCACCAGCGGCGCCACCCCCAAAGCCGCCGCCGGGGAAGCCGCCGCGCATCGCCGCTGCCTCCGACGCCGCAGCCGCGTCGGCCGCGCCCTTGACCCCCCACCACTTCCTGGCCAGGGTCGTGACCTCGCCGCCGAACACCGCGATGCGGGTCATCAGCCGGTTGACGGCGAAGATCGTGAAGGCGACAGCCAGCACGCGCCCGAGGACGGGGACCGCGCTCACGATGTCGTTGAACAGCCGCAGGATCGTGGCCAGCGTCTGCACGAACAGCGCCAGCGGGGACCCGGCCTGGCCGACGATCGTCTCGACGGCGCGGCCCAACTGCTTGATCGCTTCGAGCATCGCCGGGCCGAACACCGCCGTGGCGGAGTTCAGGATTCGCTCCAGGACGGGGACCCACTCGCGAAGCTGGTGGATCATGCCCGCCGTCTGGCGCTGGGACTGCGGGCCGGTGAGCCGAAACAGGGCGCGTACCAGGTCGCCGGTGAGCAGGGCAAGCTCGTGCAGCGTCGGGCGCAGGCCCTCAAACCACTGCCGCAGCGCCCGCTGGCCACGCACCGAGTTCGTCCACCGCGCCCAGCCCGCGGTGATCCGGTCAAACGACTTCCACATGTCGTCGCCCAGGTCGCGGCTCGCACGCCCGATCCCACGGAAGGTGCGCCAGAGGTTGCCGAAGATCGACACGAACCGGCTCACGGCGGCCCGAGCGCGCTGGAAAAAGATCGTCAGGCGCCCGCTGTCCCGGCCAGCCTGGATGAAGTGGCGGAAGTTCGCGGTAGCACGCAGAAGCCCGCGGGTCAGCCAGTCGGTGAACGGCCGGGCAGCCACTGCGATGTCGATGAGCGCCGCCGCCAGGTTCTGCCCGCCGCGGCTCATGCGCGAGAAGATGCGCACGCCCTGCTCCCCGATGGCCCGGAAGTCGCGTAGGTTCTGCCGACCGGTGAGGAGGTCCGCCCACCCCCCAGCCTGCCGGCCCATCTCGGCGCCCATCTGCCGCAGCAAGCCACGGACGACCGGCACCCCGCGCTGAAGCCGGCGCAGCGCGTACTCCAGGCCGGGAAATATGCCCTTCTGCGCCTCCTGACGCAGGTCCTGCATGACCGGCTTGTACTGCTTGAGGGTGCGCATGAAGCTGCGCGCCTCGGGCGTCAGGCGCTCCATCGCCTTCTTGTTGCCGCCCATGGCCTTGCCGAGGTCGGCGAAGGCGAGCTTGGCCGTCACCACTGCCAGCCCGATCCCGGCAAACGTCGCCGGCAGCGCCCCCGCAGCCCCACCCAGGTCCACGATCTTCGGGACCAGGGCAGCGACCCCGCCGCCCAGCGCCCCGACGATCGAGATGAGCGGCTTGATGGCGGCGAGGATGCCCAGGAACATCGCCGGCCGCATAACGCTGCGCAGCCCGATGAAGGTTGAGCCCAGCCGGCGAACCGACTCGCCCAGGCCGTCGGACTCCCGGTGCGTGCGGCGCATCGACGTGCCCGCCCGGCTGAGGTTACGGTCGGCCACCTGCGCCTCGCGCCCCACGTTGCGCATCTCGCGCTCGGTGCGCTCCAGCGAGCGAAGCTGCGACCGGCTTCCAATGTTGTCCAGGCGATCGCCCGCATTCTCAAGCGCACGCTCGGTCTGCCGGGCCTGGCGCTCGATGCGCCGCAGCGGCGCCGAGGCGCGGTCCACGATGCGAAATACCCCCTCGACGGTCACCAAGGGAAGCTCACCCCGCCAGTCCTCCGGGTCCCTGTCGAGCCGGTCACCATTGGCGGTCGGTGAACGCGAGCAGGAGCACGAGGAGCACGATGAACCCGGCGAAGATGGCGATGACGACCCAGACGCTCACCTGCCGCCACCGCCTTGCACCTGGAGAACCTTCACCGGCTCGCCCTCGGCGACGACGGCGCAGGCGTAGGTGAAGTAGCGCACGCGCGAGGGGTAGGGCGGGGGAAGCGGCTCGGTGCCATCCTCGGGATCGAGGGGCACGTAGCGCTCGTCCAAGCCGTTGAACAAGGCGTAGGGGTCGGCCCCGCCCCACTTCCACGCCAGGTAGAGCGCACGCGCCTCGCTCCCCTCTACCCGGATGATTCCCCCGCGGCGGCCACCTCGCTGGCGTCGCGCACGTCGTTCTCGTTGTAGCCGGAGAGGTCGAGCACTTCGCCCACGATCTGCCCCACCAGCCCGGACTTGTGCTGGAAGCGCAGCTTGACCGCCTGGCGCGGGTCGGCAATGCCCATGCGCCGGGCCGCCTCCAGCAGGTCCGGCGACACGGTGGCCTCGACCACGATGCCCAGATTGAACAGCGTGTCGTCAAACTCGCCGGTCTGCGCGGCCTGCCGGCGCTGCCGGCGCGAGACGCCGCTGGCCTGCCGGCGCACCCGCTTGATCGTGTCCAGGTCCAGCGGGCGTACGACCCACTCGACCCAGCGGGGCGGATGGTCGGCGCTGACCGCGGCGCCGTCCTCGTCCACCGGGCCGCCGACGTTCAGGCGGATGGCCTTGGTGAACTCGCCCTCCTCGGCCGACAGAAACCAGTCCAGCGCATCGGCCTGCTCCTCAGCGGTGAGCTTGGTGCCCTCGGCCGCCTTGCGAATCAACTCCGGGCCGGAGCGCCCCTCGGGCGTCTCGACCTCACCGCCGTTGCCGGCGGCCTCGATCACCTGTGAAGCGCGAGCGCGCTCCCGGGATGCGTCCATGATGCGTCTCCTTCGTGCTCCCCCTCGGGAGCGATCGACGGGTGAAGCGCCTGACGGGTCGCAGCCGGCGGCGCGGCGCCGGGAGGAATCGCAGACGGGTCGGGGGTGGGCAGCAGGTTGAGCACGGCCTCCGCGACCTCCTCGCCAAACCGGGCGAGCCACTCGCGGTAGTCGTCGTCGCGGACCATCGCATCGGCTTCGAGCCGGGCGAGGGTCGCCAGCAGATCGCGCTGCCCGAAGTTCGGCTTCGTGAGCAGGTAGCTCCGAAGCTCCACAACGACCCGCTGGTAGTCAACCAGGGCCACCGTCGGCCCCGGCTAGCTCGTGGAGAACGGGTACTCGACGGCGGGCTGGCCGGTGGCCGCGTTGATCCCGCCAGTGCGCCGGAACGCCGCCAGCGGACGCTCGGCCTCCCACGTCAGCGGGAACTCGCGATCCACGATGTCATCCGCGATCGAGAAGCCCAGCGGCATCCGCCACAACAGGCAGCCGTCAAGCTGCCACGCCTCGTAGCCCAGCGCATCCGGGTCGTCGTACTCCAGGACCAACTGGAAGGGGCGCAACGCACCCTGCGCCGTACCGCGCGCGGCGCGGCGCTCCTCCAGGCCCTGGGAGAGGAACTGGAAGATTTCCAGTTCCCACGACGTGTCGATCTTCTGGATGCGGATGGTGCCCTCGCGGGTCTCCCGGCCGGGCTTGTAGCCCTGCTTGGTCGAGCCCGTCAGCGGCACCTCAATGCGGTTGATTTCCACGGCCGCCGTGACCTCAACGACCTCCGCAAGCAGCTTGCCGGCGCGGTAAGCGGCGCCGTACATCCCGCCGATTCTGTAAAGCCCTTCGTTGACCGTCACGGGCATGTCAGCCCTCCTTCCAGTCGTGGCGCTTCACGGGTCCCACGCCTCAGCCGACCACGATGACGGAGTACACCTGCTCGACGGAGCGCAGGAACTTGATCGCGTAGCGCAAGGCCACAAACTCGTCGTCGTCGGAGGGCGGCGGGTCCTGGTCGATCTTCACCGTCCAGCCGGGCTGGAGGACTCCGGCGTCCTCGCGACCCTTCAGCCGCGCCGACATCTCCGCCACCAGGGCCGCCCGCGTCTTGTCGTTGACGCCAAGCTCCCCGATGATCCCCGGCGACTCGGCGAACTCGGTGATTTCGGTCTCCAGGCCCATCATCGTGCGCACGAACTTCGGGTTGCGGAAGATCGCGTACGGGCGGATCACCTCGGTCGTGGTCGAGAAGGTGGTCAGCGCCTTCTCGACGCGCACCGGCGCGTTGAAGTTCGAGTCGCGCGAGAGCACGAGCGTGCCGGCGTTGAACGCCTGGTCCACCTCGGCGCTGGTGGGCGCCACGGTGAGCGTGAGTCCCGCCAGCCGGGCGAAAGTGATCGAGCGGTTCTCGCCCCGGGCAGCGAGGATGCCGGCGATCCGCGGGGCAAGCTGGGAGGTCGACAGCGCCCCCGCATCCTCGGTCTCGTCGGTGACCTGCACGCCGCCGATGTTGACGAACACCGGGTCGTTGAGCGTGGTCGAACGATTGTTGGCCGTGGCCACCGACTCCGCTGCCGCCCCGCCCACGACCACCATGAACCGCTGGCCGGAACTGTTGCGCCCCTGAGCCCACGTCTTCAGCGACGCCAGAATCGAGGAGTCCGTGAGGTCGTAGGGCGCCAGGATGCCGAAGCGCTCGAACTCCAGCGCCGACATCGCCGCCGTCCAGTCGCCGGCAATCAGCGTGGCACCGTCGTTACCACCGGTGAACGCCTGGGCGGTCACGTTGTTCAGCGCCACGCCGCTGATGTTCGAGACGGCGGCGACGTAGCGCGAAAGGTCGGTGATCTTGGCGGCCAGGCCGTCCACATCGGTAGCGGTCTGCGTGTAGCGCTCCACCTCCACCCCATCGAGGTAGAGGATCACGTCCTTCTGAGAAGCGTCGGTGGCGTTCGTCTGCACCGTCACCGTCAGGTCGTTGGCCAGCGCGCCCTCGTACTTGGCCGTCAGGGTCAGCGCAGTGGCCGGCGTGGTGTTCTGGAGGATGCGAGTCGCCTTCGCCGCCGCGGCAGCCCCGAAGCGGTAGACCAGCACAGCGCCAGCGCCGGGGCGACCGGGCAGCCCCTCGCCCTGGAACGCCTGCCGAACCGCCAGGCGACCCGCGGTCTCCGAGGAGCCGAACGTCGCCAGAAACTCGGCGTAGGAGCGCACGAGGGTCGGCGTCTTGAAAGGCCCCCAGTCGTGCACGAGCGGGATCGCGACCACCGAGCCGGTCGCGGGCGGCAGCACGGTCGGCTGGACCGCCTCGAAGTTGACGTAGGCCCCCGGACGGCGCGGCCGAGATGCCTTGGAGAACGTGCCAGGCAAGTCAGATCACCTCGCTGCTAGGCGACCTCGTGGGCGAGAAAACTGTCGATCGCCTCACGAGCCTCGTCGGTGGTCAGGTTGTCCTTGGTGATGCCCGCGTGATCCAGGGCGCCCGCCAGCACGTGGGACGGGTGGCCGAGCAGTGCCGGGGCGTCGTCCAAGAGGCGCCCGACGGGGAACGTCTCCTCGTCGGAGGAGGCGCGGCCCGCCTTCGGCCGCGTCTGAGCCGTCTCGGACTGCTGGTCCTTCTGCTCCTCAGCCACAGAGTCTCCTTCCACTCCAGTCCTGGGTCACGGCTCGGTCGCGAATCGTCGGAAGCCTCCTTGGCAGAGAGGGTACGGCACCCCCAGCGCGCCCCGACATACGGACCTAGACCGTTCCTGCGGCCCTCACGGCCGCCAGTGTCTGGGTTGCCGTGGGCACCCGGCCGCGCCGCCGCCAGGCCAGTCTGATGTCGGCGGTGACAACCACTTTGCGCTCGTCCTCGGGGTCCACCGCAAGCCCGACCGACAGGTCGTTGACGCGGGCAAAATCGTTGGGCCCCCGAACACTCGCCGGACTGCTCAGGGGCATTCCCGCACTGTCATACAGAGGGACCCGCATCGGCGCCCCCACCGTCGCTGTCCCAGCGCTGGGAGGCGCCGCCGTCGAATGTGCCGTACGCGTCCCATCGTCGGTGAACGCCAACGCCGCACCCACCGCCGCCAGCAGGCGCTCGGCACCCGCCGGCCCCCGGTAGATGCGGTAGCCGTCTGCACCACCCAGCGCCGGCCAGGTCAGCGCCACCCCGCCCACGTCAGCGAGCGTGAGTGAGACCGGGCTGGACGCCACCGACTCACCGCCCCCGCGGCGCGTCGCCGTCACCACATAGCGGTAGCTGCCGGCGGCCAGGCTGCCCGCCGTGGCGGTGGCCAGAGGCTGCCCCGGCGCGCCGAGCGTGCCGCCGCCAACCCGAAAGCCCTGGTAGAGCAACTCCTGGACGCGCAGCGCCACCAGCAGCGCCTCCTCCGGGGCGGACTGCTCGACGGGGAACAGGTGTGCCGCAAACGGCGCGAGCACATCGGTGTGCACCGCCGGGCCCGTGAACGCCTGCGGGCCCGCCAGGCCCACCCGGCAAAACGGCCGGCGAAAGGTGCCCTCCTCGATCGCGAGTCGCACCTCCCAGTCGATGAGCACGGCCTCCGCCAGATACTTGGCCAGCGAGCGCAGCACGTCCTCGGCCGTGCGGATCATCCCGGGTACCTCCCCAGTGACCCGGGGAAGTCCACCGCCGAGCGCAGCCGCACACCGACATCTCCGCGCTCCTGCTCCCGGCGCCAGACCTCCAGAACCGGGCGCAAGATCACATCTAGCTGCGCCTCGACCATAGTGGCCGCGATCGCCACCATGTGCGCGCCCGGCGAGCCCGGATGCCAGACCTCCTTGGCGTAGACGACCTCACCACCGACCACGAAGCGCAGGTAGTCGGCGCCGCCGGCCGCCTTGCCTTTGGCGCGGATGAGGTACTTGCGGTGCTGCGGCCCGAACAGGCCGGTGCCGTGCTCGACGTAGGGCGCGTACTCCACGTCGGTCTCCACGCCGCTCTCATAGACCAAACCGCCGCGTGACGTGTAGGCCACCGTCACCGGCTTCTGGCGCCACGACGTACGCAGGTTGCCCGTGTCGATCGGAGTGTTGATGATCGTGAAGTCGACCATGCGATCGCCGCCGTGGCGGGCCATCTGGCGCAGCGCCCGATGCACCGGCTCCGGTGCAAAAAGGTCGGGAAGGTGAACCCGACTGACATACTCGAAGCCCATCAGCCCGTGCCGCCGGCCATCGCGCCCGTCTCGTCAAACGCGTGCTCCTCGACGCGCTTGATCGTGGCCTCCCAGCCGATGACGCGCCGCCGTTTGCGCATGGGTATGGGGTCGCCCTGCGCCTGCCACAGCGCCCGGCCAAGCTGCGGGGAGACCACCTCCAGGCGGTCGCTGGCCGCCAGGTCCACCGTACGGCCCTCGGTGTCGCGCACGCCGAACATCAGCGACGGCTGCTCGACCACCCGCGGGAAGCCCGACTCGGGCTCGCGGCCCTCGCTACGCGAGCGCAGGTCCAGTCGGCAGCGAAACCAGGCGCCCGTCACCGTGGTGAACTGGGTGCGCCCCTCGACCCGCACCGGCGCGGGGGCCCGGCGCAGAATGCGCGCGCGATCGACCAAAACGGCACCCAGCGCCATCTACCACTCCCGGCTCCAGGCGTACATCGGGTCAGACCAGCCCCACGGCGAGACGCAGCCCCAGCCCGACCAGTCCACCTCGCTGACCGCGAAGTCCGGGACCGCCTTGCCGCTCAGCCACGCCCAGTACCACTCGCGCATCTCGTCGGTCATCCCCGCCACCAGCGCCGCGTTGAGCGGCGGCCAGGCCGCGAGCATCTTGGCCTTGGCCGCATCCTCGGGCGAGCGCCGCGTCTCGGAGTAGCTGCCCGCCGAGAAGCTGGAGATGAGGTCGAAGTCCGACAGGCCCTCCAGGTACTCGGGCGTGGACTGCGCCACCGTCATCTCCACCGCCAGGCGGATCGCCAACTCCACCAGCGGCGCCTTCTCGGCAGGGACGGCGCCGTACTCCTTCCAGCCCGTCATGTCCAGGACGAAGCGCGAGGCCGCCGGCAGCAGCAGGGCGTCCAGGGGGTCGGGGTCGGCCTCAGCGTAGCCCTGCTCATCCAGGGGCGACTGACTGATCTGACGGATGCGTTCGGCGGTGATCGGGTCCATCATGGCCTCCTACGACGGAGGCCGGGACAGGAGGGGCGGTCGCTCAGCGTCCCCTGCCCGACCTCCGCGTCCGGGTCGGCACCCGAAGTCCCACGCCTACTCCTTCGGCGCCGTGGTGGTGGTCTTGGCCTGCGTGGTCGTCTTGGTCTCCGTCGAGGCGCTCGCGCCCTCCTCTACCGGGATCACCTGCTTGTAGGTGTAGCCGGCTTCGGTTTCGACCACCGCGATGATGTTCTTACCGCGCACCGCCACATCGAGCACCGTCCCGCCCTCGACCTTGGACTGCACCTTGCTGAGGTCCTCACGCAGTTTTGCGGTCGCCTCCTCGTCCAGGCCCTGGAGCGATGCAGTGCGCAGTTCCGCCGGGTAGGCGGCCCGGTTGGCCTCGATCAGGTTCTCGGCGTTACCCGTCACCCCATACTGGCCACGGAACTCGGCCGCTGCCGCCTGGCTGTCATTTCCACGTGCCATCACGCCACCACTCCCCGATACGTGCCTCTCGGGTCGACCGGAGCGGACCCGAAGTCGAACCTGACCTTGAGGTCGATCGCGTCCAACTCGAACGAGTACGGGTCCGTCCCGGCGCCCAGCGCCGCCCGCACCATCGGGTCCTTGAGCCCGACGAACGGCTCCTCGCGCCCATCGAGGAAGCCGACGGCGAACGCCGGCACGTCGTTGGGGTCGGCGAACATGTACCAGTCGTTGGGGTCCGAGAAGAACGGGTCGCGGACCACGCCGTTGGCCGGCAGGATGCCCGCCAGCGGGTTGACGGTGCCCTTGTCGAACACCGCGGTCCCGGCGCCCGCCGCGCCCGTGTACGTGGCCTGGGTACCCGTGAACTGCGAGTTGAGGATGCGGTTGGCGATCAACTGCATCCGGGCGTTCTTGACGACGAGGACGGCGGGCGTGACATGGATGCGCCGGCCGTCGTCGTCAAGCTGGTCCTCCATCGCACCGACGGCGGTGGCCAGCGAGTCCTCGGCAAGCGCAGAGGTCGTCTGGTTGCCGCGGCCGGTCGAGTACATCGCGGCGCCGTCGGGCGCCGTCGGGTTGGACTCGATCAGCGCGACGATCGTCTCCAGGACGAACAGCCCGGCCGCGTAGCCCATGTCGGCGGGGTTGCGGTTGAGCAGTTCATTCGTGTCGTCGTTGCGGATCGCTTGCCGCGTGATCGAGTACACGCCGCCGTAGGTGTCGATCACCAGAGTGGCGGTCGGGCGCTCGGTCCGCTTCATGCCCGGGTACTCGCCGTGGTCGCCGACGTAGCCGATCCCGCTGAGCCCGTTCAGGCCGCGCAGACGACGCTCGCGGAAGTCCTGGACGTTCTCGACGCGGGTGTAGCGGCGGTACTGCGACTGCGCCCGCGAGTAGCCATGCCACAGGCTCTGCGTCACCGGTCCCATGAGGAACGACGGGAAGTCGGCCTTGGAGTCGGCCTCCTCCAGGCGCAGGTCACGCCATTCCTTGTACGCCTCCAGGAGGCGAATGGGCTTCCCGAACTCCCCGTAGGGTCCGTACATCAGGGGTTCACCTCCTTGAAGGTGGGTCCGGCGGGGCAGCCGCCGCCTGCACAGCGCAGGCCCGTCAGTGAGAACAGGTACGAGCGGCCCATCGCGATCAGAAGCCGTCCTTCAGATCGAGGTCCACCCGCATAAAGCCGGTGGGCGTGCCACGCTGGCCCTCGATTTCGACCACGCGGCCGAACTTGATGTTGCCGCTGGCCGTCTCGGTCAGCGTGTTGTCGGCCGCGACGATGTAGATGGGGTCACCCTTGGCGGCGCCGGTCACGAACGCCACCTGGTGAATGCCCTTGGTGCGGATGTGGAACGCCTCGCCGATGGCGATGGCGTCCTGATCCGCAAGGCCGGCATCCCACGCCGGAGCCTTCTGCTTGATCGCGACACCGACCACTCCATCTTCGGTGCACGGGTCCCCGTGGGTGAGGGCCTTGGTGGCGGTGGCGTAGTAGCCCTGGCCTGGACGTTCGTAAGGCATCTCGTTAGCTCCTTTCGATCAGACCTTGGCCCAGGCCGTCTCGGGGTCGATGCCGGCCTCCTGAAGCAGCGAGGCGGTCAGCGTGCCGTCGTACTTCTTGTCGGCCTCGCCTTCCTGCTCGCCACCAGTGGGCTTCGCCGGGCCCTGCCCCGTCACGCGGGTGGGCCTGGCCTCCATCAGGAGCTTGCGCTGCTCGGCGACCGCCTCGGCGACCGCCTCACGCAGGACCTGCCGGGCGGACTTCGTGACGTTGCCGTCGTCGTCCACCTGGTCGATCACGTCCAGCGCCGGGGTGGGCTGCCCGCCCTCGGTGAGGTCGAAGCGAGAGCGCAGGCTCGCCTTCCAGGAGTCCGGGAGCTTGGCCTCCGCGATGATTCGGTGGGCCTCCTCGCGGAAGTCCCGCAGATCGACCTTGCGATCAGACGCGGCCTCAGCCTCGGCGCGGATGAGGTCGCGCTCCTTGGCCACCGCCGCCTCGACAAGCGCCGGAAGGCGCTCCTCGATTCCATCGTTGACGAGACTGCGGATGACCTCCTGGGTGGCCTCCGACCGGAGAGCCTCCTGGAGCACTTCGGGAGTGACCTCTCCCATGTCGCCTCCTTCATCGGCGTTGTCGTCGGCCTGGAGCGCCTCGCGTAGGTGCGGGCGCTCGCGGTCCAGGTATGCGAGGAACTCCTCGTCCCCCATGTCGGAGAGCAGGTCCTCAGAGTCGCTGTCGTACAACGACTCCATGAGTGACACGACCCGACCGCCCGCGCCAGCCTGCGTCACCCAGTCCACGCTGCCGGTGTCCTCGATGCCCTCGACCAGCCACACCCGCTGACCGTTGTGAGTCGTCGGCTTGACGCCGGTCGCATTGGCACTGATGGACGCCTCGACCAGCCGGGGGTCGTGCTCGATGAGCTTCTTGGCCAGACCGAACGGACGCGCATGGGCGACAATGGCTCCCGCGCCGTAGCCGCGCGCGGGGTCGGCAGGAACGGTCTCGTCCCACCAGGACTCCTCGATCACTCCGCCCACATCGCGCAGGGAGCGCGGCAGGCCGCCGGCCGCGCGACGGGCCTCGGGGGAGAGGTGGTCCACATACATCGGCCAGCCGACGAACTTCTGGGCGTTCTCGCTCAGCATCTCGGCGGTGTAAAGATGGCGTCCGCGTCCCCGGCCAACGCAGGGCCGGATGACGTGGACCAGGACGCGCCCGTCGTCCTGGATGCCGGTCGGTGAGGCAGACGCGCCTTCGTGAAGCTCCAGCACTTCGGCTGGCGCGTCCGCTGTCGCGGTGGCAGTCATTGAGCCGGATGGTAAGCCCAGCCCTGGGCGCGCCCTACATCAGAGTTCAGCCCACTTCATGGCGAAAGGCATACACGTGGGTGCTCCCGCCCGCACGGGAGGTAGAGGCGGCACGAGCGGGAGCCGATCGGACGCTACCGGCGCGCCCGGACTCCGCTACACCACTTCTAGGCTTGCTCGCGCTCCTCGGCCTCGACCTCTCGCAGCCAGCGCTCCTGCTCCGCCCACGCCTCGGCCTCAGCCTCGGCCGCCGCCTCACGCTCGGCGCCGATGCGCTCCCACTCCCTGGCTACCGCCGCGCACACGTCGGGTAGCTCGCCCAGCAGCGTTCTCTCGGCGCCGTGTCGAGCGATCGGCGGAGCGTCGGCCAGCATGGTCTGACGCTGAGCGTGCCGTACCCACACGTCATCGAGTACCCACTCCGCCACCGGCTTGGTCTCCGCCACGATAAACACGAAGCCGACAGTGAGGTCGCCCATGCGCACCACGGCGCCGGTCTCCTCGCCCCAGCCCGGAAATAGCCCGACGCTACGGTCCCCCTCGTCCCAGTCGAAGGTGACCTCGATGTCGCTCATGCCGGCACCGCCTCCTTGATGCCACGCACGTTGGTGACCTCACTCACCTTCGCGTCGGCGCTGTAGCTATCCGTGGTCAGCTTCTTGATGGTGGCCGACCCGGTGTAGGTCTTGCCGGCCTCCAGTTCGCGGCCCGCCCACCAGAGGATCAGGTTGCCCTCGGGCGTGTAGCCCTTGGTCAGGAACCGCGTCCCGTAGTGGCCCTCGAAAGGCTTGACGAAGGTGACCGTGAAGGTCAGCGCCTTGATGCGCTCCTTGACCGCGCCGATCCACTCGGAGCCCGCCGCCTTCTCGGCGAGCAGCGCCTTCTCACGCTCGCGACGCAGCGCCATGACCGCGTAGGCCACAAACCCGTCGCCCTTCTCGGGCAGGTAATCCGAGCGGCAGTAGGTGACCAGGTTGTGCTGGAACTCATCGAGTTCCTCGCGCTCCCCGAGGTCCTCGCGGACCCACTCCAGCGCCTCGGCAGCCTCGGCCCACTCGGTGTCGGTGACCTCCACGAACAGAGACTCGCCGCGCCGCCCGCTCTTGCCGTAGTTGGCAATGTTGCTGTGCGCCCAATCGGCGGTGCCCTGCTGGCGCACCGACTCACCGCTGTACTCATCGCGCGCCCAGCGCGCCCGCCAGCCGCTCTCGCGCATGACCGCTGCGACGTGCGCCAGGTAGAACGTGGTGCCGATCGCGACCCGGCCACCGCCGAACTCCACGTCCCCGAAGCCGTCTTCGCCGGCCGTGAGGTCGTGATCGAGCGCCGCGAGCCACTCGGCCCACGCGGCGACCCTCTCGGGCGAGTTGGCACCGGTGTAGTCGCGCAGGCAGGTCGAGCCGACCTGGCGGATCGCGCCGCCCTCGACCTCGTAGAGGAGGTAGGTCTGGAGGCGCTGGCGGACGTAGCCGCAGTGGTCGCACTTGTTCTCGACGTGGCGGTAGGCGGCGAGGTCGGCGGCGTCGATCGCCTCGATGGCCTCCGCGCTCAGCGCGTGGTGGCGCAGCGCGGGAACGCGGCGAATGCCAACCGCCTCATCCTCGTGACCCTGCGAAGCGGTGTGGTCCAGCGTCGCCATGAAGACGAAGCCGGGGACCATCGGCGTCTCGCCCGCGAGGATGACGTAGACATAGGTGACGACCTCCTCGCGGTGGGTGGCCTCGACCCCGTAGATGTCGATGACCTCCTGGTCGAGCGTGCGGGGAACCTTGCGGACAACCTCCTCGCGCTCGTCGGTCACCGTGAGGGTGATCGCGCCGGTGCCGAGCTTGGCGGCCTTCTTGTTGAGCCTGGCGATGCGCTCCTCAAGCTCGGCGAGCTTCACCGTGACAACGCGGTAGACCTTCCCCCCGATCGCCTCGTGCAAGCCAACAACCTCACGACCCAGGGCCTCGGCGCGCTCGCGTGCGGCCACCACATCGGGGTGGGCGTTCGCGTCGGTGCGCTCGCGCGCACCGGGCTCCAGCGCGTACCAGACCGCCTCAAACGCCGCACCCACATCGTGGCGTGCGCGGAGGAGCGCTTCCTGGCGCTCATAGACGGCCTTGGCGGTCATGCCTCTCCTTGGTCGGGATCGCGACACTGCGTCGCACCAGGAGTATAGCGCACATCGTGAGCACATCCAACCCCCGCTGGGCTCACGTTGTGATCCCGTCCTAGACTCGGGTGGGTGATGGCGTCCGGCGGACGAGGCGAGGTCGTCCACCTCTACCGCGCGGCGGTACGAGCCCTGGCCGCCGCCGAAGCTGCCCTGAATGCGCTGGCAGAAGCCGTCGGCCGCCGTCCCGGACGGCTCGGCCCGATCAAGGTGCTGGCCTACGCCAGCGTCATCGAAGTCCGCGACGCCATCCACGCCGCGGCAGCAGCGCTACGGCGCCACGGGCCACTCTACGGCGACCGAGACCGCACCCCGAAGAACTAGCCCACGTCGGCGAGGACGATCACGTCGAGGTAGCCGTCGCTGGGGAAGGTCTGCGGACCCGTCGGCATCACGACCTCCCACTCCGCCTTGAACGGCCCCGCGACCTCCACGTCCTCGGACTCCCAGTCATAGGCCACCTTGCCCGGGTCGGACACGATGCGAGCCGCCTTCTTGAACGTCGGCCCCTCCTGTCCGACCACCGCCGGGCGCATCGCGAAGCTCACCACCGTGCCCTGCGGCAACGGCACCGGCTTGCCGTCGGCGTCATACAGCGTGGCCCGGATCGGCGTCGCGGTGTCGTTCGCCTTCAGGACGTAGGGCCCTGGCACGTCTCAGATCGTAGCCCCTGCTCACAGCGCGCCCAGCACGTAGTTGTCCATGCTGGCAGAGGTGCGCATCCGCTCCAGCACCGCGTGCAGCGGCGGCCGGAAGACCATCGCGACCTGTGCGGCCATCTCGCCACCCGCCAGGGCGGTCACCTGCCCGCCGCCCAGGCGCACAACCAGCCCAGCGCCCGCGCCGCCACCCACGGGCGATGCCTCGGCGCCGCCACCGCGAACCGGGTACAGCACGGCCCGCGCCCCGCCGCTGCGACCGGCCTGGGCCCCCCCGCCGTCGCGCCACTCGATCGCCCGGCGCTCCCCCCCCGCACTCCCACCCGCAGTGGCACCGCCCGCTCGTCCGAGGGCCACGAGGCGGTCTCCGCCAGCCGTCGTAGTGGCACGAGCGCCAGCCCTGCGATCGAAGGCCGGGTGGCTAGCGCCAACAGCGTCCGCAATGACGCTCGCGCCACCGCTCGAAGCCCGCACCGTGTGGGCGGCGCCGCCGGTTGCGCCTGCCACCATCGCGCCACCCGTCTTGCCGAGGGGGAGACCGCGATCCCCGCCACCCTGCGCCGCGACACTGGCCCCGCCGACCACGGTGCGCTCCAGAATGCGCTCAGCGCCCGCAACACACGGCGCCACGCCTCCGCCTCCTCTCTCCGCCAGTGGGCGCCGGTCATCGCCGGCCGCGCAGGTCGCCCGGCCGCCGCCCTCGGCATCGAGGAACAGGGCCCCGTCCGTATCCGCCCCGGCGGGCCGCAGGATCGCGTCGCTCTTGGCGCCCAAGGGTGGGACCAGCGCGTCCGCACCCGGACGCAGGTACACGTCGACGGCCATGGCTACGGCGGAGGTCCGCTCACGAGCGTCTCCTCCACCGCGATGTCACGCGCAGTGGTCCCAAACCGATCCGGCGACCCCAGCTTGTCGGCCCTTACCCAATAGGTCACGGGCTCGGAGGTCAGCGCCACCGACCAGGCGCCGCTGGCGTCGGAGACGATCTGGCCCACCTTCACATCGGTGTCGGAGCGAAAGATGCGCACGTCGGCAGTCGGCAGCACCGCTCCCGTGGCGGCGCGCGAGAAGCCCGAGAGGCCGTACGTGTACAGCCGCCCATCGCCGCCCGCCGTGCTGCCCACCAGGCCGCCGTCGTCACGGCGGGCGAGCACCCGGCGCACACTGCCGCTGGAGAGGTGATCCGCCAGCGCCCCGCCTGCCTTGGCTACGGCCGGGTGCTTTTCGGCTCCCGGCGCCGCAACGACCAAAGCGCCCCCGGGCCTCCCGAGGGCCGGGTGCTTTGCCCCGCCGGACACCATGACCACCAGCGCCCCGCCCGCCCCGGAGACCAGCAGGGTCTTCTGGCCGCCGCCGCTCCCCGTCGCCACCGCCCCCGCTGGCTTGCTGACGGCGGGGTGCTTTACGGCGCCAGACGCTCCAAAGGCAATGCCACCTCCCGCCCCCGCAAGCAGAAGCGTTCTGGTGCCGCCAGCCTGCCCGGCCGCCTGCCCCCCGCCCGAGCGAGCAACCAGAGTCGCACGCGTTGCGCCAGCGGCAGCCGGTGCGAGCGCGCCGCCCGCCTTGCTGGCGAAGATGGTGCGAGCGCCGCCCGCCAGGCCCGTGGCGCCGGCCCCCCCGGACCTGGAGATGGCCGGGTGCTTGACGCCACCGCCGCTCGCCGCGCACAGCGCGCCGTCTGCACTGGCACGCACAACGTGCTTTACGCCACCGCCCTGCCCGGCGGCTGCCCCACCGTGCAGCACCGACTGAGGGGTGGCCGGCTTGCTCAGGGTGATGCCCTTGTACGGCGGCCCCGGATTGCCGGCCGAGGCCGGTGCGCTCGCCCCCGCAGAGACGCGGGTCAGCAGCACCGTCCGGCCGACAGCCGGCGACCCGCCGTCGCCGCGGCCCCGGGCGCCGCCGTCCTTGTCGACGTAGGCGATCCACTCCACCTGCGCGCCGATGTAGTCAACGGAGCAGGTGGCCTGGTTCAGCGCCCCGGTGGGAAGGTGCACGTCGATGGCGACCGTGAACTGCCCATCGGCGAGTTCGGCACGGGTGAACGTGGTCTGCGGACTGGCCTGCGTCCCGCCCGTGTTCCACGTACGAATCTGGTCCGAGTTCGTGTTGTCGGCCTGCGTGAACGACGTGGACAACTGGTCGGTGCCGTCGGGGCTATGGCCCCGGAGGTTCACCGTCGCCACGTTGGCGGTGAGGTTGTCGGTCACGGAGATGCTGACCCGCATCTCCATCGTGACCTTGATGATCGTGGCGTTGGCGACGATCGGGCCGCCGTCCTCGCTCAGTAGCTTGAAGGTTTGCCCCTTCAGCGTCTCCGAGTTCAGCGCCGTAGAGGTGATCGTGACCGCCGCGTCCGCGCCGTCGTCGGCGAACACGTTGCCGATGTTCGTCCAGTTGACGCTCAGCCCGGTGTCGGGCGACGCCGACGTGGTGGCGAACTTGAGCCCGGTTACCTGCGACACGAGCTAGCCGTCCAGCTTGCGCGCCCGCGGGCTGTCCTCACATGGGACCGCCATGACGTAGGACAATGGATTCCGGGACGACGCGGATTTCACCGAGGTCCTCGCTCTCGGGGGGCCACCCCATTGTGCCCCAGTCCACGGGCACGTTCGCCTCGCAATCTGACGCTAGCCGTACTCCTCCAGCGACCTTCCGCGGGCAGCGCCCACAACGACCGTCGTGGCGTCCTGCACGTCCGCGTCGGCGTCCCCGTCCTCGACGCGCAGAGTGCCGCCAGGCTCGACGGTGGCCGCGTACTCCTCACGCATCGGGCGCGCATCCATCGGCAGTTCGAGGACAGCATAGGCGCGCACGGACACGAGCAGGACAACGGTGGCGGTCGGCTCTACGGTCACGCTCGTGCGGTCACCAACAAACCGCACCCGGTAGGGCTGGACGAGCCCAGCGAGCAGGGCGAGCAGGGCCGTGACCTCGCCGCCGCGTCCGCCGAAAGCGCCACCGCCAGGGCGGACGATGAGCAGGGTGAGCCGCCCGCCGACTGTCGCGCTGGTACGCGCGCCACCGGCCAGGCGCTGTTCCCCCCTCGCGCCGCCGGCCACCGCACTCGCTCGCGCGCCGCCGCCAAGCGTGACCAGCCCCTCGCGCGTCGTCGTGGTGGTCAGGCTCAGCGTGGCGCCGCCCGAGCGGGCAACGACCACCGAGCGGACCCCGCTGGTGGCCAGCGCGTTCAGGGCCCCGCCGACGGCGACGCGCAACAGGTAGCGCACTCCATGCGCCTGCGCCCGCACGCTGGCGCCGCCCGTCTTGAGCGCGCCGACCGTGCGGTCACCGGCGCCGCTGGCCACGGCCCGCGCCCCGCCGGTGCGGACAAGCACACCAAGACGAGCGCCACCCGCCCGCGCGCCGGCCATCGCACCAGCCGCCTTGAGGACGACCGTTGTGCGGACGCCCAGAGCCGTCGCCGCCCCCAGGCTGCCAGCGGCCTTGCTGATCGCCGTACTCCTGATGCCAACCGCGACGGCAGTGACCGCCGCGCCTCCGTTGCGCACCAGAACACGGAATGCGCTGCCCGCCCCCTGCGCCAGCACGGCGCCGCCGCCCCGCAGCGAGAAGACAGCGACGCGCTGACCGCCGGCACTCGCACCCAACGCCCCGCCGCCGTCCTTGGCGCCCGGGACCATGCGAGACCCGCCGCCCTGACCGGAGGTCCGGCCACCACCATCCTTGGTCACCAGCAGCGTGCGGACGCCGCCACCGAAGGTCGGGTACATCGAGCCACCCAGCCCGAGCTTGGTGACCTGGACCCGGCGCCCGCCGGAGCCGGCGCCCGCCGCCACCGCGCCTGCCGTCCGGGTCACGATCGGACGCTTGACGCCGCCGGCCTGGGCACCGCCCGTGTACGTCTGGCCGAAGATGAGCAACTGCCATGCCAGGTGGCCGGTCGCTCCGCCGCCGGCCTTGTCGACCGTCCCCGTGCGCTGGCCGGCGGCCCTGGCACTAACGGCAGCGCCGCCCACCGCCGTGCGCACGAGCGTCTTGATGCCCCCGGCCCGCGCTACCGGCCGGGACACCTCATGCTGACCGCGGCGCCAGGCGACGTGCTTATCGCCGCCCGAGATGCCAACGGCACTCGCCCCGCCCGAGGTACCAACGCGCAGAGTGAGGCTTCCGCCACCCTCGCCCGCAGCCTGCGCACCCCCCGTGCGCCTACTATCCCGAGTCGCCGTGCCTCCGCCAACGCCCGACGCCGCGGCACCGCCCAGCTTGACCGCCGGGACAACGCGCACCCCTCCACTCGCCGCGACAGCTAGGCCACCGGCGCCCTTGGAGGCCAGTGCGGTGCGCGACCCGAACGCCGAAGCCACGGCCGCGGAGCCGCCCGCCTGGGAGAGCAAAACGCTCGTGCTGGCGCCCAACACCGCGCCCGCGGTCGCGCCCCCAGCCTTGAGGGCCTCCGCTCGCCTGACGCCACCGGCCGCCGCCGCCGTCACGCCGCCGCCGGCCTTCGACAGGGGCTCGGTTCTGTCTCCCGCCCCCACGCCCGCGGCAACGCCTCCTGCGCCCTTCGTGACGAGCGCGCTGCGCGTGCCGTCCGTCACGCCCGCTGCGAGTGCGCCGCCCGCCTTGGCGGCCAGCACCGTGCGCACCCCGCCGCCCGTACCCTCATTCGGGCTCGGGGCCGCCACCGCCGTGCGCGCCAACTGGATGCCAGCCCAACGGACCTCGCCGCCCGGCTGGTCGCCGGACCCGTAGAAGCGAATGAAGAACGCGTCCGCGTCCGTCGGCACCGTGTAGGTCGCCCACACGCGCTCCCACGTATCCACCAGCGCCGGCCGCGGTAGGTGGTTCCTGACGTAGCCGCTGGGGACATGCCACCACACCTGGGCCACGCCGCGCCCGTTGCCGGGCCCGACCGGCTGGGCAAAAGCCGCGGCGTTCAGGCGCATCCAGACCGCGAGCGTCACCGTATCGCCCGGCTGAACGCCGAAGAACATCGTCACGACGCCGTTGCCGTCAAGCGGCTGGCGGTAGGGATCAGAACTCACCGCAGAGGGCACATCGGCAGCCACCAGTGCCCACCCCGACGGCGACGAGGAGTCCGGCACGGCGCTCCAGTACGGGGCGACCACTCCCGACCCGGCGCCACTCGTACGCGGCTGCGGGTCAGAGACCGCGCTGATATAGCTCAGCGGCGACTGCGCCTTGACCACCGCGAGGTACTTGGCGCCCCCAGGCGCTGCGACCGCCCGCCCGCCGCCCGACCTGGTGGCGAGGGCGGTCCGGGAGCCGGCACTCGTACCGGACGCAACGGCCCCACCCGCCTTGCCGACCAAAACGGTACGCACTGCGCCGCCGGCCCCCGAGCCCACCGCACCGGCCAGCCGAGTGCTAATCGCGGCCCTGCGGCCACCCGCAACCATCCCCCCCACCACCACACTGCCCGCTAGGTCAAGCAGAAGCCCGGAAGGCACCGCGTAGTAGCCGACGAGGCCCCCGCCGGCCTTGATGACCAGGGCGCTCTTGTCGCCAGTGGCAACCCCGCTGGCACTGCCGCCGCCCGTCCTGGCAACCGGCTCGGTGCGCGTACCCCCGACATTCGCAGTCCCGCTCGCGCCGCCCAGCTTGGTGACCAGGACCGACCGGCCGATCCCGAGAACCGTCGTTGACCGCGACGCCGAGGCGTGCGGGGTGCCAAGCCATGCTGCGCCCGCCGTGTCGCCGTCGAAATACGCCGGCAGGGCCTCGGTCAGCGCCATGAGCGCCGCGTCGTAACGCAGCGCGAACGCGGTTCCCAGGGGCAGAGCGTTCGTGACGAACTGGACGGCAACCTGGCGCGCGTTGGCCGGCGCGACCATCGTGCCCGTTAGCTCGTACCACGTGTCGACGGCCGGGTTGCTGCGCGCCTGGAGGGTGGTCTCGGTGAGGTATCCGCCAGCGGCGTTGCTGTAGCGAACCCCGATGGTCAGCGAGTTGAGCCCCGTGACCGCGGACGGCACCTTGACCCAGCCGCGCACCGCGACCCGCTGACCGGGTGCCACGTCGCTGTAGGCACTGTAGAGGTAGATGCCCCACTGGCTGCCGGAGGTGCCCGCCTGCTCAAAGGCGGCGGTGCCCACCACACTGTCGGTCGTGATCCGGGTCAGCGTGGAGCTACCGCCCGCGCCGCCCGGAGAGCGCGTCCATCCCACGGTGTCCGTCTCGGCGCTCGGGTTGATGAGCAGGTTGATCGGCTGCCCGCCGAGCGCCACCACGCCGCCGCCCGAACGACCGAGCAGAATCGCCCAGGTGCCGCCCGCGGCGGCTGCTATGGCGGCGCCGCCCGACTGCACCTTGACGCCGCCGGGGGCGCCAACGGCGATGGCACCGCCGTCCTTGGTGACCAGCAGATACTTGTTCCCGGCGGCGTCACCCACCGCACTGGCACCGCCGGGCTTGGTGACCAGCGCCGTGCGAGTGCCCCCCGCCTGACTACCAGCACTTGCCCCCGCCGGCTTCGTGATAGCCGGGTGCTTGTCGGCGCCCGGCGCTGCCGTCGCCTGGCCGCCCCCAGTCTTGATGCCCAGCAATGTGTGAACGCCGCCGGCAACGGCGGTGGAAGCGCCCCCTCCTGCCTCCGCGATCAAGACCGTGCGCGTGCCGCCGCCCGCTCCCGATGCCAGCGCCCCGGCCGGCTTGGTGGCCGCTAGATGCTTGTCACCCCCGGCAGTCGTCGTAGTGGCCGCGCCACCGGACCTGGAAGCCGCTGGGTGCTTCCCCCCGCCACCAACAAGCGACGCCAGCGCCCCGTTGGCCTTGATTGCCACCGGGTGCTTGTCGGCCCCCGGCCCAGCGGCAGCGCTTGCCCCGCCGACCTTCGTGACAAGCACGGTGCGGACGCCACCAGGGACAGCAAGCGCAAACCCGCCGCCCGGCTTAGAAACCGGCTCGGTGCGTGTGCCGCCACCAGCCAGGCCAGCGGCGGCGCCCGCCGACTTGGTGACCAGAGCGGTGCGAGTGCCCGCCCCCGACGCGACCCCTGTCCCGCCAGCCGATTTCGCAACGGCCGGGTGCCCGACCCCCCCAGCGAGAGCCACACCCGCCGCACCGCCGGCCTTGGCGACGGCGGGGTGCTTGATTCCCCCAGGCGCCGCGACACCAACTGCCCCCGAGGGCTTGGTCACCAGCGCGCTGCGAACACCGCCTGCGCTACCGGTTGCGATGCCACCGCCAGCCCTGGAGACCGGCTGGGTACGTGTGCCTCCGCCGCTTGCGCCCCCGGTGCCCCCGGCCGACTTGGTGACCAGGACGGTGCGCGCACCAAAGCTCGACGCGCCCGCCACGGCACCGGCGGCCCTGGTGACAGCCGGATGCTTGATGCCACCGGCGCTCGCACTCGTCGTCGCACCATTGGACTTCGCGACCGCCGGATGTTTGACGGCGCCCGGCGCTCCGAAGGCAACGGCGCCTCCGGCTTTCGCGAGCAAAAGCGTTCTGATCGCACCGGCCTGCTCGACCGCCTGGCCACCACCCGAGCGAGCGATCAGGGCCGTACGCGTTGCGCCGGCCAGCCCAGTCGTCAGCGCGCCCGCCGACTTGGCGACCAGGCTCGTGCGTGTACCAGTAGCGCTGGCGCCCGCAGCGCCTCCTCCCGTGCGGATGGGCAGCAGAACGCTGCGCACCCCGCTGCCGCTCGCTGCGGCCGTCGCGCCGTTGGCCTTGAAGACCGCGGGGCGTTTGACGCCGCCGGAGGTGCCAACGGCGATGGCACCGCCCGGCTTGCTGGCCAGGTCAGTCCGTGCTCCGCCGCCAGCCCCGGCCTGAGTACCGCCGCCGGGCTTGGTGACCAGCGCCGTGCGAGTGCCAGCAGCACTGGCCACCCCAAGGCCGCCGCCGGACCGAGAGACCAGCAGAGTCCGGGTGCCCGCTCCGGCCCCCGACGCCTGGCCGCCGCCGGGCTTGCCGACCAGGAGGGTGCGGGGGCCGGCCGCAGACGCCGATGCCACCGCCCCGGCGGACTTCGTGATCGCCGGGTGCTTGACGGCGCCGGCCACCGCCATCGCCTGCGCGCCGCCAGCCTTGCCGACAGCCGGGTGCTTGATACCGCCGGCCGCCGTCGCCGCGAGCGCCACCGCCGCGTCCTTGCGGACCGCCGGGTGCTTGACAGCGCCAGGAGCCGCGGTGCCCACAACGCCGCCAGCTTTGGTCACCAGCGCGGTGCGCGTACCCCCCGTAACCGCCACGCCCTGGCCGCCGCCCGCCCGGCCGACCGGCTCGGTGCGAGCCCCGCCCGCAGAGGCCAGCGCGCTGGCGCCCGCCGACTTGGTGACCAGGATCGTGCGAGTACCCGCTGCGCTCGTGACACCCGACGCCCCGCTGGCCTTGCCGAGCGCGACGTGCTTGACGCCACCATGCCCGCCCGCCGCCGTGGCGCCCGCCGCCTTGGTGACAAGAACGGTGCGTGTACCCAGCACCGAGCCGGCAGCCGCCGCGCCGCCGGGCTTGGTCACCAGGGCCGTCTTGGACCCGCCGGCAGTGGCCGCCGCAGCCCCCCCGGCCGGCTTGGAGACCAGGGTGGTGCGCGTACCGACGGCACTCGACACCATGATCGCGCCGGAGGACTTACCGACCGCCGGGTGCTTGACCGCGCCGCCCGCGCTGGAGCCGCTGGCGCCCGCGCCCTTGCTCACCGCTGGGTGCTTGACGCCACCGTGGCCCGCCACGCCGCTGACGCCGCCGGCCTTCGAGACCAGCACCGACCGCGTGCCGCCACCGACACCAGCGGCTTGCCCGCCGCCCGGCTTGGTCGCCAAGTCGGTGCGCGTGCCGCCGCCGACTGCACCGGCGTTGGCACCCGCCAACCTGGTGATCGCCGGATGCTTGACGCCCCCCCCGACAGTGGCTCCCTGCGCCCCATTGGCCTTGTAGGGCAACAGAACGTGCTTGACGCCGCCCGGGTTGGCCGTCCCCAGCGCGCCGCCAGCCTTCGTCGCCAAGATGGTGCGAGTGCCGCCGCCGGCCCCCTCGTTGGGGGCCATCACCGTTGCGCTGCGCGCAAGCTGGATGCCCGCCCAGCGGACCTCGCCGCCAGCCCGGTCGCTGGACCCGTAGAAGCGCAGGAAGAAGGCGTCGGCGTTGGCCGGCACCGCATAGGTGGCGCGCACACGCTCCCATGTGTCCGCCGTCGCAGGCCGCGGCAGGCTGTTGACGAAATAGCCGCTGGAGGTGTGCCACCAGACCTGGGCCACCCCGCGGCCGTTGCCGACGTTGGCCGCCTGCGCCATCGCCGCAGCGTTCATGCGCATCCAGACGCTGAGCGTCACGGTATCCCCGGCCTGCACGCCGAAGTACATGACGAGCGCGCCGGGGCTATCGGAGGGCTGGTGGTAGGGGTCGTTGTTCACCGCCGCCGGTACGTCCGCGGCGACCAGGGCCCAGCCCGACGGCGAGGCCGAATCCTCAACAGCACTCCAGTACGCGGCGACAGCCCCAGCGCCGACGCCGCTTCCCCGCGGCTGCGGATCGGCCTCCGCACTGATGAACGTCAACGGCGACGCCCGCTTGGTGAGCAGCACCGTGCGAGTGCCGCCACCAACGCCCACGCCCTGGCCGCCGCCCGGCTTGGTAGCCAAGCTCTTGCGCGTTCCGTTCGCAGAGGCCGCCGCGCTCGCGCCGTTGGCCTTGGAGACCGCGGGGTGCTTGACGGCGCCACCGCTCGCGGTGCCCTGCGCCCCCCCGGCCTCGTAGGGCAACAGCACGTGCCTGACGCCGCCCCCGACACCGCTGGCCACGGCGCCGCCCGACTTGCCGACCAGGACGGTCTTAGTGCCAGCGCCCGGATCACTGACGTATGCCTTGAGGTCAGCCCCCTGGGTCTCCTGGCCCGCATCGACATAGAACGTGGCCGCGAAGGTGTCCGAGTTGACGATCTTGAGGGTCAGCAGAGCAGTGCTCGCACCCATCGCCGGGGTGACCATGCTCACCCGCGTCCAGCCAGTCGTCAGCGTGAAGTGCGAGCCCGTGTTCTCGCGCAGGAATCCACCATTGAGCAGCCCCTCGCGCGCACGGATGTGGACCCGTTCGCCGCCCACCTCGCCGCGCACAAACACCGACAGGCTCAGCACATCGCCCGGCGCAACCTGGTGAAACGGGATGAACGCCCCGCCATCCACATAGCCGGGGGCGGCCACAGAAAGCAGCCACGCCCCGTCGTAGGCAGCGCCCGAGATGCGGGTGACCGTGGCGACCCCGTTGATCGTCCAGCCGGTGTTGCCCTGCTCAAGCGACCCGTTGCGCAGCAGGTCCGTTGGGCCCGGCCCGGCTTGCGAGACCCCGCCGCCCGACCGGGTGGCCAGCGCCGTCTTGGCCCCCCCACCGCTTGCCGCGCCCGCCGCGCCGGCCGGCTTGGTGACCAGCGGCTTCTTCGTGCCGCCAGCGCTGCCGGTCGCGATCGCGCCCCCGGACGCATAGGGCAACAGAACGTGCTTGATGCCGCCCCCCACACCGGCGGCGGGCGCCCCCTCGGCCTTGAGGACGACCGGATGCTTGACGCCACCGGGGGTGCCCGTCGCGCTCGCACCGCCCGCCTTGGCGGTCAGGACATCCTTGTCGCCGCTGGCGATACCGCGACCCGAGGCGCCGCCCGGCTTGGTCACCAGGACGGTGCGCGTACCCGCCGCGGTCCCACCGCCCGCGGCGCCCGCCGGCTTGGTCACCGCCGGATGCTTGACGCCACCGCCACTCGCCGCGCCCTGCGCGCCGCCGCTCTTGGCAACGGCCGGGTGCTTGATTCCACCAGGAGTGCCGACCGCAGTCGCGCCCCCGGCCTTCGTAACCAGAATGTCCTTGTCGCCACCGGCCGCCCCCCGGGCGCTTCCCCCGCCCGCCCTGGAGACCGGCTCCGTTCGAGTGCCACCGCCGCTCCCGCCCGCCGCCGCACCACCGGGCTTGGTGACCAGGATCGACCGGCCGATTCCCGGAATCACCGTGAGCTTCGAGGTGGACGCGTGCGCCGTGCCCGTCCAGCCCGCCAGCGCCGAGTCCCCGTCGAAGTAGGCGGGTACCGTGGCGCCCATGACCATCAGCAGCGCGTCGTAGACCAGGGTGAACGAGGTGCCCAGCCCCAGCGAGTTCGTGTTGACCTGGATCGACGCCCGGTACGCCCCCGCCGGCACGACCATGCTGCCGCTCAGCGCGTACCACGTATCGGCCACCGGGTTGCTAACGGAACCGACCGTGTTCTCCGAGAGGTAGGCGCCCGCCGTGTTGTAGAAGCGCACCCCGACACGAAGCAGGTTCGTGAACGCCGCGCCCACCATCTTCACGGAGGCCCGCACCGCAATCGACTGGCCGGGGGACACAAAGGGCTCTGTGCCGGCGGCCTCGTAGAAGTAGATGCCGTAGCTGCTGCCAGACGTGCCCGCCTGCTGGGCCGCAGCCGCACCAACCACCGAGTCGGTCGTGATCCGGGTCAGGGTGGCGCTACCGCCCACCCCACCCGGGTTGATGGCCCAGGCGGTGGTGTTGGTCTCCAGGCTCGGGTTGGTGAGCAGGTTGATGAGCGCCCCGCCCAGCGGGATCACCCCACCGCCGCTCTTGGAGCCCAGCGTCGAGCGTGCGCCTCCACCGATGCAGCCGCCCGCCGCCCCGCTCGCCTTCGAGATGGCGGGATGCTTGACGGCACCCGAAGCGCCCGCCGCCGTCGCTCCGCCGCCCTTGGTGACCAAGATGGTCCTGACGCCACCAGGCGCCGCGCCCGCCAGCCCAAAGCGAATCGTGTCTAGGTAGAAATCGAACGCGCTGGCCTCACCGCCGGGAACGAGCGCACAAAACGCCGCATTCGCCGGGGCAGTGACCTGCGCCTGCTGACGAAAGGCCCCCGTCAGCGTCGAGGAGAGCACCGAGTTCTGGGTGAGGTACGTGCCCGCCGAGTTGAACCACTGGACGTAGATGACCGTCGTCGGGTCGAGCACGTTGCGAGTGGCTGCCAGCGTGTAGCTCGTCCCGGCGATCACCGGCATCCCGGCCGTGCCCCGATCGCTCGTGATGAAGTTGCCAGCCGCCGCGGCGGTCACCCGCATGGAGGCAGCGCCCGTGTCGGCCCAGTCCGTCGCCCGGACAAACGTGATCGTGCCCGATAGGTAGACCGCCCACCCCGCCACGTCCACCTCGAAATCACCGTTGCGCAGCAGGTTCGGACTGGCCTTGCCACCTCCGGCCTTAGTCGCCAGCGGCGCCTTGGTGCCACCGCCCGACGCTGGCCCGGTCCCGCCGCCGGAGGCGGAGCGCAGCACCGTGCGCGTCCCGCCGGCCTGTCCGCTGGCACTCGCTCCGCCGGGCTTCGTGATCGCCGAGTGCTTGTCGCCGCCAGCGACGACCCCGCCGACGAGCGGCGACCCGAACGTCCCGAACAGCCCGCCGCTCAGGGCCCAGTAGCCCGGGTAGGCGCCACCCGACTTGCCGACCAGCAGGTGCTTGAGCCCGCCCGAGACGTTGCCCGTGAACGTGTCGTACGGGCCCAGCCGGTCGATGCCCAGAAGCTCGTAGCCCAGCCGGAACCCATCGCGCCCGACCTGGCCGCCGTTCGAGCGATCTACGAAGGTGGCCACGGGTCCAGTATCCCGGCGCCCCTCGACGCTACGGGATCGCTAACCCCGGATCACAAAAACTCGACCGGGAGCCGGAAATACTCCTGGCCGCCCGCACGCAGCATGTAGATGAACTCCACGCCGTCCGCCGTCTTGACATGGCGCAGCCGCTTGCCCTCCAGTGCCGTCGGCACGGCATACGGCGGCGGCGTCATCGGCTGCAACTCCCCGGTAATCGGGTTGTACATGTACAGGCGAGTTGAGCCGCCGATGTGCACCAAAAAGCGCCCCCGGCCCGGGATGCGCGCGGCAGTGCCGCCGGTCGTCAGCGTCTCGGCGCCCCACGCGGAAGTCAGCGTCGTCCAGGTCTGAAGGCCGATGTGGTAGCGGTAGACGGTGGTGGTGGCCCCGCCACGGAACACCACCAGCGACTGGGGCGACCACACCGGCGTGTGGAAGGCATTGGAGCCCGCGCCCGGCGCGGCCGGCACCGTGGCGAACGTGGTGAACGCGATCGTGGTGGCGAGCACGTCCACGCGATACATGCTCGTGGACCCCACGAACAGGTAGAGGAAGTCCGAGGAGGGCACGATGCGAAACGTGCTGGTGGCATCCGGCGTCGTCGTCCAGTTGCCGGTGCGGTTGTTGCCGGTCACCGCCGCCGCCAGGGTCAGCGTCGTGCCGTCGTTGGAGGCGATGCGCCGCCGCTGCCCGGCGCCCGTGCCGCCGTAGATGACCACATCGTGGTCGCGGTAGGCGTTGGTCGGCCAGCTTGCGCCCGTGAGCACCAGCGTGCTCGCCGTCGCGCTCGATGCCGTCAGCAGCGCCGCCGACGTGGGCCCATCCCCCCCGGGAAGCTCGATCACATACGAGTCGCCCGCCACAGGTGCCGTCCCGAACGCCACCACCGTCAGGTTGTTGGCGTCGGTCACCGCCGTAATGACCCGCTTCTGGCCCGACTGCGCACCGCTGGTCATGCGCAGGTAGGAGCCGATCATCCCGCTGTGAAACTCGACCGGGCCGGTGTCCCCCATCGCCGTCGTCGTGGCCGACGTGAGGGTGCTCGTGGTGGCGCCGCTTGCGGTCAGCGGCGTCGGGTACTGCACGCTCACATCGTCCGTCATCGCGATCGACGCGCCCGTGGTTGCCGCCGCCGGCAACGCCGTGCCAATGGCCGACGACAGCGCAAACGGGTTCGTCGTCAGCCCCAGCAGCGTGATCGCGGTGGTGTTGAGGTTGAAGTACCTCCACACCGTGGTGTTGTTGCCCTCCGCGACGAACAGGACGTTGCGCACCGAGTCGTACTCGATGTCGATGCCCGTGAAGGCGTTGGTCAGCGCGACCAGAAACTGCCAGCCGTTGGACCAGGTGTCGTGGCGCCAAAGCTGCGTCGTGCTCGCGGCAGTGGCCGACCCCGACTGGATCGCCCAGTAGATGTAGCGGGAGCCGTCGTAGGCGTTCGCGCACCCGGGCTGCGACGCCCCCGTCATGTACTGGTTGAGCCAGTGCCATGACGAAAGGTCCGTGCCCTTCTTGAAATTGTAGGTGACGCCCACGGGCTAGTCCCTCTGCCCGTCGATGATCGCCTGACACTCCGCGACGTAGGCCGTCGCGGCAAACGCCCCGGAGCGGTAGTTGTCGGCGGCCGTCACAAGCAGGTCCGCGCGACGCTCCACCGGGTCGGGAACCTGGTCTGGCGGTGGCGGCGGCGGCTCGTCCAGCGACTCGGTGAGGACCGCCTCGTGCGACCGATCGGGCCACCCGTAGCACTCCAGCACATCGTCAGACCAGTTCTGGCCGCACAGTCGGCACACCCTCATGTAAACGTCCACCTATTGCGCTGGACCTGGAAGGTGTGCAACGAGCGCTCCCGCTGCTCCTCGCGGACATCCATCGAACTGCCAGAGCCCGTCGAGTACCACGTCGGCCACGTGTTCGTGTTGCCCCAATACTGGTGAACGGCCATGGCGGCGCCGGACGCGACCACCACCCGCATCTGGTCTTGGGTATCGCGCGCGTACTGGAGCGCCCGCGGTGGATACAGCGACTGGCCCCGGGCGGAAGCCGGGTCGAACACCGGAGCGCCATCCGTGATCCCGTAGACGTTGCCGGTATCCGGCTCGGCCAGAATGATCTGCTGGACGTGCGCACCATCAGGCCGGGTGCGCGTCGCCGTGTTGGACTGCGGTGCGCCGCCGGGCGGGGTAGCGACGGGGAGACTGGAGTCCGCCATCGCCCCTCAGCTTACGGGCGGCCCGGGACGGCGCTACATGCCGACAGGGCTCACACGAGCCGAAGCTGGTCCTGGCGCCGCTCGCCCTCCTTGCGCAAGAACGCCGCCCGGCGCAACATCGACGCCGTAGACCCAGGTCGCTGACCATGCCACCAGGCGATCCGCGCCCGCGCCAGCGCCACGTACTCGGGGTCCTTCTCGATCCCGACGAAGCTGAACCCCTCCAGAAGCGCCGCGATCCCCGTCGTCCCGCTGCCGGCGAACGGGTCCAGTACGAGCCCGCCGGGCGGCGTCACGAGCCGCACAAGCCAGCGCATAAGGTCCACCGGCTTGACGGTCGCCTAACGGGTGGACGTTACGCCGTCCACCCTCGATCACCCCCCCCAGCCCAGCGTTGCGCTCGGCGCTGGACGCCTTGGCCACGTAAAAGAACCTACTCGCGCCGCCGGAGTCGGCGTAACACGACGACATGCCCGGCATTGGAATGATTTGACCCCCGGATGCTCCTGTCGCCCGGCGCGTACTGGGGTCCTGCGAATGTAGCTCCCCCGTCTGCTCGTCCAGCATCCGCACCGGACAGTCGGAGTGGCACTCCCAGTCCTCCATCGCCTCCATGCCGTCGGCGTCGGCATATCCCGGACGCTCATCGCCGACCTCACGCTTACCCATGCCATCGCCGTAAAGCGTCGCCTCGGCCCCGTCGTTCACATACCGAGCCGGAGCGTTGGACTTCACCCGCCGGGTCCCCACCAGACGACAGTCCTCGTGATGAGAGAGCACCACGTTCGCAGGCCAGCGGCCGAGGGCGTCACCGCCACGCGGACCGGGCGTCGCAGCGAAGTTGGTGCTCCCGCGGTCGGTGTAGCGGCGCTGTGCGGACGGCTCTCCTACTCGGCCATGCGGGCCGCAAGTGCAGCGCGCAAGATGCGGTTCTCCGCCTCCAAGCTCGCCAGACGCCGCAGCGTCGTCCGATGCTCCCGCGAGTGGTCCGCCCAGTCCATCACCTGCAAGTTCTCTGGGCAGTTGTCCGTCTTGACCCCGTTGATGTGATGAACCGTCCGCGCCTGTCCCGATACGACAGCCATCTATGTTCAATCCTCCAACGCCGAAGCGAAGCACGTTCGCCGCTACGGTGCCCGCCAGCGGCTTGCGGGCGACGACGATCGGCTCGTGGGCGGGCTTGAGCGCGGTCCCCCAGCCCTGCCAACGCTCGGCGTCGGGGGTGGCGGGGGCTGTAATGTCAAGCGCGTCGTCCTGGTCACGCATTGGGCCGCTGTAGCCCATTCGGTGAACGGGCTTGCTCTGCTGATCTAAGCGGTTGCGCCGCCCGACGACCGCGCGCTCCGCGCCTGCCGCCTTGTCGATCGCCTTGCCCACGTCCAGCGACTTCGGAAACCCCGAGCCGTACATCCACGCGATCGTGTCGCGGACCTCGAACCCGGCATCCTCGATCGCGCACACCAGCCGGTGATAGGTGCGGCTCCCCCCGAACGCGAGCAGATGCCCGCCGGGCTTCAGCACGCGCAGCGCCTCGCGCGCCCACGCCTCATGCCAGTCCTGCATCTTGCGGTTCTCACTCGCGCGGGTGCGCGAGGCGTCGGCTGAGTCGACGGGGTTGTGGTTGCCCCCAGCCTTGTCCATTCGCTCACCAATGTTCCGGCGCTGCCCATCGCCATCGCGGCCGTCGATGGTGTCCCACGCGACGCCCATGAACTTCAAGCCGTAGGGCGGGTCGCACACGATCGAGTCGATGGACTCCGCCGGGAGCCGGCGCATCCACTCGCAGCAGTCGCCCCCCAGGACCGCCCAGCCGTCAAGCAGCGCCCACAGCGAATGACCGAGAAGTCGCTGTGACCGGCGCACTCCGCCATCCTCCCAGCCTGGGCGGACAGCGCTAGCTTGAGGTCATCCGTCGATATGCCAGAAGGCCGCGATACGGATTGTGAAACCGGCCGCATTTACCGTGATGGCCGTTGTATCCGAGAAGTTGGCGTAGAACCAGGTCTTGCCGGTGTTCTGGCCGGTGCTCGCCGACGTGGTGCACACGAAGAACCCGTTGATCGTGGCGTTGTAGGCGCCGGTGGACTCCGCGAAGCTGGTGCCCGGGGAGACCATCGTGGAGCGCATCCCGGAGCCGGAGACGACCGGGGCTGGCCAGGAGGTCTGGAGAGCCGCGGCCGTGGTACCGATGGCGGCGCGCGCGTAGCCGCCGGTGGACGTGAGTTCGACGGGCAGCGCGGTGCCGGTCGTGTACGGCGAGGACGCCGAGCCGGTAAGCGTGGCGTCCGCGGAGGGCACCGTGGAGGCCGTCTGGCTGGAGAACAGGCCCATGTACATCGCGGTGGTCACCGGGAACGAGCCGGTGTTGGACCGCGGCTGGATTTCGATGAGGTACGTCAGCGCCTCGTTGGGGAAGATTTCGGCCAAGGATCAGCCCTCCTGCGCGGGTGGGTTGGGGTTGGCCATCGAGGGCCGGTAGTCCTCGTCGGCGCCGCTGTAGACCTCGAAGTGCCCGGAGCCGTCCTGGATGTCGTCCGGCGCGTCGTCCACCCAGACCACCTTGTCGCCCATCGTGGCGACCTCGAAGCTCTGCTCCGAGCCTCCGATCGTCACAGTCTCGATGCTGTGCTCCACGATCCGGTAGCAGTTCTCCTCCGGGACCCAGGCCAGGGGCGTCACGGACGGGTCAAAGGTCTTGCTCGGCATGAATCACCCTCCGGCTCCGACGACAGTTCGCGTGGGCCTGGTGCTCGCCTCCGACCGGCACCACGACCCCTTCGAGGGGCTGCCCGCACTCGTAGCACGGCCGCGTTGTGCTGATGAGGACCTTCTCGCCGCTGTCCTCGTCGCGCTTGAACACGTCTACGTGGCCGACGATCCGGCCGAGCGTCAGGGCGCTTCCCATAGGCCGGAGGATAAGCGCCCCAGGCTGGGGAGCCCACACGCCGATGCGTAACTACAGCGGGCGTTCGTTCTCGTGAAGAACGGTCTCGGCGGCGTCCAGCAGCCCGAACAGCCGGCGATGCAGCCGGCGGGCCCGGGTGCGGCGCGGACGGGCCTCCGCGTCGCCGCTCGCAACCTCCCAGTCCAGCGCCTCCGCCAGCCGCCGGGCGGCGCTCTCGGCCTCCTGGATGGCCTCGTAGAGTCGGTAAGCCTCGCCCTCGATGAACTCGGGCATCTTCCCGGGATCGACCCGCTCGCCGGGGCTCATCGCAGCAGTTCGGCCACCGCGAAGTCCGCGGTCCGGCCCTCCCGCGCTGTGAGCGCCACATGGGTGACGCCCTCGGCTCGCAGCTTGCGTAGCCACGCCCGGCTGACGCGCTTCTTGAAGCTCGTGCGCACCCAGCCGCGCCCCGGCCGAAACTCGGCAGTGATGATCGGGGCGTCGCTGTCGCCGAAGTAGTCAGAGACCAGCGGGATCGGCTGGGTCGTCCTGCTCATCGCCCCCCCTTTAGAAGGTCGATCGCGCGCTCCGCGGTCAGGTCGCCCTCGTCCCACTCAACGGTGACGAGAACCTCGACGCCCTCGAACGCGATGTCCACGGCGCCGACCGCCCGCACCGTGCCGTCACTGCGCAAGCCCTGCCCCGTGACGACGTAGACCCGCTCGCCGACCTTGAAGTCCTGCGGCTTGTAGCCCATCAGGCCCATGCGATCACCGCCGTGGGAGTCCAGCCGTCGGTGGCGTACACGTGCTTGGCGCCCTTCCTCCTGGCGTACTTCAGCGCCTCGTTCATGCACCACATCCACTTGCCCTCAACCCAGTATTTCCCAAGGGCACCAACCGTCTTCTGCTGCGCCATCACGTCACCTCCTGGTCGGGAACGCGGCCTCGCGACCGCACACAAAGTGTACCAGGTTAGCTCACGATGTGAGCAGCGTTAGGAGGGCGAGACCGACGCTCGCAGCCATCACGAGCCATCGCAGCCCGATCCACGGCAGGCTGAAGTGGAACTCCCGGAAGCCCGGCACCTCCGGGAGTGCCCAGGTGGCGGCGAGGATCACCCCGCCGCCCAGCACGACCCGCGCGAGCAGATCGGCAACGTTGGCCACGGTCAGCGCTATCAGTCCCAATACTGGACCCCGTAGACCGCGGGCTTGCGGCCCTCGGCGCGGGCGATGTACTCGGCGCGGTAGTCGCTGCTGGCGGGAACCTGGATGCCCTGGCTGTGCAGGCACCCGCCGATCGCGTCCGTGCATCCGAGCGTCTCGCAGAGAAGGTCGTGGTCCTCCTGGGTCATGTGGCCGAACTCCTGCGGGATGCCGGTGTCCCTCAGCGCGAGAAGGTCGAAGCCGGTGCTCGCGTCCTTCTCGCCGGTCTTGGCCCTGACGGCAGTGCGCCGCTTCGGCGGAGCGTCAATGCGAATCCAGCCCCAGGCGCTCCCCCGGCCGCCGGTCACGCTCCACGTCTTGCCGGTGCGCCGTTTGAGCGCCGCCCGGATCGCCTTGATCGCCTCGTTACGCGAAATCCCTGCATAGCCGGCCTGCTCCTCGCGGACAGCAATCTCGTCCGTGAAGTCGCGGTCGTGGGTAGCTGGTGACATGTGCGCTTCCTCCTTGGTCGGAAACCAAGGATAGCACACGATGTGAGCTTGCGTGCTACTCGCCCAGGTCCAGCAGAAGCTCGCGAGCTTCGTCGGCGCTGGCTGCCAGACCCGACGCCACCAGCGCCTTGACCTTCGCCCCCCGCGTCAACGGCACCGGCTGCTCAGCGCTGGCACGCAGCGCGCGGCTCCCCAGGGCGCCCGGACCCGGCACCTGGCTGTGAGGAAGCAGCCCACCCAACGACGCCAACTCCCGGCCATGCCTTTGGGCGCGCAGCGCCCGGCGCTCCAAGCGCCGGTCATCGCGTGCCAGGCGCCGCCCGGTGCGCACACGGCTGGCGCGCAAGAGCGCCGCATGAAGCTCGGAATCCAGCTTCTCCATGAACCGGCCGAGCCGGTCGCGCGGATGGAGCCCCTCGAAGTCGCCGGCCCGATGAGCGACCGCCGCCTCCTCCAACGCCTCCAACAACCAGCCGGCCAGGGCCTCCTCGCGCGCGGTCGCGCGGGCGTACGCCTCGGCGTCATGGCGAGCGTGCGCCTCACGGCGCTCGCGGACCGCCTCCTGGAGGCGCCGCGCCTCACGGATGACCCCGGGTGGTAGCTCGGCCATCAGCGTCCGCCCTTCAGCCGGCGCCGAAGCTCCGTCTTGACCGCCTTGGCGGTCGGGCCCTTCCACGAGGTCGCGTTGCTGAGGAAGTAGGCCACGATCGACTCCCCGGGGTCCATGCCGTACCGATCGCGCACGGTGGTCAGCGAGCGCATCGCCTCCAGGTAGGGCTTGGCCGCGAAGTTCACGCCCTTGCCCTGGCTCGACCAGTCGCGCTGGATCATCGCCGCCAGGTCGCTCAGCGGTGCCGCCTTGATCGCAGCGGTATCGACCTCGGGCTTCGCCGCGGCCGGCGCCTCCGCACGCGCCTTGGCGCCCGTCTCCAGCCCCTGCATGTAGCGATCGCGCGCCGCGGGCGACACGCCCTTACGCTCCAGGTCCTTGAGCACGTCGCCGCGCGCGGTCGGCACGCCGCCGTAGTTGACCTTCTGCTCCAGGTGCGCGCTCGCGGGCGTCGGCTTGCGCTCCGCGCGAACACCAGCGATCGACCCCTGCTTCGCAAGTGCCCGCCGCAGCGCCTGGATTGATGCCGTGTCGCCGCGCGACTCGGCGTCCTTGAGTCGCCGCTTGAGGTCCTCATGCTTGGCGTCGCGGGCCGGCCTGTCCACGTCCAGCGTCCCCTGGCCGGGGTGCACGTCAGCGTCGAACGTGATGCCCTCGTCCGACAGCGCCTTCATCGTGGCCTTCGCCGCCGACTGCGGCGTGTCGTGGAAGCTCTGCTCGTGGTTCCAGTGCGCCCGCGTCGGGTTCTTCGTCGGCGGATGCGACACCCAATAGCCCCCGTGGCTGCCCGCCGGAGCCCGCGCCGCCATCGGGTCCATGCGCGGCAAGCCAGCCATCCGCGACGAGAACGTGTCCGCAGCCGGCTTCGTGTCCGCCAGCCGCCCCACCGTCACGTTGCCCGGCAGGTCGATGGAGGAACCCGGGGCGAGCGACCCGATCACATCGCGGAAGCGGCCCTCGCGATCGCGCGGATGTAGCCGCGCCTCCCAACTCAGCCCGTGCAGCGCGCCCACCGCCTCGCGCAGCACCCGCTCGCGAGCCCGAGCGCGCGCGAACTCGTCGCCACCCTTGGCCGCCTTGCGCACCTCGACCGCCTCCTCCAGACGCAGGTGGGCGTCGTAGAGCACCGGCTGAATCAACTGCCCCTGGAGGAAGCCGGCGATCAGGTCCACGTCGGCCTCGGTCTCCAGCCCGGCCTCCACGAGGTCGATCAGGACCTCCTCCAGGAACGCCTCCTCGGCCTTGCCCTTGGGCCCCTTGCGCCACTTGGTGGTCCGGGCTCCAAGGTCCTTGAGAACGGCGCACACCTTCTTGGCGCGCTCCTCACCAAAGCGCTTGGAGTTATCGCGCACGCAGGCGGTGAACGGGTGCGGCTTGCCCATGTAGTGCTTGATGAGGGGGCTGAGCTTCTTCTTGGCCTCGGGTCCGACCTGCTTCCAGTTCGTGCCGGGCTTGCCGCCCCAGGCGTCCTCGTGGAGCGCCTCTCCCTCCTGGAGCAGGTTCGGGTAGCGGCGCTTGACCGCCGCCCTGACCTTGGCCTGCTCGTCGGGGGAGCCGTGCTGCTTGACGCGGGCCAGCGCCGCCTTGGCGTGCCCCTCGTCGTGAATCGGGTACGAGCCCGACTCGGGCGCGCGCTCCGGGAACACGAAGGCCGACTTGGGCAGCGCCTTGCGCGCAGCGGCGGTCAGGGTGGCTTCCTCGATCATCTGTCCCTCCACGAGCTTGTAGTCGTCACGGGGCGCCTTGCCCGACGCCATCTGCCGGGTCTCCGCCTTCAGCCGCGAGCGCAACCGGTTGAGCAGCTTGCGGGTGCGCGGCCCCACCACCCCGTCGGGGTCCAGGCCGTAGTCGTCCTGCATCTTCTTGAGCGCCGCTTCGGTGGCCGAACCGAACTCGCCGTCGGTGCCCTCGTCGCCCAGGTCGTAGCCGAGGTCCTGGAGCATCTGCTGGATCGCCTTGACCTGCTTGCCGGCCCGCTTGCCGCCGTCGCCGCGCCGCAGCGTCCCAGTACCTCGCGTCGAGCGACCCTCGCCGCGGCGTTCGCCGTCCCCGCGCTCACGTTCGCGGCGTAGCGCACGCTGGGTGTCGGGGCCGATCACCCCGTCCACCTTCAGGCCGTGCTCGCGCTGGAAGTCCTCGATCGCGTGGACATCGGTGGGGTCCAACCGCGTCTCCGAGCCGCTGCGCGACCGTCCTGTGGTCCCGCCTCCACTCCCACCCCCGCTCCCGCCGCGCTCGCGCCGCGACTGCGCATCGGCCCGGCCCAGGCGTCGGCTGCCGCCGGCCGCGTCCGCGCGCTCCTGAGCCACGACCTCCTGGCGCGACAAGGGCGGCGGGTTGGTCAGCGCCTCATAGGTGTTGCGGTCCACGATGCCGTTGGCGTTCAGGCCCGCCTGGCGCTGAAAGTGACGTACCGCCTCGGCGGTGACCGGCCCGAACCGGCCGTCCACCACCACGCGCCCGGTGCCGGCCGTGTTGATGCGCCGCTGCACCTCGCGAACCTGGTCGTCGGGCGCCCCCTCCATGCCGGCGCCCTGCTTCACGGCGAACTGGCCGCCGCCCGTGCGCCCCTTGGCAGCCCGGGGATGCAGGCGCTCGAACTCGGCCGCCTGCTGGGGGCTCATGCCGGCGGTCGGATTCGACTTCCCGGTACGGGAGCGGACCGCGGGTCGGCCGCCACGCGCCGCCAGTGCCGCCCCGGCCGAGGCCGGAGCCTCCTCCAGGACCTCCGTCCCGACCGCCGTGCTCACGGCCCCATGGTACGGCCGGCACCAACGCCGGCTACATGGCAGCGCTCAGTTGAAGCGGGCCGCGGCGTACCGCTCGTGAGCGCGCCGCTCCTGCTCGGCCAGCGTCTGCATCCGCTCGCGTAGCACCGGCACCCAGTCATCGTCCAGACAGCGGATGAGCGCCAGGACGGCGGGTGGCAGGTCCGCCTGGCAGGCCATCTGCCGCGACGCCACGTCGCTCAGGTGCGAGCCGCGGTCGAGCAGCCGCCAGGGTGCCCCAATGAGCATCGCCATGCGGGCCATGAACCAGCCCTCGTGCTCCTCGCAGAGGGCGTCGAACATCTCGTCGTCCCACACGCTCCCGGTGGAGTCGCCACCCACGGCCAGCCAGGAGTCGGTGCCCTCCCTGGCGGCAAAGATCAGCCGTACAGCGAACCCCCCGTCGGTGCACGCCTCGCAGTGCGGATCGTCACAACGGGGCGCATCCACCACCCGGAAGTGAACGAGTCCCTTGTAGGACTTCTCGTAGAGCACTTCTGTCATGTCGCTCACGATACGTCAGCCGGCGGATGGCGAGAGACGAAAACCTCGTAGCGCGTCTCGACGGTCGCCTCGGACCTCAGTATCTGCCGGTGCATAGCTTCCGCCAGCGGACCAGTGAGCCGGTAGATCGAGCGCCCGTGGGGATCGTCCACCAGCTTGGCCAGCGTCGAGCCCGCCCCCGCGGCCTTGCGCCCCCACTCCTCCTCGTCCAGCGGCTCGAAGGAGATGAACTCCAGGCCATCCGAGCGCCACCGCCAGCGCATCGTCGCCGTCTCGCCGTCCCAGGTAGTCGCGACCTTCTCGGCCAGTGGCCCCCGCACCGCGACCACCGCGTACTCCTCGGTGCGCTCCAGGACCCGCACCTCGGACTCGGTGTCACCGGTGTCGCGCAGCCGCTCGTTCACGTCGGGCAGCAGGTAGGGCGAGTCGCCCAGCGAGCCTCCCGTGAGCCGGAACGTCAGCCACTCGTGGCCCTCCTCGTCGCGGGCCATCATGGCCGACACGATCGAGGGCACCTCGAATGCCTCGGGCGCGTAGTAGCGCGGCTCGGTGTCGCCCTCCGGCACGTAGCGGACAATCTTGCCCTGGTCCACCATCCAGTCCAGCGCGGTGGCGACCTCCACCTCCAGGCGCTCCATAACCCCGACGCGCACCTCCGGCGGCCCGTCGAGGTCGTCCGGCGCCTCGGGGAAGGTCCGCGCGGTGACCTCGCGGGCCGTCAGGCCCATCCGCAGGTCGGGATCAGCGAGCCCCCCTTTGGCAGCACGTAGTAGCGCCTCCTCTAGTCGCTCGGATCGGCCATATCCCGCCGAGTCAATCACCGGGGAAGGTCCTCTGGCCTGGCGGTGCTGCTCTGCGTTCCGCGGTAGTCGCGCAGCATTCCGATGAACGCGACGGCAGTCTCGCGCTCCATCGCGGGCTTGCCGTCACCCTCGTCCGTCAACAGGAGGTACACCGCAGAGTCGTGCTCGGCGGCCTCGGCGGCCTCCAGCCAGTTCATCGCCATCCGGCGCACCTCGTTCGGCGTCAACTGGCCATGCGGCCTGCCGTCGATGTAGATGTGACAGAACGGCTTGCCCTCGGCGTTGATGCCCGACAGAATCGCGATCCCAGTCTGGCGGCCCGGCATCCCGGGCACGTCGGGCATCACCTCGAACGACACCGGCTCGGGCATTTCCAGGGCATTCGGCTCCTCGGCCACGGGCCCCTCCACTTGGTCGTCGGATGGCGGGAGCGCACGCCGCACCGTCTTGTGCGCGAGAAAGTCGTCGTGCAGCAGGTCCAGCGCATCAAGCATGACAAGGCGCCCCTCGGGGGTTAGCTCGCGAGTCATCATCTCCCTGGCGCTGTGCGTATGCCGGCGCAAAGCCTCCCGATCCTCGGAACGGATCGCCGCGTCACAAGTAGCGCACGCCCCCCAGGCGCTTGAGTAGTCGATCTTCTGCGACGGGCCGTCGGGCAGCCGGAACTCGTGCTCGAACGGCCGGACCCCCCAGTGCGCGACAATGCTGTCCTTGCGCGCACAGAAGTCGCAGTGGTCTCCCGGCTCGGAGTCGGGATTCCCCCGCACCCCGCGTCCCCGCGCACGCAAGGTCACGGGATCACTCACGGGGGAACTCCACGCTGAGGTGCACCGTCACCTTGCTCGCCGGCAGGTCGGCCTGCATCCGCTTGAGCAGGCGAGTGCCCACCCACGTCTCAATCTCACGCAGCAGGTAGTCCAGCGCCTCGCGGCTGACCGTCCGCCCACCCGCGTTGAGGTTGGCGCCGTAGGTGTTGGTGACCTCCAAGGCAATGTCGTTGCCTTCGAGGACCATCATCCGGTTGTAGCGCTCCAACTGCTCAGGGGTGGGCTCAGCCATCGTCATTCCTTGGTCGGGTTCCGCTCAGGGTAGCACACGATGTGCGCTAGGTGTGGTGATCCAGCCAGCGCACGAGCCCCAACAGGCACGCCACCACCAGCCACAGGGCGAGCACCACGCCGAGGATGCCGGGGTGCAGCAGGGTGGCGAACGCCAGGCTCCACACCCACCACGGCTGGGTCAGCCACGCCGGCCGGTGGGCAACCTGCGGCGCCACCCGCATCTCCTCGGTCGGCGCCTCCGACGGCTCGCGCATGTATTCCCGCTCAGAGACCGGCGTCATCCAGGTCCCCCCAGAGCCTGTCGCGGTCCGCGCTCTCGCGGTCCTGGATCGCCTGGAAGGCGTCGGCGTCGAAGCGCGCCTCGATCGCCTCGCGCACGATGTCCGCGAGCACGTCCGGCGGCAGCGCCTCCAACTGAGCCGTGCGCCCCTCCAGGTCGCCATCCCAGGCCCGGTCATCCTCGGGGTTGGCATCGGCCATCTCGACCTGGTGCTCCCTGATCTGCTCGCGGGTGAGCGCGATCCGATAGGGCCTGAACTCCGCGCCGGGCTGTACGTCTTCGACGTTGGTGAGTTGCCCCACGGCGGTCGTATGACCACCCTCGCGCAGGATGCCGATGTCGCGCACGAACTTCTCCACGTCGTTGGTAAACGAGCGGAAGATGTGCTCGCCCGAGGCGTCGTAGTCGCCCACGTGCAAGAACACGGTCGGCACGTCGCGCGTGAGCACCCGGTCGTAGGTCTCCATGACGGCACTCATCGAGTTGAACCCGCCGCCCGAGTACACCGGGACACCGAAGGGCTCTGCCACACGCGCAAGCTGGGGCACCATGCCGGCGGCCTCGCACGCCAACTCGATGAACTGCGGCTGGCCTTCCTGGCGGTTGCGGCGGTAGCCGTCGATGCTCGCCCTCACCGAATCCCAGAAGTGCGCGGGCCCGTCGTAGCCGGCGTTCTCTCGCACGCTGATGCCATCGTCGCGCAGCGCCCACATCGGGATCATGAGCGCCCGGCGAGCCTTGGGGACGTGCTCCTTGAGGCGCTCGTACGTGCCCTTCTTGTCGTAGCCGAACGCGCCAACCAAGCGGTAGAACACCTGCCGCAGCGTCAGCGGCAGATAGCTCTGGTACTCGATCAGCACCTGGCGGACGTGGCCGAGCAGCACCTTCGTCTCCGGCTGCGGCTCCCACTTGAGATAGGTGCCGCGCGGGCGCCCCATCAGCGTCTTCGCCTCCTCCCTTGGTCGGTCAGTCCAGGGAGTCTAGCACACGACGTGAGCTACCCGACGGCGCTCATCTCGCGCGTGGGCCCATCCTCGGGCGCGAACTCGTCCTCGTCGGCCGGGTGACGCGGCGCCAACGGCCCCAGCACGGTGCGCGCTCGCAGCAGGTGCGGGCGCTCGTAGTACAGGCGCATCATCTCGTCGCGCTCGCGGGCGCGCGAGCCCAGTCGCCAGCCCACGGCGAAGATCAGCGCCCCGACGATCAGGCCGCTGGTCCACAGCAAGCTCACGAACACCTCGAACGCTCCGTCCAACACGCTTGGCTCAGGCAACCAGTTCCATAGCAGTCATCTGTCCTTCCACGGGGCAGAGGTCGCCGTCATAGGCGCGCTCCCATGAGACTCGGGTTGCCCCAAGCGCCCGTTTCCAATCACGGCGATGGGCGGTGTCGTGCGGCCACCTAACCCGCCGCCACCCTCGCTCCCAGGCCACAGGGAAGGGGATGCCTGCCCGCTTGGCTATCTCCAGACGCACCCGCATCTGCTCGGCGGGCGTCGCCCGGCTCTCTGCCGCCATGCCCCGCTCCTACTCGGTCGAGCCGTTCTCCTCCTCCTCGACCGGGGCCGGCGGTGGTATCTGCGCGCCACCCCCGATCCCGGCCACTGCGTCTGCGAAGTCCACCCCCGCGATCTTGAACCCCTCGGGGGGTGTCCAGCCCTTCTCGTCGGGCAGGTCGTCGGCGTACTGGAGCGGCTGCGCGTCGCCCGGAGGCGCCTCGTAGGGCAGGTCGATCATCCCGCCGGCCGTCGCGATGTCCTCGTGCGACATCCCGGGCGCGATCGCGGGCTCCCTGCCCTTCGTCTCCTTGCCCTCGTCCTTGCGCTCAGACGGCACTCTGCTCCTCCTCCGGCTTCTCGCCAGGCGTCTCCTCGGCGTACTGGTCAGCACTGATGCCGGCCGCTACGCTGATCCCCTGGTTCTCGGCGTCCAGCGGTGTGCCGGCGGCCATCTCCTCGGCCTCGGCCTCGTCAATCGTCACGACCCTGGTCATGTCGATCGCGTAGAACTGCCACTCGTCGCCGTTGAGTATCTCGCCGCCCCACCCGTCTCGTTCCCGGAATAGGCTGCCCTCGTTGTCCCTGTAGTACATCGTGGCCCCGGTGGGGACCTCTGGCGTGGTCTCATTGGATGCCACGTGGCATCACCTCCAGCCTGAATGATAGCACACATCGTGAGCTACGATGGGATGCCGGCCTCCCATGCCTGGGTGTAGATCGCCGTCTGCTGCTTGCGAAGCTCGAACACCCTGGCGCGCTCCGCGGCGGTGAGCGGGAGTCCCCTCGCGTTCGCCCGATCCACAATCGTGCGCTCCTCCTCAAACAGCTTGTGGCCGCCTGGCGTGCCCTCCTTGGCGATCACCATGTGCGAGGTGTTGAACTGAAGCTCAGCCTGGATGCCGTTGGGCGCCTCCAGGCGGATGTTGAAGTCCGTGTAGCCCGAGGAGGTCGGCCCCGGCGCACGCTTGCCCTCGCCCTGGATGTTGACCATCCGGTTCTCCAGGGCGCTGACCTTCCAGCCGTTGGCCTCCGCCTCCCGGCGTACCGCGTCCATCGCCTGTTCAAGCGTCTCGATGTCCGGCACCACGACCGTCCCGCGCACAACATCGGAGAGCTTGCCCCAGTCGCCCTTGTACTTGCCCTCGACCTTCTCGCGCGCACGCTCGGTGCCCTTCAACGGCGCCAGGAGGATGTGCGGGCTGTCGGGGTCGGCCTCGACCGCGGCCACCGCCTCCTTGAAGTCGTCCTCGTTCGTGATCTGGTGAGTACGCGCCCCCAACGACGCTGAGACGCCCACACCGCGGTCCAGGATGTCAACGAAGCCCTCCTGGGCGGCAGGCGCCAGCGCATACAACTCCTCCTCGGTGCTGGCCGGCTGAGGAGGCGCCTCCGCGGGCACATCGCCGACAGACTCCACGATCCGCTGGTGCACGGCTCGGGCCTCGTCATCGCCGGGCCGCACCGCCGCTCCGCCCGTGGTCTCGCCGCCGGGCTTGGCGTTGACCACCTCGACGGGGAGGTCCTTCCAGTCGTTGCGCACCGCCGCCCCGTAGGTGGCGTTGCCGTCGAGCACGGTGTAGGTCCCATCGCCATCGTCGCGCACCCTGATCGGGTCGCGCTTGCCCTTCTCGCCGGCCGCCGCCTGACGCATGAACCGCTCGGCGTTGTCCACCGACTTGGGCTGGCTCTCGGGCTGCTTGGACGGGCGCAGCTTGTCCAGCGACACCCGCGTCGTCTGCGGCGTCACGTTGAAGAAGTCCTCGTGGTTCTCCGCCAGGCGCCCGGCAGCCCACGGGTCGGTGGCGCTCTTGGCCGCGTCCACCCCGGCGATCTTCTCGTCGGCCTTCTCGCGCAGCCGCGCCCACGCCGGGTCGTTGTGGATCGTCGGCTCGGCGGCGTCGGGGGCGATCGAGGCGATCGGCAGCGCCCCCGACTGGCCGTCGTACACGTCCACATGCACCCCCAGGCCCTCGCGGCGGGGGTCGCCCATCACTGCCGGAATCGTCGCCGCCACGTCGCGGTGCACAGCGCGCATGATCGGCTCGGGGATGTGGCGCATGTTCGGCCCGTCGCCACGCTCGATCGCCTTGGCCATCCGGTCGGCGGCCCGGGTGAGCGCCACGTCGGTGGGCACATCCACGTAGGCGATCCGCGCGTTGCCGTAGCCGGCGTCCTTGAAGCTCTGCACCCGACCGAACACCTCGTCGGCCGAGGTGTTGGTGATGCCGTCCACCACCACGTTGAGCTTGCGCTCCTTGGCCTGACGCTGAAGCTCCTGGGCGATGTCCCACGCCTCCTCGTAGACGCGCAGGTTGGCCTCCGGGTCGTGGCCGGCCGTCGCCACGAACTCGGGCAGCATCGACTTGATCTGGTCGGGGTCGATCTTCAGCGAGTCCGCCGGCACCTCGTTGCGGGCCCGCAGCAACTTCTCCGCGCTCGACTTGCCCGCCGCATAGCCGCCGCCCATGAACAGGACCTCCGGCGTCTCCTGGGAGGGCAGGTACTCGTTGGACGCCGAGATGGTGCCGTCCTCGTTGGGGCGCCGCAGCAACGTGTCGATAATCGTGTCGTGAAGCTGCTTGCGGTCGGGGTGATAGAAGCGCTGCTCGCCGCGCACCTCGGAGTGCGCATCGGCCGTTGACGGCGTGGTCAGCGTGTTGCGCACGTAGTCCAACAGCGCCTTCTGGCTGACCTTGCCGGCCGGATTGAAGTGCTGGGCGGCCCCGCCCTTGACGCCCTTGGCCACCTCGCGCTCGACACGCTTGGCCATTCCCCGCTGGCGCTTCTCGCGGTCCTTGGCCTTGGCCTTCTCAATCTCCTCGGGCGCCTGCACCGGCCCCTTGGTCCGACGAGCCCCCTCCGGGGTACGAGCACGCTCCTGGCGCCACTGCCGCTCGCTCATCCCGGCCGGGCGAGCACCCGGGGCCAGGCCCTCGAACCCGACACGCTCGGCCTCCGGCACGTCCTTCTGCTCGGGCGTCTTCTGCTGAGCCACAAGCTCCTCGGGCATGACCTTCTGCGTCTTGAACACCCGCTCGGGCCGCTTGGCGGCCGGTGCCTTGACCGTACGCTTCACCGTCCCCCTGCCACCGGCGTCCGGGCCCACGTGAGCCGTCATCACCCCCGAGCCGGGCTTCTTCGCAAACTGGCCCCCGCGATCGCGCGGGTGCAGTTTCTCCAGCCACTTGCCCAACACGCCAGAGCCCTGCCCGATGTTGTCGAGCTTCGCCAGGGCGCCGGCCGCGAACTCCTCCAGGCGCCCCTCGACCCCGGCCTCATCGAGCGCGTCATGGGAGACCAGCCCCATCGCGTCCAAGCGCTCCGGCGCCACCAGCCCCCGGCGCTCCAGTTGCTCGCGCAGGTCGGCGTTCTCACGCACCCGGCGCAGCACCTCGCGACGCACCTCGCGCTCGCGGTCGCCCTCGGCCTCCTCGATGCGGCCCTCCACGTCCCTCAGTGCCGCCAGCAGGCCGTAGCGCACCCGCTTGAGCGCCAGCGCCCGCTCGCCAGCATCCTTGCCCCCGTTGCTGGCCTCCTCGATCCGCCCCCGCAAAGCGACGAACGGATCGACCCGTCCCACGACAAGCTCCTCTGCGCCAGGCTGGGTCACGGTGAACCCATCGTAGGCGCTCGGGGAGACCGAACGCCACGCGGGCCTATTCGCGGGGCAGTGTGCGCTTGTAGTGCACGCCGGCCTTGGTGAGCCGGTAGACCCGCCGGCCGCGCCCCGGCATCGACTCCACCAGCCCCCGGCTGGACAGACGGCGCAGCTTGCCGGCGGCGATCAGCGCGGTAAGGCCCACGCCGTCACCCACCTGCTCGGCCGACGCCCAGTGCGAGTGGCTGAGGTAGGCGATCGCGCGCCGCTCGGACGGGACGAGCTTCAGACGGTCGTACACGCCTCGATCAGCGCCCGCCGCGCCTGCCCCGCCAGTTCGTCGGCACGCTCGTTGAGCGGGTAGCGCCCCTGCTTGTCGTGGCCAGGCACCTGGCGAAACGACACGTCGTGGAGCTTCATCGCTCCCAGCAGCATCTGCCAGAGGTCCCGGTTGCGCACCGCGCGCGAATCATAGGACGCGCACATAGCAGCCGGCGGGTCGTGGCGGGCGCACACGTCCGCCTCGGCCTTGGTCGGGCAGGCGCACAGCGGGCACTGCCACGCCAGGTCGGGGTCGTCGCGCTCCGACGGCCCGACGGTTCGCCACCGGTGCTTCTCCCAGCCGGCCACCCACTCGGTGGCACCCATCCTCACGTACTTGCTATCGGTCACCACGGTCACCCGGGCGCGGCGCGAGAGAACCAGCAGCCCCTCGATCACCGCCATAAGCTCAGCGCGCTGACTCGTCCCCTCCGGGAACGCCCCCATCCCCTCGCGCTCCTTGAGCACCGCTCCCGTCTCCGGGTCCACCGCTCTCAGGACGTACGCCCAGCCGATCGGCCCACTCGTGGTGCCGCTCCCGTCCGTCCACAGGAAAACCTCCACGCTCATCCACTACGGAAGCCCATGCTCATGAATCCACGCCCACGTCGCCTGCGCCGCTTCGCGCCGGCTCAGCCCCGGTGGGTCGGGGTCGTGGTCGCCCACGACGTGCGTGCCCGCGTGCTGACGCTTGAGGCACTCCACCCCACCAACGACCTGACGTAGCTGGCATTCCGCGTGGACGGCCACCACCCGGGCGCCCTCCGGCTCGTAGGACGCCATCAGGTAGCCGCTGTCGCCCGCCCGCACCGCCTCACGGCAGTACAGGCAGCGCGCCCCCGTCGGCGTCGTGACCCTGCGCGCACCCTCGGTCGCCGGCACGCCCTCCAGGTCGCCGAAATAGGGGTTCGGCTCGGTCTCGGCGCGATTCACGGCCGGCCCTGCCGGTCCACAAAGTGCTTGGCGTGCACCACGCGCAGCGCCGCCTGGTGGTCGACGCCCTGCTCGCGTTCAAGCCTAAGCGCCCAGTTCCACGCGGCCAGCCAGTTGTCGCCCAGCGGGATCACGAAGTCCACATCGTGCCCGGTGAATTGGCGCTCCAGACTGGGCAACGCCGCACGGATGCGCTGCACCTCGGTCACTGCGGGTGCTCCCGCTCCATGTGGCGCTCGAACTCAGCCTGGGTGCGCGCCAGCGCCTTGACCTGGCTGGCATGGAGGCCCTTGCGAGCGATGCAAAGCCGACAGCCGAGCCCCGTCGCACCGCCCGCGACCGTTATGAGGATCGGCGCTCTCCATGCAATCGCCGGGAACCGGGCCACGAGGGCGTCGTCGTCCACGGCGGTCATGGTCGCACCGTAAGCGGACGGTAGAGCGGGCCGCCGCCCGCCATGTCCACCGGCTCAGGTCCCCGCGGCAAAGCCGCAACCTCCGCGTCGCTGAGCCGTTGGCGTACGTGTAGGACGTGTGCCGCCTCGCCGTGCTCCCACCGGCGCGGCCCCGCACCCACGCCACGCAACAGCCTGCGCGCCTCGCGCTCGACCTCGGCGCGTACCTCGCGCGGCCAGGCGTTCACCGCTACGACCGCCTGCGCCCTCTGGAAGCTCAGCGAGACGTGCCACACGGGCACGCCGTCAAACGCATCCATTCAGCGGTTCACCGTGAGGATCGTGGTGAGCACGCCGCCGCACACGCCGCGGTAGCGCCGGAAGCGCTCAAGCTCGCCCGTGGCTCGTGCCAGCGGATCGGCGAAGGCCGCCGCCTGCCGCTCGGTCACCGCAGTCGACCCGGTACGTCCGAGAACCGGCGCGTGTCAGGATCGGCACGGTTGGCATCCACCAGCACCCGGGCCACCGGGTCGGGGAAGTCCAGCGCCGCCCCCCGCCCCCCGTCGATCCCTATGGCCTGCGCGTCGTCCATCACAAACCCCGCCTGCTCAAGCGCGTGCGCAGCGACGCGCAGCCAATACTCCGCATCGCGCTCGTTCACACAGCGGCCGACCGCCTCCAAGGTAAAGAGGTAGGCGTACGTCAAACCACCTCCGCCGGCCCCCCGGCCACCGCCCCGGCGGCCCTGGCACTCAGCGTGTACAGCGGCGAGCCGTCCGAGGAAGACTCGTTGGCCACGACGAAGACGTTGGCAGCCACCAGCGAGCGCAACGCCGCCTGGCGCTTCATGTGCGCCCCGCGGCCCACCAGGCCGATGGCCTCGGCCAACTGGTGCTCGGTCATGCCGCCGTTGCCCACCTTGCGCATCGCCTCCTCCATAAGCGTGGCGGCAGCCTGCGATGTCGTCGGCCCTCCGTTCTTGCGCGCCCGCGGCGAGCCGCCCCGCGGCCGAGCGTGCGCCGACAGACGCTTGGACCTTCCCTGCGCCACCTGGTCGCGCTCGGTCTTTCCGCGCTCGGCCCCGGCGACCGGCTCGCCTCGCAGCACCGCCTTGGCGGCCTCCAGCCGGTCCACCGCCGCCTGCGCGTCAGCCAGTCGGACCTGGGCCCTGTCACGGGCCTCGCGAGCATCCGTCAACGCGGCCTCTATGGCCTTGAGAGCTTCCTTCATGAGCGCACCCCTATCGGTGGTCGAGAACAAACGAAGCTCACATCGTAACCCACGTATCGCCGCTGCGTTCTCACGCCGCCTCCGGCAGGCACACGTTCTCCACTCTCACGACATCGGCCAGCAGGAATACCGCCTCCTGCTCATAGCCCGCGCGAGAGAAATAGCGCAGATGCACCTTCGGACACGCCAGCCCAGCGTCGCTAAGCCCCATGTAGCTCCCGCGCACCCGCACCCGCGTCGTGCCCTCCAGTTCCCCCAGCGAATCGGGCAGCGGCTCGGCGGGCCCCAGCACCAGCGTCAGCAGTGTCCCCACCGGCAGCCTCCTGAACACCGCGATCCGCCCCTGAATCCCCATCCGTCACGCCATCACCTTGACGCGACCGCTCCCATCGCAGCGTGCACACACCACCACCGTGTCGGGGACCGCTGGGTCCACAAGCTCCCCGTCGCCCTCGCACACCGGACACAGCTTCTCTGTTAGGCCCGTCAGCGCCGGGTCGGGATCACCGTTGCGGGCCGGACTCGGCTCGGGCCCCGGTGGCGCCGTCCACGACTCCACGGCCTTCGAGGTGACACCGCCCTCCGCGTAGCCGGCGATCCGCGCCTCCAGCATGTCGATGACCTCGTTGGCCGAATGGCCGGGGTAGCGCAGCGTCCAGGCGCACTCGGCCGCGATGAAGGCGATCCCAACGCGGACCGCTGTCTTGGGGTCCGCGTGCTCATACCCGCACGCCGCGCAGCACTCCACCTCGCTCACACCGGGAGCGTAACCCAGGCTGGGGACGACTCACTCGGTGGCCTTCTCCAGCGCTTGACGGAACGCCTCCAGGCGCACCTCCAGGATGGAAGGTGCAAGGGTGCGAGCGTCCACGTTGAGATGGTCCAGGAACGCCAGGGCGGCGTCCTGGGCGCTCGCGAATAGCTCCAGGTCACCTATCACCGGCCCGAAGGCGTGCCCGCTCACGGAGTCGTAGAGCGCGGCCTTGCCTTCGCTGGGGTCATGCAGGATGCGGACGCCCATGTGTTACCTCCAATTCCACCGCTTCGGCGGGTCGATCTTCGGCAGCGGGCGCTCGGGCACGCGCGCCAGCGCCGGCCCATCCAGGTCGAACACGGTACCCACGTAGGCCATCGTGCCGCCGCCTGGCTCCCAGCGGTACAGGTCGTATTGGGGCCCGGTCGTGCTCGCGCATGGCGCCAGGCGCCACGCCCGGTAGTCCACCTTGGGCTCGACCTCGCCAGCAGGAGCGATCGCGCCGTCGAGTCCGCCCCCGCGAAAGCGGACGCGGGGACGATCGTCACGACGGGCCATCCAGCGCCCCCCTTGTCCGCGATACGGCAGCCCGCCGGTCGGTGGCAATGTGGTGGAACCGGCCGCGAGGCCCATGTAGCGCGCACGTCAGGCGCTCGCTCTCCGGCCCGGTCTTCGGGTAGCCCTTCAGGAGCCGAGCCTCGTACATCATGGCCCCGCAGGCTGGGCAGAGCCACGAGACTGTCCCCTGCTTTTCCCGCGTCACGAGCGCACCCGCAAGCGCCAAGTAAGCAGCCCCAGGGCAACAAAAAATCCCGTCGCGGTGACGCGAGCGAACTGGGCGTCCGTCACCCACATGCCGTAGATCGCCCACGCGTAGAGGATCGAGAAGGCGATCCGCTGCCACGAACGAAATGCCGGCCTCCAGCCTTCCCGGCTGGCGCCAGGGGCCATACGTCTCCGTCTCGGCAGTCTCCACGCTGCGTACGCCACCGCAAAGCCGAGCCCCAGGCCCATCCCCACTAGGTGGGCCGCCTCCCCACTCACGGCCGGTACACCGGCTGATCGTCGTCACGCCGATGCCACACCGTCTCCTCGATCGGGTGCACCAGGTTAGGCACAAACCACGCCGGCACGCCATCATCGAGCGCCACGAGCACCGCGTCGGGCTCGACCCCCTCCACCGTGCCCGGCCCGTGCACCGTGCCTACCCGCCGACCCACCGCAAGGTCACCCATCTCGCCGCCACATCTCGGCCGCATCCATCCGCTCGGCCTTCCACACGGCGCCCAGCAGCAGCGCCTCGCGCAGGTCGTCATGGCGGAACTCCACCTCGGGCGTCGAGTCGGGGTGCACGCAGTAGCGCGGCTGGCCGCTGTCGCGCGCCATCGCGTGCACCGTCGGGCCGTCGGTACCCGTCCGTTCACCGAACTCGTTGAGCAGGTCCCACACCTCGTCGGGACCTTCGGCCGCGCTCACGCACAGCACCCAGCCCATCGCGTTCAGCGCACCCATCGCTCAGACTCCTTTTGTGCCAGTTCTCTGCCTCTCACCAGTTCGTCGGCCCGACGGCTCGTCAGCGCCTGGGCCACGCCCCACGATGCGAGTTGCTCCTCAAGAGCCGCGATCGTCGTGATCGGGTAAGGCCCGTACTCGCCCGCCAGTGGCGCGATCTTCTCCGCCTCGTGGTAGCCAGCCGCCTTGGCGGGCGCGCCAAGATCGAAGTCCGGGTCAAACGCGGAGTCCCACAACTGCGCGTAGTAGGTGCGCATCGGCTGATCCCAGCCCATCACAACCTCCCGCCCACCGTCGAGCTTGACCCTGATCCGGCTCATAGCTCGACCCGCTCCATCATGCCAGCCACGATCCGGTAGTTCACCGCGTCCTCGGACTCCACCACCCGCGTCTCGCGCACAAGCGTCCAGCGCCTCGCCAGGTCGGCCACGTATGCCTCCGCCTCCCCGCGGGTGGCGAAGCGCAGCGCGTTGCCGGCCCACTTGCCGCTGGCGTCGGCGATCACCTCGGGCTTGAAGCTCATAGGCTGTGCCACCCCTCCCGCTCGCGCTGCTCAAGCTGCCACTCCGGGCCCCACGGCGCATGGCGCTCCTCGAACGACGGCTCGTCTGGGTCCTCGATGAGGATGCCCGCCTCCTCCCGGCGCTTCATCTCGGCGTTGGCGGCCCGCATGAAGTCCCGGTCGGCTGAGCACCGTGGGCAGTCGTACTCGCCGCCGCCCATGCAGTCCATCTCCAGATGCTCGGCCAGCCGGCGCTCCGCGTAGATCATCGCGTCCACGATGTGGCGATCCGGCATCGTCGTCAGGTCGGTCATCCGCGCTCCTCGGTCGGGTGCGCCCCCATGAGGGCACCCGAATGGTAGCACACATCATGAGCTAGCGTAAGCCGGCGCGGCGCTCCTCGGCCGCCATGCCATCCCGAGTCCAGCGCCGCCCCAACTCCAGCAGCGACGGGTCCTCGGCGACCCGCTGCCGGAAGGTCTCGCCGTCCACCAAGACCGCCCCGCCCGCCACCATCGCGTCGCCCAGCAGCGCCATCCCATCCACGTCGCTGAGCAAGCCGCCCTCGGGCAGGCAGCCGTACGGGCAGGGCATCGACTCGACCACGCCCCAGAGGCGACAAACCATCGGCCGGTCGGAGTAGATGCGGCAGCGGCCCACCGCCGTCAAGGCCGGGCACCAGGTCGCCGTGAGCATCGTCGCGCCATCGTTCTTGTAGGTCACCCGCTCCCTGGGCTCGCGACCCAACCGGTCGCAGAAGCGCTCGTACTCGGCTGGCGACATCCCGATCGGCCCGCAGGAGTGCCCGCACAAGCCCTTGCAGTCCAGCCTGGGCAGCCGCTCGTACACCTCGCGCAGTGCCCTGAGACGCGCCTTCTGCCTGGCGTTGCGCCTCACTCGGCCGTCACTTCGGCTTGCGCGGGACGCCCTTGTCGCTCCGCGTGCGGCGCAGGTGCGGCGGCTTGCCGTACCCGCCGCCCTGCACGCGGGTGCGTGGCTGCCCGTGGCGCGGCCCGTCCTTGATGATCGGCCTGCCCGGTGTGGACTTCGGCCTCTCCGGCTTCTCCGTCATGGCGCTCCCTTGGTCGCGCGAGACCCAACGGTCTCGATCGCGCGGAGCCTAGCACGCGACGTGAGCTAGGTGACGCCCTCGTAGCCAAAGTCGAGCCGGCGCTCCCACCAGTAGCCGCAGTCGCGGCACTTCATCCACAGCGTCTGCGCGTACGGACCCTCCTCGCAGGCGCCCACGAACAGGTCGTGCCCCTCGCCGTGCTCGGCCTCGGGGTCACACCGACGCGGTGGGGCGATCGTCGTCATGCTGCCTCTGCCTTCTCCAGTGCTGCTTCTGCCTTCTTCAGTGCCCGGCGAGCGGCCCGCGCAGTCGCCCACTCGCCGCGCTGGGCGATACCGCGCAGCGTGCGCTCGTAGAGGTCGGCACGCTCGCGCGCGGCCACAAGCGCCGCCTTGTAGTCGGCCAGCAGATGCCTCGCCGTCCACCCGCCGCCGCCATGTTCGATCATCGCCAGGTGTCTCCCATCTTGATAGTCACGCGACCGGGGGCGCGCTTCTCGCCCCAGACGAACAGCGTCCGAGCAAGCGGGCAAGGCAGGTCGCTGGCCGAGTCGAACTCCAGCGGCGGATGGTCGCGAGCGGCGTGGCCGGCGCGCACGAGGCTCAGGGCCGCCGCCCATGTCATAGGCGAGCCGTCTAGGAGCACCGTGCATGGCTCGGCCACGTCTCACGCCACGGCATCGACGGGAACATCGTCCACCGGCGCGGGCGGATCGAAGCTGGCGCTCCCCGTGTCGAGCACGGCGGCGATCGTCGCCCGAGCCAGCACCTCGTCGTCCAGCGTCGCCCGGCCTGACCACGGGCCCTCGCCCACGTGCGCCTTGCCGTCCACCAGCGCCTCCACCCAGATCGTGACCACCGGCGGCCCGAGAATCATGCCCTCGTCCACCTCGCCCTCGACGGGACGGCCGTCCAGGGCTCCCCGCCAGTGGAAGGTCACGCCGCTGCCAGCAGTCCCAGCACCCATCGCTTCATCTCCGGGTCGTCGGCCAGATCACGCTTGTAGCGCGGATAGAACAGCATTTCGAGGCCCATTGTGATGACCTCGGTGGCCCGGCCGCCATAGTCCTTGCCAACGTAGGCGTCCACAAACTTGTCCGGGCGGGTCACCTCGTCGTCCTCGTAGGCGTAGCCGGGGTACAGGTCGATGAGTTTCACCAGGCTCTCACCCTGGGTGCGCTGCTGCAAGAACAGCAGGGCGGCATAGTGCAGCGGACGGTAGCCGGCCTGGTTCTCCTCGCCCACCACGACCTCCATACGGTGGGCTAGCTCGTGGAGGACCTTGTGCTCGTCCCGAGGGTCCACCCGGATGGTGGAGTCCTCGACCTTCGGTGGCGGTGGGTCGGGGATCACACCGGGCAGCAGCGGCGGCAGGGCGGCCTTGGTGCCGCCCGCGCCCACCTGCGAGGTCAGCGGCTTGCCCGCCCAGTCCAGGCTCACCTCCTCGCCCTGCGGCGAGCGCAGCGTTCCCCACTTGCCGCGCATCCCCACCCAGGCGTAGCCCTCCTCGCGCATCAGCCGCAGAGCCTCCGCGCGCATCTCGGCGTAGTAGTCCTTCGCGCCCGGCTTGAGCGGGGCGGCCGGCAGACTGTGCGCCGGCACCAAGATGTCCTCCAGGGTGCCCTCGCCGGCCATCGGGAAGCTCACGAGCCTGACGCGATCCCACGCCTCGGTGACCACAGTGCCGTCCTGGCGCAGCGCGAAGACCTCGCCGGTGTCCCTGTCGGCGAACAGCGCGAACGGGTACTGCTTGTGCAGGCCCAGGAACTTGTGGCCCTCGCTCTGTAGCTCGGTGAACTTGTGGCGGGCCGCCTCCCACGGGTCGCGCAGCACGCTCGGCGTCTCCCGGCGATGCCACGCCCGCTTGGTGGACAACAGCGTGTGCACCTCGCCCTTTGCCGACGTATCCGCCAGCCAGTCCGCCGGCAACAGCTTGGCCACGTTGCGGTAGGCGGCCTGCACCTTGGTGCGCGACTCCTCTATCGCCTGAATCGTCGTCTCGTGGGTGACCTCCCGCTGCTCGCCGCTCTTGAGCGCGATGAAGAAGTAGCCGTCGGGGTCCTCCGGGTCGATGTTCACTGACCCCTGGCGCACCTTGCCGCCCATTTTGCGCATCTCGGCGAGCACCCCCAGGATCGCGTCCTTGTCGGCGCGATCGCGGTCGCGCGCGAGCTTCAGTTCCTCGGTCACTATCTCCGCCAGGCGCTCCTTGTCGCGCGCGGACAGAAAGCGCTCCTCGTCCATCGAGGCGGCCTTCCACTCCTCCCCGGTGGCGGTATGGGCCCACCCCTCCCAACGCTCCCAGTGCGCATCAGAGATGCGCCTGCGCTCCGCGCGGATGTCCGCCAGACGCTTCTCGTAGTCGCGGCGCGTCGAGTAGCGCAGCGCGATCTTCTCGACCTCGTGGCCGATTTCCGCCAGGCGACGGGTGCCCACCACCGCGCCCTGCGCCTGCGGCGCCTCCTGGGCGGCCTTGATCGAGTAGCGCAGGTAGAACAGGTCGTTCTTCAGATGCCCGGGGGCGATCCGGCCCCGGCCGGCGGCGATCTTCGGACGCCACTGCCCGGCCTTCGGGTGGCCCTTCGGGTAGCGCGGCTGGTCCGGGCTGAACGCCTCCTCCAGGGCACCCGCCGCCGCCAGGCGCTCCAGGACCCAGCGCGCGTGCCCGCCCAGCCTGTCGCCGGCCGCCACCAGCAGGTCCGCCGCCTGGGCGGACGCCGCCGCGATGTAGTCAGCCGGCATCGTCTCGTCGGCGGTCTGCGGGACGTACCAGAGTTGCCCGTACTCGTCGCCGTCGGCCGCCTGCGCCATCTCACGGAAGGCGGCGAGCAGTTCCGGCGTTGGCCCAAGGTCGATGCCATCGTCCTCGCTGATCCACAACACGAACGTCACGTCGGCCCTCCGGTCGTCCGCATACCGAGCGCCAGTGCCTCGCGCGCATCCTCAGCGCAGTAGGGGCACATCGGGACGGTTGGTCCGGGATGCGGGCACGGCTCCTCGGCGATCCGGCGCAGCGCCTCGCGCAGCCGCTCGACCTCGGCCTCGGCCACGACGAGCGCCGCCGCAAGCGCCAGCACCGGCTCGTCCTTCTCCCTGCCCGATTGCCTGAGTCGCTCAAGGATGAAGGCCACGTCCGGATCGGCCAGCTTCTGAGTTTCCCGCGGAGCGGAAGCTGGCGGCTCATTGCGCGGCTCCGTCATGGGCCCTCGCCCTCCGCTGGCTGCTGGATCGTCCGCGAAGTAGCAGCCATCGACCGATAGATCGCAACGGCGTCGGGGCGGCGGAAGCAGAGCGCCAGCAGATACCGGATGAACCAGTAGACCGCGCTCACGATTTCTCCGTCCGCTTAGGGACAGCCAGCGAGATGCGCCCACGGCGATGGCAGTCCCAGCACCGTACGACCACCCGTTCGGGATCGGGCTGCTTGGGCTCGCTTGTCAGACCGGCCGGGCGACCGCAGCGTTGACAGAGCAACGGGTAGCTCACGGCGTCCCCTCGGTCGTCCGCTTAGTAGAAGCCAACGCCTGACGCCACAGGTCGAGGAACTCGGGCGGCTCAGGGAACCAGTCGGGCGCGTTGCCGTTCCAGGCGTCGGCGCGACCCGCCAGTTCGGCGCTGAGCCATCCGATCGCCTCGATGGCGTGTTCCTCGAAGATGACCTTCTGGTCCCCAGGAGGCGCGAGCGGGCAGTCGATCGCGTGGTACGCCGGGGGGCGTCCGGGCATGTGCGGGCAATCGCACTCGCTCATGGCGTCTCTCCGGTCGTCCGCTTAGGGGCGGCCCGTCGTTTCGCCGGGCGACGAAGCTCGATGGCTCTGGCGTCGAAGTACTGCCTGCGGAGGACTGCGCGCTTGGCGTCGTCGTTCTCCTGCATCCACTCGCGGAGCAGGTCGTCTGCGGTCTTGCGGGGTTGGCTCATATCTAGTGGAGTCTCCGCGAGCGCCGTTTGTGACAATTGCCGCCGATCCCGCTGGGTCATCGCTGGCTCTCCGTCCGCGACGTAGCAGCCAGCCGATCGACGGTGCGCGTGTCGCGCCAGCCGCCCACGACGGCACGAACGATGTTTTGGCCCAGCGAGCGGCGATGCTGCCACGCGAACTCCCATCGCAGCCCGAACGTGCCTTCCAGCGGCTCGGCAGGAACCCAGTTGCCGTACTCGTTCTGCTGCCAGTCAGGCATTCGGCGTCCCTCCGGTCGTCCGCGAAGCAGCAGCCATCCGGCGCATCGTGACCTCCATCGGAACCTCGGTCCTGCTGACGCCGCACCACTCGCAGCGGTGGACGGTCACGCCGTCCTCCAGCGGGCCCATGCGAACGGTGTGGTGCAGGTCGAAGCGGTGGAGTAGCCGCGCGAGCGGCCGGTAGCCGGTGCGCAGCCACAGCAGCAGGAGGCGGCGCCTCATGGCTTCTCCGTCCGCGATGTGGCAGCTATCAACGCCCCCACTCCTTGGGCGTGCAGGGCGGCGCCCCATGAGCCTTGGCCATCGGCCTTGCACGCGCCTCATGCTCAGTGCGTAACGCGCCTGCAAGATCGCCCTCGGTGTCGAAACCGCCCTCGCGGTAGGCGGCATCCAATGCCTCCGTCAGTTCGTCAAGTTGCTCATCGTTGAACGCTGCAAACACCGTCATCTCTGTCCTCGGTCACTTCGTCCGCATCTGGACAGACAGCGGCGTGTTCGTGACAGCCGTCCCGCTGGTCTTCGTCACGCCACGGAAGGTCCCGCAGCGCGAGCAGGTCTGCCCGCGGCCCATCGTTTCGTCGGGCTGCACGTCGCCCCAGCGGTGTCCGCCGTTGCGCTCGCAGTCGTGCATCCGCGCCAACGACCAGGCGATGCCGAACTCGCTGAAGTAGTCGCGGGCGAACAGGTAGACCCGCCGGAACACGGACAGTCGCTTTTCCCGCGGGGCGCCAGTCACCACGGACCCCCGTCACGCAGCGCCCGCAGCCGGGCGAACGCCTCGCAGATTCGGCAGGGCAGCGTCCACAGCCACGTCGCCGCACCCCGCATCACCACTCGGGCCAGGAAGTCCAGCGGCGGGTCCAGCGGCTGCCCGCAACACCCGCAGCGCGGCCCAAGCCGATCCATCACTGCCCCTCAGCCATGCTCGACCCACCGCCCCACGATGAGGTTGCACACCAGCAGGACAACGAAGCCGAGGCCAACGGGCGGGTCGGCCCAGCGCAGGTACAAGCCCACGACAATCATCGCGCCGAAGGCCGCCGGCATCCGCCCCCACTCCCCGCGCGTCGGGGCTTGCTTCCCTCGCATCAGGCCAGCCTCGCCAACAGCATCCCGCCGACGAACCCGGCGACCCCGACGGCCGCGCCGAAGTAGTAGCCGCGCCAGAACGCGTGCGCCAGCCGCCGCTCATCCTCGGCGTTCACGAGCCGGGGTCCTCCACCTCGATCATCTCCGGCGGTGGGTGCTGGGCGGCGTACTTCATCAAGCAGTCCCACGAGCAGAAGTGGTGCTCGAAGTCCTCGCCGTCCTGGCGCTGGCGGGTCTCGATGAAGCCCATCGGAAGATGGGGGTACGGGCTCGCGGTGATGGCGTGCACCGGCAGGCCGTCGTCGTGCTGGTCGCCACAGCCCGGCCCCTCGCAGTAGAACATGCGCTCGATGCTCACCGCCCCGCCCTCGGGTTCTCATGCGCCGCGCGGATCGGCGCCCCGACCTTCACCGCCGCCGCCTCCAGCGCGTCACCAAGCTCGCGCGCGACCTCCGGGTCCAGCAGCGAGAGGCTCGCCGCGCGGCCGTCCACGTTGACGTACAGGACCACAAGCCGACCGGAGAGCACGCCCACCTTGACCTCGTGGCTGCGCTCACACCGAATCCAGCCGTTCTCCTCGGCCTCGGCCATCACGCCCCCAGCGGCATCGGCCCGGCGGCCAGCAGCGCCGAGGGCTCACCGATAGAGAAGCGGCCACGCGCATCGCACGTCACGCACTTCTCGCGGAACACGAGCGCCGCGAGCATGTTGCGCACGATCGCCTCGGGCGCGTGCAGGAAGCTGGCAAGCTCACGGGCCGTGAGTCCCGGCCCGCCGTTGCGTGCCGCTAGCTCACTCATGATCGCCTCGCGCATGTGGGCCTCCTGGAAGGTCGGGCCCGCCAGTCTCTCAGCCGGCCCGGACGCCCCAGCGCTCACTCGTCAAACGCCCAGGCGATCATCGACAGGGAGCCCACCACGCTCACCAGCGCCAGAAGCCACAACGGCGCCTCGATCGCGTAGAGCCCGACGGTCGCGGCCGTCACGACCAGGCCCGCCACGATTACTCGCAGATTGGTGTTGGTCATGGCGCGGCAAGGTACTGGCTTGAGGCGTTCGAGGGGGCGGCGCTAGCCCGGGTGCCCCCAGACGAGGGGCTACGCGCGCACCCGGTCGCTCATCGCGCAGCTTCGTTCTTGGCCTCAACGCCCCGCAGGACTCGGCCGTGGAGTCTCGCCAGCACCGCCAGCCGGCAGCCTACTCCTTGGCCTTCTTCTTGAAGCGGAACTTGCGAGCGCTCATCCGCGTGAACGCCTCGACGTAGCCGATCGTCTCGCCGGTCTCCCTGTCGGTGTAGCGCCACCCGTCGCCAGGGCCCCGAACCACCCGGGGTGCCGGCGGCGGGTCGTCGGACTTGCGGCGGGGGCTCGGCACGCGCACTCCTCCGTCGGGGCCGCGCAGGCTACCTACGTCACGCCGCCGCCGGTAGCTCCAGCGACCCCATGAAATGCCACGGGGGCTCCCTCGTGAGTCGGTAGGCGCCGATCCCCTCACGCCAATAGGCCCACGCCCTCTTGGCGTCCACGTCCACCACCACGATCATCGACGCCGCCGTCAGCCCGTTCTCCTGCGCGTAGGCGACCTTGCTCGCCACCTCGTGCTTCTTGGGCTTGATCTTCAGTTCGGACGCCGCCGTCGTGACCACCTTGACCTCGAAGCCCCACTCGCCAATCCCCGCGTCCAGCGGGCTTTGGCGCCCGCCCTCCGGCAGCAGCGACCGCAGTCCAAGCTGGCCCACAAGCAGGCCCTCGATCAGGTCGCCGAGCTTGGTAGTCGTCTGGCCGGTCGCGGTGAAACCGCCCGCCTTGCGCTCGCCGGTTCTGGGCTTGAGCGGCGGCGGGTCCACCCACTCCAGCCGTGGCAGTTCATGCCCGACCGTCTCAAGGCGGCCCCTTGGGTGCAGCGTGTCGTCGTACTCGGCCTCCTGGAGTTCACGCGCCACGAGTCGGTAGATGCCGTCCTCGTCGCGCACGAACCGCCACAGGCCCCGGTCGGGCAGGCCGTGCTCCCCGGCCACGCCCGCCAGCCAGCGCAGCCACCGCGTCTGCGGCCTGGCGTCGAACTCGCGCAGCGCCGCCTCGCGGGACTCGGGATCATCGGGTCCGTCCAGGCCCGGCACGTAGGAGAACTCCGCTCGGCCGTGGATCAGGTCGGCGTAGGAGTCCGCGATGAACTCCTCCGGCAGCTTGGCGTCCGGCCCAAACAGCCTGGCGCCCTCCCCGGCGATCTTGCCGTAGCGCCCCTCGGCCCGACCATGCCCCGCCGCCATCGCCTCAAGCTCGGGTGGCACCTTGCCGTCACGCAGGACCGCGTGCACGAGGAAGTGCCCGACCTCGTGGGCGAAGTGCACGGAGTCGATCGTGCCGTCCGCGTTGAAGCTGCTCGGGGTGAGCGTGATCGTCCCCTCCGCCAGGTCCGCACGTCCCGCGACGCCCGCGGCCAGCCCGCCCATCGCCACGCCCGGCACTCGCCCCGCCTCCACGTCCGCCCGGGTGATCCGGTCCAGCCTGTGCAGCGCCGCGGCGAAGTCGGCCAGGCGCTCGGGGGTCGCCCCGTACAGTCGCCGGGCGGGCTCGGCCTTCGGCTCGCGCAGGAGCGCCGCTGCCGCCTCCGGCGCTAGCTCCCGTCCACCGGTCTCGATGCGTCGCACGTGCTCGGGTGGGATCGCCCTGGCCACCATCGCGTCGCTGACGCCCAGCGCCATCGCCACCGTCGCCCCGTGCTGCTCGGGCGGCACGATCACGTCGCGCTTGCGGACCTTGACCGCCAGTAGCTCGCGGCCGTAGCCGCTGGCGCCATGCGCGGTGGGGGAGACGTACAGGCCGCCGCCGACGCCGGCACCCGGCTGGAAGGTGGCGTGCTCGCCGGCCTCGTAGCGCTCGCGCGCCAGCGAACGCGGCTTGGCCAGCGGGTCGATGCCGCGCTGCGCGAACGCCTCGGCGTCCTCACGGCGGGTGGCGTGAAACAGCCACACCCAGGCGTCGTCGGGTAGCGCCTCCCAGCGCCTGCGCCCCTCGTAGCCGGCGCGCCAGTCCAGGTCGGCCAGCACCTCGCCGGGCTCGTCGTTGGGCTCCTCGGGCAGCAGTGCCTCGATGCGCTCGTGGATCGGGAGCCCGCGCGCCTTGGCCTCTTGGGCGATGCGCAGCACCGCCGGCCAGCGCACGGCGTCCTCGACGCTGCCCACGAACGCGGCGGCGTAGGCGTCTGCGATGCGCTCGCCCGGGGTGGTGTTCGGCCCGCCCATGAGGTGCTCGAAGGCGCGGTCGGCCCAGTTCCACTCGTCCCACACCCAGGAGTGCGGGTCGCGCAGCAGGTCGTCGTCCAGGTCGTGGCCTATCTCGTGGGCGAGCACGTGCTCCTGCTGGCGGGCGGGGAGGTCCAGGAACTTCGGCCCGTACTCGATGTGCCCGGTGAGCTTGCCTTCGGCGTCGCGGTAGCGGCTGTTGCGCGCCTCGCCGGGGAGGTGGGGGTTGTACTTGAGGACCTCGGCCCAGCGCCCGAGTCGGTTTCGGGGGTGGAGGTGCTCCTCGTAGGCCGCTTCCTCCGCCTGCGTAGCTTTTGGTTTGTGGCCCTCCTCCAAAAAGTGGTCGAGCGCGAGGGCAGCAACCCGGGTGGGGGGGTCCTCGGTCTTACCGTCGTGATAAGCCGCCCAGTGGTCGAAGTGCTCGCCGACGGCCTCCTCCAGCTTCTCGGCTCGGCGCAGGAGGTCGCGGGCCTGGCGCAGCGCGGCGTGCTCGTCGGTGGGGACCTGGGCGTCGGTGATCCAGCCGGCGGCCTTGGCCTCGTCCACTCCGTAGAGGGTGCACGCGCAACCAAAATGCCGGGGCGGTGGGCCCACGGCATCTATCACGCTCCACGGCCACACCTTGCCGGCGAGGGCGATGCAGTCGGGGGTGGACTTCATCACGAAGGGCGACAGCTTCCAGTAGGCGCCGCGGGGGGATAGCTCCTTGAGCAGGCGCTGCTCGATGCGGGAGTCGGCGCGGGTGACCATCGCCTGCTGGCGCAGGTTGAGATAGTGGCGTTCGAGGGCCTGGAACTTGGCGATCGCGGAGTTACGCTCCTGCGGGTCGGCGATCGCCAGGAGCCTGGGCAGCGCCGCGGCCCAGCGGGCCATCGCCTTCTTCTGAAACTGCTGCTCCAGCTTGATTTCGTCGCGGGCGATCGCGCGTAGCTCGTCGTCGGTGACGCCCTCCGCCGCTCGGGCCTGGCGCAGGGCGCCCACGAGCCACACCAGGTCGTCGGCGTTCTTGCGCCTGAAGAACCGCACGAGCGCGGCGAGGATCGCCTTGGTGGCCTTGGCGATCGCGGCAGCGCCCGCGGCGGCGGTGACGGCCCCCGCCACGTAGCCGGCGCCCACTCCGGCACCAGCGCCCACACCCCCGACGGCGAGGCCGGCTACCGGCGCACTGAGCGAGCCGGCGTCCTGCCCCTGGGCTGCCTGGTCAAAGCTCGGCGGTGGTGCGGGCTGCGGGCGCCGCGCCGCCATCAGAACGACTCGTCGTACTGGATGCGCACCCCGCACTGGGCGCACAGGTACACCGTGAAACGCCGGCCCGACGGTGCGTCTATCTGCGCCTGCTGAGTCCAGTCATGCCCGCGCACCAAACATGCGAGAAAGGGCCGGGTGGGGACCGAATACCAGGACGCCACCGCGTCGGTCCCCACCCCTGGTGGTCTAGGCAACGCGGCTAGAGCTACCCCGAGTTCGCGAGGGAACGCCATCTGCCCCGGAGTCTACGGCCGCGCCAACCGCTTCCATGGTGGGGATATGGCCCAGGGCAAGGCACACCGCCAGTGGCCCTACGTGCACCGCGAAGCCCACGATCCCCGGCGTCTCCGTGCTGAAAAAGACCATGCTCAAACACCCCGTTCCCCTCTACAGCGCAGCGAGCAGCGTCAGCAGGCAGCCGACGAGCAGGACGATGAAGGCGCCGCCTCCCGCCCACCGCGGGGCCACCTCCCGTCCTCCGAAGTACACGACCGCCGCCACGAGAACCGTGACGAGCAGGCCCACGAGCAGCGCCTCGACCGAGACGGTATCGGCGCGAGAGAGCGCAAGCATTCCCATGCCCTCCTAGTGCTTGCCGTTGGTTGACGCACCGGCGAGCAGGCCCGCCAATGCCTCGTCTACGACGGATCGCACCTCCTCGTTGAACATCCTTTCGACCTCGGTGACCCGGCCGCGCTGACGTACCTGGAGCACGTCGGAGAGGTCGCCGAAGCGCGCCTCGCTGAGCCCCTGCGCCATCTCCTCGGGGTACGGCGAGTTCATGGGTGCCCCGTATGGGTTGCCTGCCCCGTGCTGCTCGCCGTCGGCGCCCGTGGCCGTCGGCGGCTCTCCTTCGCCCGGAGGGCCGCCGCCTTGGGCTGCCGCCTGCGCCGCTGCGACCGCCGGGTCCACGTAGTCCTCGGGGAAGATGCGCTCCACCAGGCCCTGCGGGTCCTCGACCTCCAGGCCCTCCCCCAGCACGATCGCCAGCAGGATGCGGCTCAGTTCGACGTTGGTGTTGTTGGGGTCGAAGGTGCGCGCGATGTTGGTCACCGCGCCCACCAGGTCGGCCATCATCCGCTTGAGCGCGTTGGGCATCGAGAACTCGTAGGACAGGTCGCGCTCGGTCGAGCGCTCGTCGTCGGCCTGGTCCTCGTGGGCCTCGCCCAGATACGGCGAGCCTGCCGGTGCGCCCAGGTCCGGCGCCCACTCCGGCGCTCCGCCGTTCGGGCTGCCGATCGCCTCGGCTCCCTGCCCCCCGGCCGCCTCGCCCTCGATGTAGCGATCCAGGCGCCCGTCGTCCACCGCCTTCTCGATCACCCGGTCGATGAACCAGCGGAAGACGCCCTCCCACACCTCCTGGCGCCCCTCGATGTGCTTGATGACCGGAAGCTCGGCGGCGGTGGCCCCGGCCAAACTGCCGGGCTCACCGCCGAAGTAATGCTGCGGGAAGTGGGTGGCGGCACTCACCTGCGCGCGGATCATCTGCGCGTCCTGGGCGGCGTTGGCGGCGCCCGAGTCCAGGCTCAGCGGCTCGTGCTCGACGGTCTCTGACTCGCTGAGCACCGACGCCGGCCGGGGGCCCGTCAGCGTGCCGCTCTCCGCCAGGTCACTCCTCCGCGACACCGCCTTGGCGGCCAGCTTGGCAAGCTGCGTCGGCGTCCCCTGGACCTTGCGCTTCATGATGAACGCGGCGGCGGCCTGCGCCATGTCCACGCGCGCCTTGAGCAGGTCGTTGTATGCCGTGAACCAGCGGATCGTGCGCCGCATCCGCGGCACCCCGAAGGCCATCTCCGCGGTGCGGTTGACGGCCACGTGGCGCACCTTGCCGTCAGCGTGCTTCTCCTTGGGCGGCTTGGGAAGCGGCTCCTCTCGTTCCTCCTCCTCGGCGTCGGCCACGTTGCGCCAGTGGTCGTAGTACATCGTCTTGGACACCAGCGGCTTGCCGCCGGCACCCGGCAGAGCGGGGCGATCGTGGGTGAAGTCCCACTCGAAGTGGCGCGTCTTGGCGACGTAGTAGAGGACCCGCAGGCGGTTTTGCGGATCGCGCACCGCGTTCTCCACCGTGTCGTGATCCAGCAGCCCGAGCTTGACCTTGCCATCCTCGCCGCCGTCGAACATCAGCAAAAAGAGGTTGCTCTGAAGCTCCAGGTCGGTGTTGAGCGCGATCTGGGCCTCGTAAGAGGTCAGCACAGCCTGGTTGTCGGGATCGGCCCACGCCTCGTCCACGACCTCCTGCACCGCCTCGTCGCGACACTTGGGCCTGGGCACGCCGCGGCCGAACACGAAGTCGTTGGAGAGGTCCACCGCCGCGCCGGCCTGCGGGTCCTGGGCCCAGACCATGCGCGCCTGCTGGGCCATCTTCTTGCGCTCCTCGAAGCGCAATTCCTGGGGCTGCCCGCTGAGGTAGTCGAGGACGCTCCAGCCGATGAGGTCCAGTTCCCGGCGCAGCGCCCGGCCCTCCGTCGCCGCCGCCTCCAGCAGGTCGAGCCGCCCCTTCTCCGCGACGGTGTAGCCCGTCCTCTCCTCGACGGCCTCTTGCAGCCGCGTCACCCAGCCCCCCTTGCGTTGTGCCACGGCTCAGGCCGCCTTTCGGTGTCGGTGGGCCAGCGCCCAGTCGCGAGGGGGCATCCACGTGCTTAGCTCGCGGGCGCTCATGTGCTCCTCGCGATAGGTCTGAGCGTCTTCGACCAGCGCCTCGCCGTCGGGCAGCAGCATCTGCACCTGGACCAGCCGCCGACCGTTCGTGAGGTAGTCGCCCTGACGGATGTAGGTGGACATGCGGTCACCTCGTGCCCAGCGCCTCCCGGAAGGCCCGCTCGCTGCCGGCACTGATGGCGTTCTTGTGTGCCCTCCAGGTCGGACAAGACTGGTAGTCGCCCAGGCAGAAGTCCCCGACCGACAGGGGGTTGAGCCGCGCGTCGATCACGTCCCCCTCGATCCGGCACAGCACGCCACCCCCCGCCCTGGCGACACACCCAGCCGGGCAGATGACATCCGCCTGGTCGATGAGCCTGGCCGGCCGGGGCAGCCTCTCGTTGACCGTGGCGTATGCCGCCATGGGTCTGAGGTTACCCCCCGCCCGGCCTGGCCACTACATCACGCCGAACTGGTGGGCGACGCCGCGCCTGGGCCCGAGACGTACCACCATCGCACCCCAGGCCCACGGTTCCTGGCTAGCTTCGCCTCACACCCCACGAGATAGAGGTAGCGGCCAGAGCGATAGTCATAGTGGCGACTGCGGTGCGCGGCGCGCCTGCGTCGCTGCGCTTGGGCGTCCGTCTCGTCCATGTCTCATGGCTTCCAGTCCGGGCGCACGCAGCGCAGATGCCCGAGCCGCCGCAGCCGGGTGTCGTCCTTCTCGCGAATCTCCAGCGCCCTCGGATCGTCACGGTGCACCGGCCTGCCGCACACGGGGCACGTGGCAACGACCTCGTGGTACCAGGGGACAGCGGACCCACTCACGACAGCGCCTCCTCAGCACACAGCCACTCGCGTACCAGCGGCCCCCAGGCATCGCAGCGCTCGATGCGCAGCAGCAGGGCAAGCGCACGATCGTAGCGCTCGCGGTACCAGTCCCGCTCGCGCCCCAGGGCGAGGACTTGCTCACGTCTTGCGGCGACCTCGCGGACGAGCGCGGCTACCTCGGAGTCCTCCACGCCGCCGGACTCTAGCTGGCCCGGCGGCGGCCCGGCCGGCTCACGCCCTGCGCACTAGGACGGGAGTCACGCTCCCCGCTTCCCGTCGCGCTCCCCTCCGCGCCTCCGCCCTTGAGGACCACCGGCAAGCCGATGTAGCTCCACACACGCGAGCGCCCCTCACGGCCTGTCGGCTTGACGCTGCCCTCCTCCTGGAGGGCCTTCATCACCCAGGACAGCGTGCCGCTGTTGAGGTCCAACGCCTTGCCGATGGCCGCCTGGCTGGCCGCCTCTCGCTGGCACAGGTACTCGCGGACCGCCTCGACGTTCTTGCGACCGGCGATCTTCACCGGATCGGACTTGTCTGCGAGCGGGCGCTCGCCCCGGAGAATCCTCACCGCCCGGTCGAGCGCTCGAATCTCGCGGTTCATCTCGTTCAGCACGGCATCGCGGCGGCGCTCCACCTCGCGGCGGGCTTGCTCTAGCGAACGCACGAGAGTGGCCGTGGCCGCCCCCGGCGTCATCTTCGGCACTACTGGCACCCTGGCCATTGATTCTCCCTCCGGGAACCAGGCCCGCATACGGTCTACCTCTGGCCGGGAACCCGACTTCGGATACTAGCCCACATTGTGAGCGGACGCCAGGCTGGGCGACGCTCTAGTCCTACGTGCGCGCGTAGCGGCGTGCGACGTTGAAGGCCGCGTCCCTGGTGGCCCATTCGCTGTATTCGATGACCTGCTCGTCCGGGCCGTACAGCCGAACGCGGTAGTTGCCCATGCGGATGACGCTGGCGAGCAGTCGTCCGTCGTCGGCGTGGAAGCGGGTGGCGCTGGTCTTCACGCTCACGACTCGCCTCCGGTCAGCGCCTCATGCGCCTGGCTGGCCTCGACCGCACACGCCCTCCAGATGCGCTCCATGATCGCCGCCTGCTCGGCATCCTTGTCCTTGCGTGCCTCGTCGTCGGCCTTCATGCGCTCAAGCTCGCCGGGCTCGGAGAGGTTGTAGGTGCCCTGCCCCTCGGCCTTCCAGGTCACGTGCTTGAAGACCCGGGTGCGCCCGATCAGGCCGGCAAGCTCGCGCTTCTGGACCTCGTTGAGCCGCTCGGCGCCGACCGCCGCACAGAAGCGGGCAATCTGATCCTCGTCGGGCCAGGTGCCCAGGCCGACCGTCTTGACGTGCCCCTCCTCGTTGACGTAGAGGACCTGGAGCGTGGAGTACGTCCCAGCCTTGGGCTTGTTCCAGCGGCCCGTCTTCGGATTCAGGGTCTGCGAGACGAGCCGGTCGCCATGCTTGGCCTTCGACTCGATCCAGTAGCGGATCGTCGTCCGCAGATGGAAACCGTACGGATAGTCCTCGACCGCCAGGGCGGTCTCCGCGCTCGTGTGGCCGAAGCGCAGGTCGAGAGTCGAATAGTCCATCGCTTGCCTCCTTGGTCGGGGTTCTTGCCTACCTACAGCTTAGCACACATCGTGAGCTAGAATGACCTCCGGGGCAGGGCGATAGCGAGCGCCCACCTTGATCTGCAACTGCTCGCCCGCAAGCATCCAATCGCTCACGGTTCGATACTGGCCGTGCAGACGATCGGAGTTGCGCACGCTCACGGAGACCCGCCCATCGCTGAGGCGGGTCACCGTCAGGTAGCCGGTGTGCCTACGGCCATCCGCCCAGACGATCCGCGCGGCGCTGCGAGGGTTCGCCTCGCACCAGGCGATCAGCGCGTCCATCACGCCACGCTCGGTGGCATTCAGCGTGGTCGTCATCTCACTGCCTCCTTGGTCGGGGTCATACATCAGCGCCTTCCTCCTCCTCGATGAGCCTGGCGAGCTTCGCCTCGCGATCGCGCAGGTTGCGCTGTAGCTCCTCGATCCGGCGCTTGTTGTAGGCGATGCGGTTGGCACGGAAGCGCCTGTCCAGTTCCGCGCGGCCCTCGCCGTTGGCCCACGCCTCGACGGTCCTGCGCGCCGCCCGGCGATCACCGCTGGTGGCCATCAGGAAAGCGCCGGTGTAGTAGTCCCGGCGCGCCACCGCCCACCTGCCATCCATGCGCGACAGCGTGGCCTCACCGCCGCCGGAGAGTTCGACCAGCATGTTGGCGTTGGGCAGGTCCTTGATGAGCTTTGTCATGCCTCGCCCCCCTGACAGCCCGCGCACCACTGGTCGGGCTCAGGCGCGTGACTCTCCGCGAGCTTGCGCGTCTCGTGCTCGCAGTAGTTGCCGTGGTCCTCGCAGAGCGTGATCCACGGCAGACCGCCCACGTCGAAGGACTCATCGCGGTTGTCGATCAGCGCGACAGTCGTCCCGGTCCGCCGCGAGCGGCGCACGGTGATGACCTTCTCCACTGGACCTTGCCTCCTTGGTCGGGAATCGTGCCTCTCAGCACCACCCCAAGGATAGCACACATCGTGAGCTAGGTCACCCGTCGATTCGCAGGCGCCCGGCAGCGCGCTCCGCGAGCAGCGCACGCCCGTGTTCGGTCGCCTTGAACAGATAGCGCCCCCGCCCGCGCGCCGGCACCGCCACCAGGATGGCGCCACGCGCCTCCAGCGCGTTCTGGATCGGCGCCGTGAGATGCCCGTGCCCCCAGGTCGTCCAATCGCCGGCTGCGGCGATGTCGCGAAGCGCCCACACCCACTGCCGACGCCACGGCTTGGCCATCGTGCTGCGCGCCAGCGGCGATCGAGTGCGCAGACGGTAACCGTAGGGCACCTGCGGCCTGGGACGACGGGCCGCCCGGAGCGCCCCGTCGCTCACCTCGACGGTAGCGATGCCGACCGCATGACCGGCAGCCTCCAGCGCCCGCGCCTTGCCCTCCGCCTCAACCGCATTCCACGCCGCCGCTAGGCGCCGCTCAGAGTCACGCTCGAAGATCACGTAGCCGGTCATCCGGCCGTCTCGGAGAACCACTCCAGCGCATCAATGGCAGCGATGCCCGCGGGCGCGATCGGCCTCACCGTGACGGTCACGTCATCGCCGCATTTCGCCGCACGCCTAGAGATGCGAGCAGCGACCTCCTCCGCGCGCTCCTCGCTCCTAAACGGCCCGACGATCACGTCGTGGTAGGCCACGTCGGTTCCCTCGACGCCGATCCGCCAAAGCACGACGACGTAGCTCATGGGTCGATCAGCAGTCGCTGGCCGAGCCCGACGCCAAGCCCGACGCCGTGCTGCTCCCAGCACGGGATGCACATGTACGCCCAGGCGGTGGCGTACTTGACCTTGCCGTCGATCGCCGCCGGTCGGTTGCCGCACATGTCGCAGACCGGGCGCTTGGTCAGCACGTCGGTAGCGGTGCCGTTGTAGAGCATTCTGTCCTCCTGGTCGGGCCCCAAGGCTAACACACATCGTGAGCCAACGCACGGCGCCCCCCAAGCCTTGCGACAAGGGAGGCGCCGGGGCTCCTACTGAGTGATCTTGCGCAGGAAGTCCCGCGTCGCGCGCCGGCCTGCCAGGTCGCTGAGTGCCGCCGCTCGACACTCCGGCGTCGCGTTCCAGCGCTGACTGCTACCGGGGATCGTCACGCCGATCTGCACGCAACGCTCGTACGCGCGCTGCGCCTCAAACAGCGGCTTCATCTTGCCGCCGTCCTCGGGCACCGCCACCGCCGTCGCAAGCATGGTCACGGCCATGCTCACGAGGACCGCCAGTGTCATCGCCCGGCGCCTCAAGGACATCTCGGCCACGTGGGTCCGGCATGGTCGGGCGCCAAGTGGACGCATCCGATGGCCCCGATGTTGCCGTGCCTCTCAAGCAGCGGCTTCATCTTGCCGCCGCTCTCGGGAAGGGCGAGGCCCGTCGCGAGCAGGACCACAGCCATGCTCGCGAGGACCGCCCGAGTCATCGCCGGGCGCCTCATCGGACGCAGTACGCGATAGCGGTCGCGTCGTAGCTGGTGGTGCTGCTCGGGTTGCCAGCGATCACCTTCCACGCCGTCGTGGTGCCAAACGAGTCGCTGGCGAAGGTGATGTTGGCGCTGTAGAAGCCGCCGCCAACGACCTTGTATCCGGCGGAGCACTGGGCGACGATGGTGACCGCCTGGCCGGGCGCCACGCTCTGCGTCTGCGTGATGCGCTGGATGTCCGAGAAGCTGCCCGCCGGACCCTGGGAACCTGCGGCCCCCGCCGGTCCCTGGGCTCCCTGGGCTCCCTGGACTCCCTGGGCTCCCTGCGGTCCCTGGACGGAACCGTTGAAATCGCGCGGGCTGAGTGAGCGATCCTTGATGTCCCTGCCCGTCACGGTGCCGTTCTTGATGTCGCGCCCCGTGACGTAGGCCGAGCCGGCAACAGCCGTGCCGGTCCCGGCGATGCTGGCTACTGCGGCCAGCACCATGATCTGCTTGAACTGCATGTGAGTGTCCCCCTTCGAGGTGATGGTTCCGAGCCACGCGACCCGGCGCCAGCGCCCGCCGATCAGGCGAGCGCTCGCGTCGGGGGCGCCCAGAAGGCGCCCCGCACAGCCAGCCGGCTAGAGCAGTCCAGCCGCCGCGAGCGTCTCGCGAACGTGGCGCACGTCCTCAGTGACCGCACCGGCCATGAGTACCGCGAACACGACCGCGAGCACCATCACGACGAGGCCCAGCAGCAGCCTCTCCTCGGCCATCAGCACGCGCCCATCTCGCTCAGGGTCTGGGCGGCATCCATGCACCTGCTGTAGGAGTCCAGGGCCTCCGCGCCCGCGAAGGCGCCCGCCAGCATCAGGACCCAGCCGATGCTGCCGAGGATGCCGAGGACGAGCCCGGCGATAGCCAGGCCCCGCCCGCCCATCTCGGTCTTGGTCTTGGGCAGGGCGATGGCGCTGAAGATCACGCCGAGCGCCGAGATGCCCACCAGGCTCAGGATGAACCCGGTGATGGCCATGCCGCTCGTCTGCTTGCCGACGGTCGTGACATGGATGACCTGCTGCGGCGCAGCAGGCGCCTCGTGGGTGGTTGCTTCCATGGGATTACTCCTTGGTCGGGATACGATCCGAATTGGACCGTGCAGAGACGGTAGCACACGATGTGAGCTATCGCAAGGGCTGGGCGCGGCGGGTCGGCCAAGAGAAAAGGGCCGCCCGAAGACGGCCCCTCGCCCTAGCTCACGCCCCCCCAGCGCGAGCTACCTGCGCTTGACGCGCAGCAGCTTCCACCGGCTCACGTTGCCGGCGTAGTCCACCGCCTGCACGCGCACCCCGTGCCTGGCGTGACGGACCCGGACGCTCCTGGGACCCGAGGCGTTGTCGCGCACCCTGATCCGCAGGTGCCCCTTGCGGAAGGTCCGGCTCAGCCGCCCGATGCTCGCGGCGTTCGCCGTCCCCGTGTCGGTGGTGGCCGACGTGGGCTGCGGGGCCACGTTGTCCAGGATGATGTCGTCGGTGACCTGGAAGGGGCCGACGCGCGCGTAGACCGTCCTGCTCACGCTGTCTGCCGGGCCCACCTCGCTGAGCGTCCACGGGATGGCTGCGTCCGTGAACGGGGATGCCTGGGCGAACCCGCCGTCGTTGGAGAGCACGGTCGTGGTGTCCGCGCACTCCTTCTGGACCGCGATCGTCACCGCCAGGGTGTTGGTGAACAACGCCCCGCCGTTGATCGAGATGGCCGGGTGCACCTCCTGGCACGGTGTCGGCTGCGCTGCCGATGGCGCCTCTGCAACCGGCTCAGCGGGCGGCGGTGGGGGCGGCGGCGGTGCCAGCGCGTCCAGGTAGATGACCCCAGTGTCAGGAGGCATCCCCCCCGAGCTACTGGCAATCCTCACCGCCACCCGGTACTGCCCCGGCTGGAAGGTGAAGTCCACCGTGCGGCCGACCCCGGTCAACCCGGTACCGGCATCCCAGGTGATCCGATCATCGGAGGCAGTGGTGGCCACCTCGAAGTGGACGGCCACTCCGGCAGGCACGCAGTGTCGCGTGGAGCAGTCTGTGCTGACCGCCCCGTCGTCGGTGTGGTAGCTGATGGTGGCGGCCTGCGCGGTTCCGCAGAGCGCCAGTAAGAAGGCGCCTACGAGCAGCGCCCTGATGGTTCGTGGCATTGGTCCTCCCCCTCGGTGTGTGGCCCGCAAACGTTGTAGGCCACACCCAGTGTAGCACACGATGTGAGCTACCGCCAGGCGTTGATCGCGCAGTCGAAGCACGTCGGCAGCGCCTGGCGCTCCAACGGCGTCGCCGGCCTCGTCGGCGTGCCCGGATAGAAGTGGGGGCAGTCCAGGCGGTGGAGCCTTCGCGGCTGCACGCCCGGCTGCCCCTTCGCCGCGTAGTCGATCACGTACGTCGCGGTCTTCACGCCCGACCCCCGATCGTCGGCGGCGACACTCGTCCCTCCGCCCCGTTGTCCCAGCGCACGCGCACCCAGGCCAGCCCCTTGGACTGACCGCGCTTGGGCACGCTGACCCGGACGACCGTGCCGGTCGCGCCAGCGACGCTAACCACACGGTCTCCCGGTTGAAGCTCGCGCCAGCCCCTCATCCGACCGCCCCCGCGTTCGGATCGTCCAGCGGCTGCTGCTCGCGCTGCCTGGGCCGCGGCGCCCCCTCGATGAACGCAATTCGGTTGAGCGTCCACTGCTCAGCGCGCGCCTTGCGCTCCTCGCCATCGTGCTCGCTGATGCGCCCGTCGGCCACCGCCACGTCGATGTTGGTCTGCGCCCCGGGCGAGCTTGGCCATCTCCAGCGCGACCGCCTCCTCGACGCGGCTCACCGCCCCACCCCCTGGAGCCGTTCCTTGAGCAGCGACTCCAGGACCTCACGCACGTTTGTGGTGATCCGCTCGTCCAGCCACGCTCGCCGGATCGCCTGGAGAGCGTCGGCCCCGTCGAGCAGGTCCAGCGCCGCGTCCACCTTGCCCGCCAGCGTCTGGATGCGCCCCAGGTTGCGTAGCTCCTTCTCGCCACGCTTGCGCTGCTCCTCAATGCGCTCCTGCTCGCGCGTCTTGTGCGCTCGCGCCTTGCCGGTCTTGGTCACCGACACGGTGCGTCCGCACGCCGCGCAGCGCCCGCGGGGGCTGGCGTAGGACATCTGGAGGTTCTCGGCGACCTGGCCCGAGCCCTCGCACTCGCCCTCGACCTTCGCCTTCGCCGCCGCGGCGCGCTCGGCCTCCATCGCCACGAACTTGGGGTGGCGGGGAGCCGCCGGCCAGCAGACCGTGCAGGCCATGCAGCCGACCGTGGCGATCACCTCGTCCTCGGACTTGTCCGAGAGCGCGGGAACCCAGGCGAACGTCGTCGTCGCGAAACACGTCGTGCACGCCGTGGTGCGGTGGTAGTGGCCGTCGTGGTTCTGGACCAGGAAAACGCGCTCCCAGCCGCCGCGGCGCTCCCACTCCGCGTTGAAGGGCCCCATCGCCGCCTCCGCCCGCTCGGCGCGGTCACGCGCCTGGGCGACCGCCGCGGGGTAGCTGGCGTACGTGTACTCCAGACCTCGGCGCTCCGCCTCGTTGTAGGTGGCCTGCAACCGGGTCGCCGCCGCACGCTGCGACTGCGCCTCAGCCATCAGCGGCTCCCAGGCCGCGTCTATCTCGGCCGCAGTCATCGCGGTCAGGTCGAGAGCGGCGATCGCCTCGTAGTCGAGCCGGCTCATGCCGCCGCCTTCGCGTAGTAGCGGCGCCAGTAGCCCGCCGTCTCCTCGCACTTGCGGCAGTCGCTGGCCGCGTGCGCGAGGTCGCCGCCCATGATCGCCGCGGCGCTCGTGCAGTTCTCGGTGTGGGAAAGATGCGCGCTGAGCGCCCGTGCCCACTGCCTCGCCCTGTCCATCACGGCCTCCTTGGTCGGGTCGCGGCCCTCTGACCGCACCCCAATGGTAGCACACATCGTGAGCTACTGGGTCCAGTCTCCCCGCAGAAGTCGCCGGACATCCAGGCCGTCCGCATCGAGCGCGGCCATCACCTGGTCGCGCCAGTAGGTGAGCATCCCCTCGGCGTCGCCCGCCTCGGCGTAGGAGCCGTCGAGCCGGAGCACCACGTCCCACGTGCCGTACTCGTTCTCGACGGCGGCAACGCGCAGCCACTGCATCCGCTGATCCATCAGGGCGCCCAGCCCCTCCCGCCCGCTCATACCGAGAGCGCGTCGTACTCGGCCTGGGATTCGGTCCTGTCATGGAGGGGCGCAATGCCCGGCGCAAACCGCGTGCCCAGCAGCTTCGCGATCGCCTCGCCCAGCCGGCTGTCGGACGTAGCGACGTAGCAGCCGCCCATCATCGGACCCAGCTTGCCGTCCGGGATCAGCGGCGCCCACTTGCCGTGGTACTCGACCGCGGCGCCGGGCTGACCGCTGATGTCGGCGGCCGGGATGATCTTGACGGTGCCGGGCAGGTTGCCCATGACCAGCAGCACCGCCGGGCGCTCCGGCGTGGGCTCGAACGGCCCCGGGATGTTGACGATCGTCACCTCGTCGCAGTGGTCGGAGATGCCGCCGTTGGAGAAGCTGCGGCCTCCGGCCTTGAAGATGTCTGCGGTCAGGCCCATTTAGAACTCCTCCGTCGTGATTGATTCCTGGTACGTCGTCGTGATTGCTCCGTCGTGGTACTCCAGCCCCATGCGCGCCAGCCTGGCCAGCACGTAGGGGTTGCCCGCGGCGCACTCGCGCTTGAGCTTGATGTGGCCGAAAGCGTCCCGGTTGGCGTGCGCCGCGAACGCCCGCTGCGCCCGCACGACCTCGCCCCTGCGACGTGTCGTCAGGTCGATCACCGCCTCTCCCCTCCGTTGATTGCCTCAACGTGGTCGAAGCGTCCCGCCGCCCGGCGTGCCGCCTCGTACGTCTTGTGCCAGGAGAGCACCTGGTCTCCGCGGTCGTTGAGCCGCACGTACAGGTAGTCGTGCTCGGTGCGCCTGGTGGCAATCCCGCCCTTCGGCGTGGCGTGCTTGAGCGTGCTCACGTCCCCACCCGCAGCCCGAGCCGCTCGAAGTCTCCGAGCTTCTTCGGCGGAACGTAGACCGTCGCGTACGGCTCCAGCCCCGTGCTCGCAGGCGGGTGGTTCACCGCAACCGACAGGTCGAGCGAATGGCACGCCGCCATGAACCCGGCCGGGTCGTCGGTCTCGTCGTAGTACGTACGGCCATCCGGGTACAGGTCCATCAGTTCGCGGTCCGTCATCAGAAGCTCCCCCCGATCACCGTGAAGGGCGAGGGGCGCCGCAGCTTCGCGCTGCACGCCTCGCGCGCCTCGGCTGCCAGGTCGCGGACGACCGCGGTCTTGCCGGTCTTGACCAGCGAGGTCTTCATGACCAGGCCGATGAACTCGCCGGTCTCCGCCACCTGGACGTAGACCATGCCCATCGCTCCGTTCTTCGGACAGCCGTGCGGCTGAACCATCTGGACCTCGGCGCCCGCGTGAGCCATGACCCGCGCGCTCGTCCTGTCCATGAGGCCCGCCGGCTCCAGCCGGTAGACCGCCTTCTTCTTCGCGCTCATCGCGCCCCTCCTTGGTCGGGAACTCGGGTCTCTCGACCCACCTACATGGTAGCACACATCGTGAGCTATCGGCGGCCAGCCTCGCGCCTCGCGGCGTCCCCGCTGGCCATCGCACGCACCTGACCGTAGGTCCGAGCGAAGCCGATGTGCTCCCAATCGGGGGCACCAGTCCACCGCTGTAGCTCGTAGTTGCCGTACTGAGTGCGCCGCGTGCGGTAGCCGAGACTCCGGCGCCACCCGTCAGGGCCAGGCTTGTGGAAGCTCCACATCACGCCACCCCCTCGCGCGCGAACGCCAGGCAGGCAAACAGGTCGCCCCGGAACACGACGCGCTCGGCGCCCATCCAGATCGCGAGCACCACCCAGTCGTGGGTCCCGCCGACAGCCTGCACCCTCATGACGCTCACTCCTCCTTGGTCGGGATCGCGGCGTTACCGCCGCACCAGGCAGGATGATAGCACACGATGTGAGCTACAGGAGCCCTCCGGGGCAATGTCCGCACTGTTCGACTACGACCCCGAGGAGATGGAGCGCCGGATGCGTTGGCGCGCCCTGCGAGTGCGCGACTACGGCGACTAGCCGTCGTCCAAGCCGGGCTCGCGCTCCGGGCCAGCGCGATAGCTAATGTCCTCGGGGTCAGCCAGGCCCGAGCGAGTGAACTCAAGCATCGAATCGAGGGGGCGCAGTTGCTCCTCGGCAGCCTGCTCGACCTCAGTGTGGATGTGCCAACACTCGGTGGCCACCAGGTCGTAAACCTCGCTCATGGCGAAGTCATCTGGGCCCGTGCTCACGTAGCGCACCACCTTACGCCCCACCTCATCCTTCTCGGCCACGCGGACCGGTGCGCGCATCTGGGAGACGTAGTTGTCGGGCCAGTCGGCCGGCAGCAGGTTGCGCTGCGAACGCACCATCTCCAGGGTGGCGTCCAGCGCCTCGACGCGGCGCACACTCGCCCGGCGCATCTCGGCGTCGACCTTGAGCACGTCGTTCTGGGTGGCGAAGTTGCACAGGTACACCCGCCCGGGGAAGCGCTCGGCCACGCCCTGGGCCAGCCGGTACTCGGGGAGGTGGTCGATGACCGCCATGTTCACGGCGTAGCGATCCATCAGCGTTACCACCTCATCGAAGCTATCGACCTCCCCGATCCACAACGCGAGCTTGCGGGTCCGCCCGTCGGCGGAGGGCAGGTGGCGGCTAATCCGAATGCTCAGGTTGCGCACGCTGGCCACGTCGACCCCCATCGTCACCAGCGAGCCGTCGCGCACATGCCCCGGTACGGTGCAGTACATGCCGCCAGCGCTCTGCGCCGCCGCCAGCGCCTGGAGCGACAGCCGGCCCTCGGCCGGCGAGTAGGGCAGCCCCAGGTCCTTGTTGAAGAACGTCTGCACGGCGTAGGGCTCGCGCATCTGGGAGTTGGCGATGATCCGGGCCAGGTTGACCTCGGGCACCATCAGCCGGGTGATGTGGTAGCCGCGCACGTCGCGGCCTGGATGCTCGGCCACCCAGGCGCCCTGGCGCACGTCCAGCGGCCGGCAGCAGCGCCGGCAGCCCACGTACGGCGGCTTGGTCTCGGTGGGCTCGCGCGGGACGTAGATGACGTTCTCGTAGAAGTCCAGCGTCTGCCACTCCCCGCAGCCACACTTGACGTGCCAGCGCCGCTTGTCGGAGCGCTCGTACGCCCTGGCGATCCCGAAGTCGTCAATCGTCGGGTTGCCCACCCGGCGGATCAGGCCCAGCGGCGAGGCGTCCACGCGGTGCTCGGCGTCGGCGATGTTCTGCTGGTTGAGCCGGTCGTATTCATCGAAAGCGATCACGTCGGCGTCCACCGCGTCCAGGTCGTCCTTGACCTCCGAGCCGCGGAAGTTCACGAACCCCAGCCCGATCTGCTTCTGAAACAGGTTGTCGATGTGGTCGCGCGGCACCCGCCGCTGGAGGTACTCGCCGTTGCGGATCAGCGGACGGATGCGCTGCTGTGAAAACTCGCCAAGCTGCACGCGCTTGGGGAACACGTAGAGGGCGGTGAGGCCCTTCATGTCCGGCCAGTACATCGCCCAGCGAATGAGATAAGCCGACACGCCCACCTGCGTGGCTTTCATCACGGCCACCTCGTGGGCGTCGGCGCCCTCCTTGTACATCTCGCGCTGGAACGGGAAGCGCTGGAAGTCCAGCGTGCCCGTCTTGGGCTCGGGGATGCGCAGGGCCCAGTCCAGAAACGGAGTGCGGCGCTCGCTCTCGTCGCTGTCGGCCAGGCGCAAGCGCTCGTACATCGCCTCCGACAGCAGCAGCACCGGCTCGTCGGCGGCCACCCGACGCCGGTGGTAGACCGCCAGCCCTCGCCCCGAGGACACCTACTCCTCCTCCTGCTCCGCGACCGCGTGGCCGTTGCTTTCCGGCTGGCTCGGCCGCAGCGCTTCCATTAGCTCGCGCCGTGCTGCCGCCGGGACCTGGTGGCGGGCGAAGATTTCCAGGATGACTTCGGTGAGCCAGCGCACATCCACCTCGACCCGCAGCCGGCCCAGGTCCTTCGGAAGTCGGCCGGTGGCCTGGAGAAGCTCCACCGCCTTGTTGCGCACCTCCATGCGCGAACGCACCGCAGCAATCACGGCCGCCACGTTGCGCTCATCCCAGGCGGCGTTCGCGGCCTCCGTCAACTCCCACAGGTCGGTGGAGTAGCCGCGCAGAAGATCGTCCACGACCTTGATCGGGTCCTCGTCGGCGGTCGGCCCCGCCTCCCCCAGCCACGACCGCACCACCTCCCGGCAGTGCCGCGCGTTGATGCCGTTGCGCTTAGCTATCTCCTCCCAGGGAAGCTCGGCCTCCAGGCGGTCGCGCACGACCTGAGCGTTGCGCTTCGCCCGCTGCGTGCTGGTGAGGCCCACGCCGACAGCGTACCCCCACCGCAAGACCCAGCCAGACTGGGCCGCTACCTGCCCAGAAGGCGCTCCTCGCGCACGGCAGCGACACCCAGCCCGCACCTGTCACAACGGCCGGCGCGCACATCATGGCCGAAGCGTGCACATGTCGCGCGCCCCGCCGCCTGCGGACCCATGGAGCGCCAGACGCTGAGGTAAAAGGCGTCCGCCAGCGCCCTGGCGTGGATGCGCCGCGCGTAGGCGTTTAGAACAGGCTCGCCGTCCTCGCGGTACACGAACGCCGCTCGGCCGGCCATCATGCCCACCCGCGTGCACCGACCGGCCTGTGGCACGCGTCGCAGCACGCCGCGCGCGCACGAACAGCACCACAGACCAGACAGCAGGCGTGGGTGTGCTCGACGCAGACGTAGCGCCTGATGCACCCCTCGTCGTCCTCAGCCATGTACATCCAGCGCCCCGTGCCCGGCACGACATAGGCAACCCCGGTCGCCTGACAGAGAAAAATGACAGGCGGAGGATCGGCGATCGTCGTCACCAGTCCGTCCAGCGGCCCACCGACGACCTGCACCTTGACCACCGTCCTCACCCGTTCTTCACCTTGCGCTGCCCACAGAACGGGCACCGCGGCCAACGGCGCCGGGCGTCGGGCGAGTCGAGCCAGTGCCGCCGGCAGTCTCCGCAGTAGCTGGCGAGCAACCCGAAGGGCCTGCCGGAGGAATCGGGACACGGCGGGGCGGGGTGCCTCAGCCTCACGGACCTAGAGCCTAGTCCTCCAGATCGGCGGCAGTGGTCACCAGACGCTGATCGTTGTGGTACACGACACCACCCTTCCACGACCTCCACGGGATGGCCTTGTAGGCGCCGGGCCGCTGGAGGTCCTCATCGTCGCTCATGCGAGTGGCGATCCGGCACGCCTCCTTGTCCGAGCGCGCCGCCACAATCCGCGCCTTCCCGTCTGAGCCCTGGGCCGGCGTCTCGTTGAGCAGAGGCGCCCAGAGCATGATCCGCCCAGAGTCATCCACCGGAAGCCGGGACGCGTCCTCGCTGACCACCAGGCCCTCGCTGTCCACATACACGGCCTGGAGCACCACATAGTCGGTGGGCTTGGGGGCGGCCTTCTGGGTCATCAGGCCCGCCACGCCATCCACATCGTCGCCCATCTGCTTCTACCTCCTCGGTGTAGGTGTCATGCCTCGATGCGCTTGCCATACCCGGCCGCGATGAGCGCCTCCGCGAGGTCCACGGGCCCATTGAGGCGGGCGAACCAGACCCGGCACACCCAGCGATCGAAGCTGCGGTGGTCCTTGTAGGACTCCAGGATCAGGGGGACCGGCTGGCCGGCGTCGGTGAACAGCAGACGCAAGACGTACTCTCGCGCCTCCCGTGCCGCGTCGCGCTGGTCGGCGCGATTCAACTCCGGGGTGTCCACCCCAAAAAGGCGCACGCGAATGGTCGTCTGGATGTAGAAGCCCAGGTCCACGTCCGCCAAAATCGTGTCGCCGTCGATGACTCTCCGCGCGGTGGCGCGGTAGCGATACGCCGGGTCGGGAACAAGCATCCGGCGCAGGCTAACGCCCACGCCGGATGGTTCCCCCCAGGCTGGCTAGACGGCCTCGCCGAAGGAGTCGATGATGCTCACGCGCACCCGACACTCGTCGCCCTGGCCGTAGGCCGCCTGGTAGCGGTCGATCTGCTCCGAGCTAACCTCGGTGTCGAAGTTGACGCGCCGCGAGTGCCCGCGGGTCACCCTGACGATCTTCGACAGCTTCAGCGGGCTGGTGCCCACCTGCTCGAACACCGCGGTCGCCTTGACCACAATCCCGACGTTGCCGGTGTTGCGCAACTTCGTCTGCGCCACCAGATGCGACGGCGAGTCGATGTTGAGCAGCAGGTCGCAGCTAGACGAGAACTTCCCGTCCGGCTTGGCTGCGACGGGCGCCGGCTCGGGGGCCGGCGTCTTCGGCCAGGTGTCGCGGGCGCCGCCGCGCTCCGAGACGTGCGCCTTCGGCGTCGCCTTGGGCGCGATGCTGCCCGTCTGTGTCTCGGCGCAGCCCACCGCGAGCGCACCAACGCTCGCAGCAACCAGCACCGCAAGTACCTTCTTCATGTCCTCCCCCTTGGTCTTGGTCCCGGATCACATGACCCGGCGCCAGCCCCCCCCAAGGACGCTCGCGTCGAGCCCGTAGTCCTCTATTCGTCCAGAGGGCTCATGTCCTTGAGGGCCAGGGTCAGCGACGGGCCCTGGCCCTGCGCGCGTCGGCGCGGATGGCGCACACGTCGTCCTCGCGAAGGTGCTCGATGATCGCGCCGTAGCGCACGCCCAGCGCCGCCTGGCGCTGGCGCACCGTGCCGCTCTCCCTGCCCGGGGCGATGCCCAGGAAGGTGCCCGCGATGACCCGCTGGCCGTGGAGGCGCACCTCGATCTGACAGCCGCGCTCGATCGCGCGCATCTCCTCAAAGGTGTACTCGCGCATTAGCGCCGCGTCCCTTCGTTGTAGGCGTGGAGGATCACGTCCGGCGGCTGGCCGATGAATCGCTGCGCCATGCTGGCGGCCAGTTCGAGCCAGTCCACGCGCCGAACCTCGATCACATAGCCGTCCGGCAGCGGACCGATTCTGCCGCCCTCCTCGGGCAGCGTGTGGGCCTGGCCGACGTGCCTCAGCGATGTGTTGGCCTCGACCGCGATACTCGCCGCATGGTCCTTGGCCTCGCCAAGGTCGGCGACCGCGAACGGCTCCTGCTCGGGCAGGCAGCCCGGTCGGCTGACGCAGATGATGTACGGCATCACAGCCTCCCGATCAAGTCGCCAAGCTGGTCGCAGAAGGCGCCCTGGTAGGTCTTGGTCGCCAGCAGGTCGCCGTAGTTGGCGTTGAACTCACCGCCAACCTCCAGGCGCATGTCCAGCTTGTGGACCGTGATGTTGTAGAGGTCGCGGGCGCGGTCGTAGGCCACGTCGGTGTTGAACACGAAGCCGCCGCGCTTCTGGTGGAAGCGCAGCGTCCGCTCGTCCATCTTGACGAGCTTCTTGGCCTTCACGCCCTGGGCTTTCGCCTGCTGCGCGATCGTCTGGGTGACGCTCATTGGTGGCTCCTTGGTCGGGAATCCTGCACCCCAATGGTAGCACACATCGTGAGCACCTAGAAGTCCCTGGCCTCGCGCGGGCAGACAAAGCGCGCCAACCCCTGCGCGTAGTCGCTGATGTCCGTGTACGGCACGCCCTCGAAGCGCCCCAGGTCATCGACCTGCGTCTCGATGAAGGCCCTGGCGGTGTCGATGCCGTAGCCCCCGTCGTAGCCCTCAGCAGCGAGGTGCCGCCTCGTCGCCTTCGCGATCGCCCGGCGCTCCCTCGCGGTGAGCTTGATACTCATGTGGCCCCCTTGGTCGGTCCACATGGAGCTTAGCACACGATGTGAGCTAGTGTGGGGCGTTGCGGAACGCCTCGGCGTGCGGACAGCTTGCCCAATGCGGCATCCACCTCGCGACCCCGCGCGGCGGCTCCTCGTCCTTCTTGAGCACCCGGACGTTGCCGAACTCGTCCAGCATCACGACGTTGCCCTCCGGGTTCGGCTCGGCATCGAGGGGCATCCGGCGCCCCTTGGCGGTCTTGCCCCACCGGATCGGCGCAGCACAGCGCCGGCACTTGTCGGCCATCACTTCAACGCGTCGGCTCGCAGGGTCTCGATCGTCTGCTGCTGGTGGGCGAGCAGGTCCTCGTAGGCAGCGGCCGGTACCTGAATGCGCAGCTTGGCGCCCACGATCGTCGTGAACTCCAGGACCACGAACGGCTGAAGCTCGCCGCCCGGGACGATCGGCGGCAACTGCCCCCACCTCAGCCCCTCCACCTTGCCGGCGACCACCGGGACGCTCAGTGTCCGCGGGTCCGCCATCACACGCGCGACTGGCGCCGCTCGTCGCCGGGCCGCTTCGGCGCCTGCCAGTCGGCCGGCTCCACCTCGTGGCGCTTGACGCTCACGATGTGGCGCACGACGAAGCTGCCCTCGTCGTTCTCCTGGCCGCGCACGACCACCCAGGTGCGCACCTTGAGCGTGCGCGTTCCGATCTGCCACAGGCCGCTGGGAAGCTCGGCCTCCCAGTCGTAGAACACCTCACGCGACTCCATCAGCGACCCCGTAGGTAGTGCCAGAGCAGGTGGACCAGAAACGCCGTGCCGAGGAGTGCGAGTGAGATGCTCTGCAACAGGTCAACGAGCATCAAAACGGGATGTCGTCGTCGCTGTGGCCAGCGCCCGGGACGCCGTACTGGGGCGTCGCCGCCGGCTGGAAGTCCTCGGCGCCGGGGGTCGGGAGGTCTGGGGCCACCTCGGGCTCACGCCGCTGGAACCCGCCGCCTCCGCCGCCGTCCTTGTCGTCGCCGAAGTCGATGAACTCGATCTGGTCGGCCACGACCTCCACGGCCTGTCGTTTGTGCCCATCCTGGGTCTCCCACTCGCGCCACTGCAAGCGCCCGCGGACCAGGATGCGCCGACCCTTGGCCAGGTAGCGCGCGACCGCCTCCCCGCGGTTGCCCCAGACCGTGACATCGTAGAAGCCGGGGACATCCTCAAACTCCCCATAGGAGTTCTTGCGCCGACCGTTGACCGCCATGCGGATCGAGCACACCGTGTTGCCCGACGGCAGGGTGCGAAGCTCGGGGTCGCGCGTTAGGCGTCCCGAGAGCACCACGGAGTTCACGTTTTCAGACACAGCCGCTCCCTTGGTCGAGGTAGGAGCGCACGACGGTAGCGCACCCGACGGATGGAGCGGGGGGTGGGTCCACACGGCCCACCCCCCCGCCCTACGCAGCAACGGAGGGGGGAGGCTCCGCCGCTACTGGCCAGGCTGAGGTGCGCCTCCTGGCTCGTCGGGCTGCGCCGGCTGGGCCTCATCGGCCTGCACTTGGGCAACAGCCGCGTCCTGCGAAGTGGACGCCGCAGCATCGGCGGCGCTCTCCACATCACGCTCCTGTAGCTCCTCCACGAGTTCGTCCCTGCTGAAGCTCTCGATGTCCTCGATCCCCCGCTCGGCGGCGATGCTCTGAAGCTCGGCGTCAGACAGGTCGGCGTAGTCCTGCGCGCTCACTGCGCTCCCTTCGTAGGCGTTCCCGGGCTACCCAGCCTGGGCTGTATTCATCCTACGACCTGGGCCGAAGCGCCGGCCCACTCGGGCAGGGCAGCCAGTAGCGCCCCGTGCGCCCGCGGACCGGCCCGGACGGTGACCTGCTGCCGACGAACATCCCCGGCGCCCATCGCCATGACCACCTCCCGGTATGCCTCCCGAGCCGCGGGGTGCTCACTACTGGCCAGCCGCCAGAGCACCAACTCGGCCATCCGCCAGTCCAGCCGCAGACCACTCACCAGATGCGCTTCTTGCCAGCGAACACCCTCAGCACCTCACAAAGGGTGGCGACCCCGAAGCCGACAAGCCACACGCAGCCGAGAATGACCGCCACCGCGCCCTGCGCCAGGCGGTCGGCCACGCCCTTACGCCGCCGTCTTCTGGCGCTCGGCGCGCTCCCTCACCAGGCGATCGCGGAACTTCTCCAGGTCCTTGCGCAACCAGATGGGCGTCGCATGAAGGCGCGCGAGCGGCTCCGGCATCCGGCCCAGTCGCAGCCAGCGCCCGATCCGAGTGCGCTCGACTCCAAGCATCTCCGCGGCCTCGCGCGTGCCCACGATGTCCAGCGCACGGGCGGGCGCCACCCGCATCTCGGGGTGCCCCGACCGAGCGGCGGCCATCGCATCACGCAGCGCCTCCACATCGCCGCGGTTCCACACCGGCGTGGCGCCGAGCAACGCCACAGGCGTCGGCATCTTGCCCGTGCGTATGTAGCGGCCGATGCGCGGCTTCTCGACGCCGAGTACCTCGGCGGCCTCGCTCGTCCCTACTAGGTCGTACACTCGCCCGTTCTTCGCCATCCAAACGCCTCCTCGCCCAATCGGCTAACCGGACATGGTAGCACACATCATGAGCATTTCGGGCCACTCTAGCAGTCGGGGGGGAGGTCCCCGACCACCTTTCTGACCTTCTCGACCGGATCGCGCTCCACGCCGGTATCCGGGTCATACAAGCCCTTGACGTACGGAGGTCGCCACACCATCCGGCACAGCCCCTTGACGGGGTGCTCCACCAGCTTGGAGGGATCGGCCTCCGCCAACGAGTCCGCGATGCGCGTGCCCAGCGGATAGTAGGCGGGATGCCCACTGACCCAGAAGGCGTGGGAGTAGGCGATGCCCTGCCCCTCCATCGCCTCCGAGCCCGGAGGGCGGTAGTACAGCTTCTTCGGCGTGCGCACGGCGACCATCAGGCCAATCTCGATCGGCCAGCCCCGCTTCTCGGCGCGCTTGAGCCGGCGCCGCCCCTCGGAGTGCAGCTTGGCCTCCACGAGTTGCACGTTGGCGCCCTGGAGCATGTACAGCACCCGCAGCGAACGGGTCGCCGCGGCATACAGCGCGCTTGCCCAGGCCACCGCCAGGTCGCGTTCCCGGGCCCCGTCAAGAGGAACCTCGATGCGCCCAGGCGCCGCGTCCACATCAACCACCCAGGGCTCAACCACCGTGATGCGCACATCGCTAGCCTCGCCGTCAATCTGGGTGGAAGCGAAGCCGACATCGACGGCGGGCTGGGCGCCGTGAAGCACGTAGCGACCCATCGGTGCGTAGGAGGACGGCTCGGACCAGCCCTCGTCACCGCTGGAGGGAGCGGCGAACGGCACGACCACCAGCCCCCCCTCGTCGCCGACCTCGCGCCAGACCAACGCACCGGCCAGCTTCAGGGTCCGGGTGGTGGAGTCCAGCCGCACGGGCACGGTGGGGAGGTTGCCGGCGGGCCCCTCGAAGTCCAGGTAGATCGTCTCGAAGGGCAGGTGGCAGTCCTTGGCAAACCCCGCGATCGCGGAGTTGTCGGGGCGGCGATCGTCAATGCCAGCCACCCACTCCGGCTCGACCACGATGAGCTTGGCCACCGCCAACGAGTTCAGCGCCGCCGCTCCCATCAGCGCCCGCGGAGAGGTTGCCCCCGCCGCCACCTTCTCCGGGGTGTCGACGCCCCGTAGGCGCAGGTCATCGACAAGGTGGGGTCCACTGACCTGGGCCGCGGAGAACAGCGTGAACATCGTCTCGCACTCGTCCCACGCCTTCGGGAAGGATCGCCCGGCCGCCCAGTGAGGCTTGCGCAACGGGTGCTCGGCCCCACCCAGCAGCATCGCGCCGGCAGTCGGGGCACGGCCCGGCCGCAGGGCGCCGAGGAACACGCCGAACTGCCGCGACGGGAGGTCCACTATCCGCTCGTGGGGAGCGTCGGGCCCCTGCCCGCGCAACTTGAGGTACATGTGGGCGCGGACGTTCTCGCGCTTCCAGTCCTGGGTGGTGTGCTTGAACGCCCCCAGGACCATGTGCTCGCCCGCCGGGTCAAGCCGTGCCAGCGTCTCGTCGTCCAACGCCTTGGAGCACCAGCGCTGCTCGCGCGCGAGGCGTGAGAGGTTGAGCAGCGTTGGCGTGCTCATGAACAGCTTGGCGGGGAGAGCTAGGCGCTCCATGTGTAGGTCGCCGTGGCGATCGCGCAGGAAGCCGTAGGCGAAGGTCTCCTTGCCGTTGGGCAGGGGCGCGCGCCCCACCGGGGTGCCCAGGTCGGGCTGGCGTCGCTCGCGCAGCCAGTCGGCGGCCTTGGTGCCGCCCTGCACCGCGTCGATCGCCTCGGCCGTGCGCTCGGCGCGCGCCTCGCCACGTCGTCGCTGCTCGCGCTTACGTCGCGCCGCCTTGCCCATCAGCTACCTCCTCTCACCTTGGTCGGGTTACCGGCCAGCATAGCACACGACGTGAGCACGCTGGCCGGTCTCACCCCTACGCCGTGGCGGCCTGCTGCGCGTCGTGCTCATACTCGCGCATCCGCCGGTCCAGGTCCGCGCGGATGCCCGCCAGGAACGCCGCGCGCTTCTCGGTGGGCACGTTCGTCCTCAGCCCCACGTGCGCGCGAATCATCTCCGGCGTGACCGCCACGTCGATCTGGTTGCCCTCGTCATCGGTCTTGTAGAGCAGCGGCCCGTCGAGCCGCTCCGTCACCTTCAGCCGCGCGTAGAACTCGCTCGCGTTGCTCTCGGTGATGTGGCCGATCTTCACACCCAGCGTGGCGAAGATCAGCGCCTCGGTCAGTGGCCGCAGAGCCCGGACCTTCTCCCCGGGCTTGCCCTCCGACGGCAGCGGGTCGCGCTCCTCGAAGCACACCCGGTCGCTGTCTGCGATGTCCTCGACGCTCCAGTGCAGAGCCATCGTCCTACCTCCCTTGGTCGGGGTTGTCCACCTCGTCGTCAATCCAGCCGACGCCGAGAAACTCCATCGCGCACGCCAGGCTGTGGCGCGTGCCTGACTGATACGCCGCGGCGTGCTCGAAACACTCGACGTGCAACTCGCCGGGCTCGATCACCCGGCCGCAGCCGGCGGCGTGGCCCGGCTCGCTGATGAGCCGGCCATCGCCCGCGCACTCCCAGCGCTTGCGCGCCCGGCGCACGGTCGTGTTGAGCACATGCGTCCAGGTCACACCTTCGCCCTCCGATAGTGAGCCACTACATCGCGGGCCCTGGCTTCGCGGGGCATGGACCTGAAGGTCAGCGGCTGCACGCGCACCCGCTGGCGTGCCGGCACGTCGAGCACACGCGCGACGTACGGCATCCCATCGTTGACCTCGATCAGGTCCCCCGGCTTGACGCCCGAGAGCCTCATGGGTGCTGCCTCCTTGGTCGGGTTCTTCGACATATCTTACCACATCGTGAGCAGGCCCATTTTCGGCGCCCGGCCGGGAGACCCGTTTCTATCGGCCTTTTGCGGCCCCACATCGCGCATGATGTGTGCTACTCTGTTGGTGCGCAGAAAGCGCGATCCCCGACCAAGGAGACGGCATGAAAGCGATGCGACGCCAGAATCCGATGGCGTACAAGCAGCCTCGCTGGCACCTCATCGACGGCGAGGGCACCAAGGCAATCTGCGGCACCGACGTGGCGGCGGTCAAGGGCGACCTCCGCGGCGCCATCGGTCGCGGCAGGCTCCAGACCAAGGAGGTCGATGGCGACCTGGGCAGCGACTACTCGCTGTGCGCGTCGTGTCGCAAAAAGGCCAGCGGCACCGGCGGGTCGATCAAGCTCGCCACACACGAGATGAAGGCGCTTCTGGCGCGTGCGTGTGAGGCGGCCACCAAGGCGTACACCGAGACCATCCCCACACCGATGGTCGTCGGCACGCCCAAGGACATGATGGCCTCGCTCATGGGCAAGGACGACGGGGGGTTCGACCCCAACGAGCCGGTCTACGTGGTCCCCGGCGGCATCTGCGGGTCGGCCTACCTGCTGATCCGCCCCGCCAACTCGCGCCTGGCGAACTTCCTGCGCCGCGAGGGGTACGGGAGCTACGACAGCTACGCCAAGTGCCTGCGCATCAGCGCGTGGAAGCTGGTCACCGAGAGCAGCGCGCACGGTAGCCAGTCGGTCACCCGGCTGTACGCGGCGGCCAGTGCGGCAGCAGCGGTCATGCGCGAGGCAGGCATCAGCGCGAGCCCCGACGAGTGGATCAACTAGACCGACCACGGCCGGCGCCGGGGCCCCGCCCCCGGCGCTTTGGTCTACTCGTTTATTGAACCGGCGTAACTGACTGTCCTTATTTCTATGGCTACAACCCATCTGACTCACCCCTGATAACAATTAGAATAGGTTAGAACGCGCATCCACCTCGCGGGATTCTTGACACATCGCCATCTGGCGCCCTAGACTCGCCAGGTCAAGGTTTATCCCCAACAAACAGAGGGAACAGGATGCCCAATATCACCATCAGCGTCCAGGGCGACGCGCCTGCCGACGTAATGACCGCCGTGCGCGAGCTTGCGGACCTCGTGCACTTTTCCAACGGAGAGGTCGCCGTGTCCGAGCCGGGGACAGGCGCCCCCACCCCGCGCGCGGAGGACATCATCCTCGGCTCGTCCAACCCCTTCGTCGCGCTGGCGAACGCCGAGCACGAGGAGACCGAGAGCGTCGTCGCGGCCTCCGAGCCGGGAGCGCCGTCGCGCGCGCTCCACGGCATCTCCACAAAGTGGACGCGCCCGGAACACGCCGAGCGCCACCTGCCCGAGCGCAGCGACATGTACAAGGAGTTCCTGCGCCACCTGGCGCAGCACCCCGACCAGCAGGTTCTGGCCGAGGCGCTACGGACACACCTGGGGATCGGCTCGGAGAGCCGCCTCGGGCTCGGCCCGTCCTCGCGCTACTTCGCGCGGCGCCGCACATCCGTCCCCTACCGCCGGGGCCGCACGGTGACCGGCCAGCCCTACTACACGATGCCGGGGCCGGTCGCCGCAGCAATCTGTCAGGCGATGGGCTGGTAGCACCACCAGCACACATCGTGTGCTATCCTTGGGGTGCGGTCGGAAGGCCGCACCCGACCAAGGAGCACGCGCCGTGAACGCATCCGCCGACACCGTTCGGCACTGGCTTCAGCAGACAATCGACGCGCACACGAAGTTCGGGCGCGACACGCTCGACTCGCTGATCGCCAAGTACCTGCTGGAGCACGGTGAGGCGATGGGCCCGCGGATCGACCTGCCCGCCGGCATGGAGTACGGCGAGACCAGGAACTGCTTTGGCAACGCCTTCGGCGCCGCCTTCAGCACCGACGGTGAGGGTGCCCTCACCTACTGCGAGGGCTACGCCTACACGCCCGGCCTGATCGCCTGCCATCACGCCTGGGTGGTCAACGAGTGCGGCGAAGTCATCGACGTGACCTGGCGCGACGGCGGAACCGAGTGCGGCTTCTGCCAGGGCAACGGCACCGTCCAGAAGGCCGTCGAGTGGGACGAGGACGGCGACGAGGCCGGCTGGGAGGAGGTCGACTGCCGCTGGTGCCAGGGCACCGGTGAGCAGGAGCACGAGCACCCCAGCCGCGAGGCGGCCGAGTACCTGGGCGTGCGCGTCTCGCGCGAGCGCCTGATCGAGGTCGTCATGGCCAAGGGCACCTACGGCGTCCTGGACTGCCCGGAGTTCAACGACACGCTCAAGGAGGCGATGCAGGGATGAGCATGAAGATCGCAGTCGAACACCTACAGCGGGGCCAGCCCCGTCCGTATGGGCCGCATACCTACGAAGCGAAAATCACCATCGAGGGCGCCCAGCGCTGGGACTGCCTGCTAGAGGGGCAGATGAAAGACCTGATCCGGGCGTGCGTGCACCCGTTTACCGAGGAGCCCTCCGACGGCTCGATGGACTCGCACTTCCGGCCGCGCCTCAAGCGCCTGGAGTGCACTGAGGACGTGGCGCTGACCGACAACACGCTGGGACCGCGCCGGCAGGTGTGGATGGTCCGGGTCGAGGAGCCCTTCTGCGACTGATGGCCGTCTCCAGGCTCATGAAACGCAAGATCGCCTGGGCCGAGGGCTACAACGCGCGCATCGCACAGGCGCTGCGCGAGGCCCAGGCCGAGCGCCGTGCGTGCGAGGACCCCGAGCGACGCCGGCAGCTTGCCCGACTGGTCAACCTGCTGGAGGCCGAGCGGGCATATACGCGCCAGTCGATCAAGGACCGCCGCAAGCCCAGCAACCGGCGCCTGCTCACCCAGGCGGTTGACGGGCTCGTGCGGGCGCGGCGCGCCCTACTGGAGGCCCACGGCCATCGCTTCGCAGCCGAGGAGTGGCGTCATCTGCGCTACAGCCGCAGCGACCTCAACGCGCTCCTGGGCGAGTGCGACCCGCGCGCCGTTTGGGAGTAGGAGGAAGCCATGATCGACTGGGAAACAATCGCGGCGTTTGCTGGCCTACTGGCTCTCCAGACTGCCTGGATCACACGCTCGTTGCGGAGCATCGAGGCCCGCCTGGGCAGAGTCGAGGATCGCGTGAGCGCGATAGAGGTTGCCCTCGCGCGCCTTGACCAGCGCATGACGGCAATCGAGCACTGATTGGTAGGACTAGCTCACGATGTGTGCTACCATGTGGGTGCGGTCGGAAAGGCTCCGGCCGCCGGAGGGCCGGGTGAGGCCCACGAAGGCAGCGACGAGCCAGGGCGTCCCGCGCCCGTCGCCCCGCCAGGGCGAGCAGCGCGGCGGTCCGGGGGTGGCACCCCGGGTCGAAAGAAGGCTGGAGTGGCGTGAAGCCCACCCGGGCTGGTACCGCCCGGGATGGCCAGCCGCCGCGTTCGCTGTCTCCGCGGGTCCCACCCGGAAGCGAGAGTTCCCGACCAAGGAGACCACGATGGACGTGACCACCGGCAACAAGGTGCTCGTCACCTACGCCTACGACGGCTCCGGCATCGCGCTGCGGGCGCGCGCCACCGTCGTCTACACCACCGCCGACGACGACAAGCTCGTCGTCGCGCTCGACGGCGACAACGCCGACGCGCTCAAGGCCCTGACCAACGGGCACTGCGCGTACGCCACGGTCACCCGCGACGACCTCTCGGCACCGGGGTCCTACGCCAAGGTCGCCAGCTTCGGGTGGCTGGACTAGTGACCGCCGCCCAGGTCCGCGCCGAAGTCCGGCGCCGCTGGAAGCACCTCGCCGAGCGCTCCGCCCGCCGGGTTGATGCTCTGCTAGTTGCGATCACGATGGCAGAGCGCATGACCCAACTCGATCGTCAGGCGATCGTCTGGGTGCTTGTTGCGGAGCTTGAGACCGCCATTTATCACAGCGAGCGAGCCCGCGGGGCCGACCACCAGACCGCACTGACCGCCTCACGCGAAGGCCGCAAGCTCGTGCGCCAGATGGTCTGACGGTGCGATCGGCAGCGTGACCACCGACCGCACCGAACCCACCGGGCCGCGCCCAGCCTCGCCGCGCCTGGCCTAGCCATGCCCTCCGCGCCTCGCCAGACCTCGCCGCGCCGTGCCGCGCCACGCCCAGCCCGGCCATGCCGCTCCTGGCCACGCTGCGCAATGCCTCGCCCTGCCTTGCCATGGCAGGCCGCGCCCAGCCGCACCGAACCGTGCCACGCCGGGCCGGGCCTTGCCGAGCCTCGCCGCGGCCATCCCTCGCCACGCCGTACCTGGCCCATGCCCCGCCCATGCCACGCCTTGCCACGACAGGCCCCGCGTTGCCAAGCCCCGCCTTGCCGGGCCTCGTCCTACTCGCCCTTGATCCTCCGCCGCAGCGCAGCGTGGCTCCGAGCGTGTAGCTCTGCGTTCAGCCGCTCGATCGAGCCCTCAGTCTCGGGCACGTCGAACTGCCGGGGCACCCAGCCCATCGCATGGAACACGGCGTCCCGCGCCTGGACGAGCTTCTGGTAGGCGCTCATCACTTCGTACCGTTCGTCTTCGGCGTCCACGTCGCTACGAACGTGCCGAACTCCGGGCGAAAGTCGCCCAGGCCGCGCATCTGCGCCACCTCCAGCGCGGCGACCACGGTGTCCTCGCCGACCTCCGCCGGGTCGTAGGCGGCCTCGGCGGTCAGCGCCCAGTCCGGGAAGCATGGCCGGCAGCGCGACACCCGGCCGCGCCCGTAGCCCGAGTTGACGGCGCCGCGCACGTCGCGGTAGCCCTCCTCCCAAAGCGTCTCCAGGTCGCGTGGCCCGCTGAACTCCAGCGCCAGCTTGTGCTCCAGGACGATGAGGGAGCGCCGGATGGTGGCGCCCTTCTTCCAGCGCGTGGCGGCCTCCGCCAGCGCCGTCTTGACGTTGACGCCCGGGATGAACGGCCCAAGGTCCTCGTCGTGGTAGATGCCCGCCAGCCATTCCAGCTTGGCCAGGTTCATCTCGTCGTCCGGCGTGCGGTCCTTACTGCTCTTGCCGGCGAGCAGCTTAAACTCGCGGGTGATCGGATGCGCCAAGTCAAGGAGCGTGTCCCGGTGCATCAGCAGCGGAGCGGTCCCCTCGATTCGGATGGTGCCTTCACGGTACGCGGCGGGGATGACCCGCTTGCGCTCGGCCACAGTGCTCAATGTTCGACCCTCCTGGTCGCTGTGTGTGATAGCCCGAGGTCGTGGCTGCCATGCCACGCCCAGCCAGGAGGCGGCAGCCTAACACGATGTGCGCACCCCTAAAGCGATCCGCAACGCGATTGCGCGAAGGCGCACCGCGGCCATGCCGCACCTTGCTATTGGAGCAGGCCGGATCACCGGTAGCCCGCAGGCACTCCGGCGACCCGGCTCTCCCTTGGCAAGCCTCTACGCGACGAGCGCGAGGGTGCCCTGCCCGGCACCGCGCTGATCGCCCACTGTGAGCACGGGCTCGGGCGTGACCAGTATCTCGCAGCCGGCGGGCTCCGTGCGCTCCACCCACACCTTGCGCTGCGCGCCCTGCCAGACCAGCGCGTCGTCGGCCCAGACGACGTTCGTCAGTGCGTCCTCGACCGCGCGGGCGAGCTTGAGTGCGTCGGGCTTCTTGGTGACGAACAGCGGCGCCGAGTCCTTCAGGCGCCCCGCGTTGCGCCCCGTGCCGTAGTGGTTGGCACCCCGCGGCGTGAAGAACGTCACCTCCAGGCGCACCGCGCCCGTGAGCACCGGCCCGTCGTACTGCTCGCGGGCGCGCTGAGCCACCGACTCCTTCCACGACCCGGCGTCCGGGTTGGCGTCGCGCACCCTGGTGATGACCCGGCCGTCCCCGGTCATCACCGGAACCGCCCTGCCGGTCTGCGGGTCCTTGCGGTAGACGGCGGTGCTCGTCTTGGACCCCGCGGGGGCCGGCGTGCCGTAGACGACGATCTTGATGGGGGTGCGGGTGCCTTCCATTGCGCGGCTCCTCGTGGCGCATCGGCGCTCGTAGCTCACGTCAGGATAGGCGATACCCAGGATGTGAGCTAGGACTCCGCGCGGTTTTTCTGCCAGCGCGCGATCGCGGCCCTCCGGGGCTGCTCGGGGTCCCGGGGGCGCAGGCCCCGGTGCGGCGGGTGGGGCATCTCGCCAGCGATGTGGCGTAAGCGAAACCAGATCGTTGAGGTGGCCAGCCCCAGAACCCGAGCTACTTCCGCCATTGAGAGCGGCCCACCGTTCGGCCCGCCAGAACGGTAAAGCGCCAGGGTGCGCTCAACCTCGGGCGTCGCAAGCTGCCTGCGCCAAGCGCCCGAGGACCGCGGCCGGATCGCCACGCCGTTGCGCTTCAGCGCGTTGCGCACCGCAGTGGCGCTCCAACTCATGCGGTCGCCGATTTCGGCCATCGACAGGCGCTGCTCACGATAAAGGCACACCATCTCGGCCTGCTCGTCGGCCGACGGGCTCAGGTTCGGCATCGGACCCCCAGAACTGGGCTATGGGCGACACCGAACTCTACATTTTTATCGCCGAACGGCGGAGGAAAAACCCGCAATTTGCAGGAACAGGGGCTTCCCAGGCTGGGGCCGATCGAGTAGAGCTTCACACGCCCGTAACAGAGGCGCCCCGGGATCGCCTTACGGCTGGCCCGGGGCGCCTAAAACCCTCTGACAAGGAGGTGCGCATGAGCGTACAGGATGGGCCGGCGGCATGGGGCTCCGACGCGGCCATCGTCATTCCGGCGCCGAGCATCGCGGCGATCCATCCGCAGTGCAGCGCCACGGCGCGTAGCGGAAGGCGCTGCCGGAACGCCGTCTCCTACAGCCAGGAGTTCCGCTGGGAGAACGGCGCCGTGGACGATGCCGCCGCCCAGCGATACGCCCAGCAGCGTTGCCATCTCCATGTCGACCGCTCAATCCCCGCCCCACGTGTCGTTCTCGACCTCAGCGACTTCCGGTCACAGCGATGACGGACACGATCCGCCACATCCCCGCCCCCTTCTCCTACCAGACCATCCCCAGCACCACCGCGATCCGCGCGCGCTTCGACGGCCGCGAGGAGCCTTCCGGCAAGAGGCTCCAGCGCGTCGTCGGCCTCGGGCTCTACCAGGCCCTCACCGAGCTTCGCAACGAAGCCGGCCGCGGACCGTTCACCTGCCTCCAGAGCGCCCTCGCCGAGCGCTGCGGCATGTCTCGCGACTGCACCGTCCGCTACCTCCAGGCGCTCGTTGAAGCCGGCGTGGTGCTCGTTGAGCGCGACGGCAAGAGCAACGTCTACACCGTCCTCGATGAGCCCCAACGTGTCGTCTCAGAAGACACGTCCAACGCCCAGCGACCGATCAACGTGTCGTCCAGGAAGACACAACGTGTCGTCCAGGAAGACACGTCCCTCGCGTGTAAGAGAGGAAAGAAAGAAGAAACCCCCCTTACGGGGGGTAGCGCGCGCGAGGCGTGCGCACCCACCCAGGAGGAGATGGACCTCGGTGGCGACCACCCGGCCTACACGGTCCTCGCCGACCTCGCTCGCAAGAAGCGCTGGGCACCACCGTCACGGCGCTCCGTCTCCAGAGCGATCACGACACATCCCGCCGTCGATGCCGTCTACGTGGCGCGGCGGCTGACGAGCTACCTCTCCAACGAGGAGGGGCGGTTCAGGCGCAAGGTCGACTTGCAGGCGCACTTCTCGCGATGGATGGAGAAGCAGGAGGGCTGGGATGCGGCCCGCGGCGTCCGTAGCGCCGCCATCGACCAGCACGCCGAGAGGCGCCGCAGCGACGCGCAGATGGCGGAGTACCACCGCAAGATCGAGGCCGAGAAGGCACAGGCGTGCCGCGAGGTCGAGGAGGAGTACCAGCGGCTGATGGCGACGCCCGAGGGGCGTGCGCAGGCAGAGGAGATGGCAAGTCGGCTGCGTCGCCTCGGCCTCGTCGCGGCGTGATGGGCGGCCTGTACGACTCGGGCAAGCTGTTTGACGCCGAGGCGGAGTACGGCATCGTCGGTGCGGTGATGCTCAGCGATGCGCACCTGCGGCCGTTGCAGACGATCGTCGGGCTGCGGCCCGAGCACTTCGGCATCGAGGTCCCCCGGAAGGCGTACCGGGCGATGCTCGACCTGGCGTTGCAGGGCAAGGCGATCACGCCGGTGACCGTCGGCGCGATCACCGACCTGGAGCCCAACCACGTGGACAGGATGGCGGCGTACGCCCCGGCGGTGTCGGCGGTGCTCGACTACGCGCGCCACGTGATGGACCTGGCGCACTGGCGGACGCGGCGCACGGCGGGGCTGCTCCTGGTCGAAGCCGCCGACGGCCAGGACATGGCGAAGGTGGCGCAGGCCGAGGCACTGCTCACCCCGCAGAGCGACGACTCGGAGCGCACCTTGACGCCGGAGATGCTGGCCGACCAGGCGCTGGAGCGGCTGACCAGCGGCGAGGAGGAGACGTTCACCTTGCCGTTCGCCGAGTTGGTCACGGCGTGCGCCGGTGGGCTGCGGCGCGGCGAGGTGATGCTGCTGGGCGGCTGGTCGAGCTTCGGCAAGTCGGCACTGCTAGACCAGACCCTGGAAGGCATTGCAGCGGAGGGCGCCAAGGTGCACCTCTACATCAACGAGATGAGCACGGCGGCGCGCGTCGACCGGATGCTCGCCCGGCACTCCGGCGTTGCGTTGTCGCTGATCCGGCGACGCCGGCTGACGAGCGGGCAGCTTCACCTAGCCTCTCAGGCGGCCAACAAAATCCCGTTCGGGATCACCGACTGCGCCGGCTGGACGGCGGAGGACATCATGCGCCACGCCCGCTGGCATCACTGGGACGTGGTGGGCATCGACATCCTGCACCTCATCGAGCACCGCGAGGAGCGCGACCTGGCGGCGATCAGCCGCACGATCAACCAGATGTGCAAGGAGTCGACCTGCAACTGCGGGGTGATCGCGACCATCCATCTCAACGAGAACCGGGTGTCCGGCCAGACGCGCCCGGCGCCGACGCTGGGCGACATCCGGGGCTCGGGGATGCTCAAGAACGACGCGGACATCGTGACGTTCGTCCACCGCGAGCAGGGCAGTGACGGCACGCCGGAGGAGTCCGGCAAGGTCTACATCGCCAAGAACCGCAACGGTGAGTTGGGCGGCGTCGAGGTCGTGCTGATCCCGACGCGCGTCACGTTCCAACGGGCGGCGTGACGCCTGGTGGCGCCGGGGGAGCCCGTAGCCCGGTCCCCCGGCGCCGCTAAGCCTAGAACGTGGCGATGATCGCCGCGACCTCGCCGGGCATCTCGATAACTCGACCGCCCTGCGCGTGCGACCAGCGCACCCGGAACGGCCAGTACCCAGTCCCGCCCAGCGTCTTGCGTCGCCCGGCGGCGCCCAACATGCCAGCGAGCGACCTGTCTCCGCGCGGGAGCCCAAGCTCCTGGGCGACCCGCTTGGTGAGCAAGGTCTGGTCGGGGCGCTCGGCCAGGTACTTGAGCAGCCGCCGGAACGGCGGCTCGCTGGTGTCCCAGAACTGACGCAGCAGCACCGGGTCGGTGGTGATGACGTAGCTCTGGTACGACACCCCGGCGATCGTCTGCCCCCCGTCGGCCGGCTCGGCTGCGTGCCCGTTCTCGCTGGCGTCGGCCTCCATCACGTCGGCGGCCGTGCGCAGCAGCCGCACGATAGTGCTGGTGTCCATCGGGTCCTCCCTTGGTCATCGCTCGTGGCGGTTCCGCGAGCTTTGAGCAAGATACGCCTTGGCCCTGCGCGAGTCAACCGGCGGAGCCGGCCGAGAGCAAATCGCTTCCGGGATGGCGTCCGCAGCGCGCTGTAGCCTGCCGGGCGCTGTGATCGACCCGACCAAGGAGACCGCCATGTCGCCCCACCCTGTCGAGAAATCCCCCACCGCCGAGCCCGATCCGCCCGCAGCGATCGCGCGTCTGCCACGCAACACCACCGACTTGACCTCGCCGGCTCGCTTCTCGTGGGAGCCCGAGCAGGTCGAGGCAATCAAGCAGACGGTGGCGCGCGAGTGCTCGCCGGCTGAGTTCGTGATGTTCCTGGAGCTTGCCGCCCGCTACGGCTTGGACCCATTCGCACGCCAGATATGGGCGGCCAAGATGGGCGACGGCCAGCCAGTGGCGATCCTCGTGGGCCGCGACGGGCTGCTGTCAATCGCCGAGCGCTACGACGAGTTCGACGGCATGGACTCCGACGTGGTGGTCGAGGGCGACAAGCTCACCCGCGACCGGGACACCCGCGAGTTCGTCCACGAGTGGGGGGAGCAGCATCTCACCGGCAAGGTGATCGGCGCGTGGGCGCAGGTATGGCGCTCAGACCGCGCCAGGCCGATTGGCTTCTACTCGCGCTTCGCCGAGTACAACAAGGAGAACTCGAAGTTCTGGAAGCGCCACCCCAGCGCGATGATCTTGAAGGTCGCCCAGAGCACGGCGCTGCGCCTGGCGTTCTCGATCACCGGGCTGCTGGTCGAGGAGGAGGTCGGCGGGCCCGAGCCGGCCTCGTTGACGCGGGCGTCGGTGATCGAGTGGGGCGACGACCCAGCGCTGGCCGACTACCTCCAGACGCTGGTGGACAACGCCAACGAGGTGCGCCGCAATGCCTACCGACCCCAGAAGGTGCTGGCCCTGCTGCGGGGCCGCAGCACCGCCGACCGTCGGGTGTTCGCCCAGGAGTTGGTGGACTTCATCTCAAGCCGCGGAGGCGTCGCTCCGCAGCCGCCGGATGGGCTCGCCGCGCTCGACGGCCAGCGGCTGCGCTGGGACGACGAGGAGGCGTTGGTGATCGACGGCGAGGTGCCAGTCGAGGAGCCTGACGAGCCCGCGCGCGAGGAGGAGCCCGTCGAGCCGCTGGAGCCCACGCCGACTCCCGACCCCGCGCCCAACGAGCCGTTCGAGCCCACGCTGCCCCCGCCGGAGGAAGGCGAAGCGGCCTGACGCCTGTCCCCCGGCGGCCGTCTCACTACAGCCGCCGGGGTAAGCCCGTGCCGAGGCGGACCTGCCGCCCGTCGTATGCGGGGTGAGAATCCGAACGGTCACGCCCAAGCCGGTGCAGGCGTCGCGGGCAGCCTACATCCCGACCCGCCGCTGCGCGGGCTTACGCTACGGGCGTGGCCGACAACATCCCCGTCACCCCCGGGTCCGGCGCGAGCATCGCGACCGATGAGGTGACCACACGCAACGGTGCCTCGGTCGCCCCGGAGCACGCACAGCGCGTCAAGGCGGGCTGGGGCGCGGACGGCGCGTTCAACGACGTGTCGCCCGAGCAGCCCATGCCGGTCAGCGACGACGGCTACGGGCTGCCGGGCCGGCTGCCGCTGGCCGTCGAAGTCAGCGCGCTGGGCGACAACACGGTGCTCACCCCGGCGTCCGGCAACGCGATCCGCTTCTACTGGATCGGGCTGAGCACGAGCGAGACCAACACCGGCGAGGTGCTCGTCATCGTGAAGTTCGGTGCCGACGGAGACGCGATCTACCGCTGGAACCTGGGAGCGCCTGGGGCGTTCACTCACCGCGAGATGCACGACGGCCCGCCCGACACGCCGCTGATCGTCAACCTGTCGGCCGCAGGACGGCCGGTGCAGGCCAATCTGACCTACCGGGAGGTGTGAGCGCAGATGGCCTTCGCACAGGTCGGTCCGTATCCCCAGCAGGCCACGACCGACGCGGAGTTCCGCACCTGGGGCTCAGCGGTCTCGGCGCAGTTGGCCGCCGTGAGCCTGATAAAGGCCGCCGACACCGGCCAGATCGACTGGGCAACGGTGGCCCGGCCCACGGCAGCCAATGGCGTCGCCGGCTACGAAATCTGGCGGTTCAACGACTCGCTTCAGGCGACCAAGCCGGTGTTTCTCAAGCTGGAGTACGGCACCGGGATAAGCTCGGCCACCTCCACGGGGATGTGGCTGACGGTGGCCACCGGGACCAACGGTGCGGGGACCCTCACCGGCCAGGTCGGCACCCGCTATCAGGCCGCGGCCTACAACGCCCAGACGACCACGAGCTACTTCTACGTCTCGGGGGCGGCCGACCGCATCCACCTGGTGATGTGGCCCAGCGCGGTCTCCTACTGCCACGGCTTCAGCGTCGAGCGCACCAAGGACGCCGCGGGAGCAGACGACTCGTCGGGCATCCTCACCTCGATGTGGAAGGCGGCAAGCACGTCGCAGGCGTTCCAGGAGCAGATGATCCCGTTCACCGGCGCGATCCCGGCGGTGGAGGCGTCGCCCTTCGCGTTCAGCGCCCCCGGCACGACAGCGGTCGTTGGCGCAGACGTTGGGGTCTTTCCTCACTTCGGCTGGTATGGGCGCATCATCAACCCGCGCCTGGGCCTGCTGTCGTACATGGCAACAGACATCCAGGCGCTAGTGCCCATCACGGTCAACATGTACGGCGCGGCTCACACCTATCTGCCGGTCGGGGTGCCCTCAAACGCCGCGAGCATCTTCGGCCGAGGCACCGGGTCCGCCAATAGTTGCCTGCTCATGCGCTACGAGTAGATGGCCTACCTGGCCGACACCGGCGCGGGCCTGGCTGAACTAGTCCCCGAGCCGGTGGCAACCGTCACGCGGCTGTTCCCGGCGCTTGCGGACGCCGGGCCGATCTGGGCGCGCAGCCTGGACGCAACCAGCGGGTGGCTGGCGGCGTTCGCCGCCGGGGCGGGCGGGAGCAAGATGCTCGACCGCCAGTATTACGGCGGGTACGGGCGCCCCGAGCCGGTCAACACCATCAACGTCGGCGCCCCCTGGCTGGGGGCGCTGAGCGAGCTTGCCCTCCAGCCGGTGGCCGTGCGGTCGCGCGACTTCGTGCCGGCGATCATGCCGGCCCGCAGAAGGGCGGTCTTCGTGTTCGGGGACTAGCTCGGCGTACTGAAGGCACTCTCAAGGGCCCGGTTGAAAGCCCGTTACAGTGCTCACATCGTGAGCGCATTGTGGTACCATGTGTGTGCGGCCAAAAGGGGTCGCGTCCCGACCAAGGAGCCCACGATGGAAGCCACGACGCTGACGCTGACCACCGGGCGGACACTGACGGTGGCGGCTGGGTACGAGACGGTCAAGGCAAACCTGGCCACCGCCGCGATGGAGGTCAAGACCACCTGCGGGCGCAAGATGATCCTGCGCACCGAGATGATCGCGATGGTCGAGGAGGCCGCCGCCACCAAGGCCAAGCTGGGGATCGGCTTCACCGCCGCCATGGAGCGCTACGGGTGGGCAACATGCTGATTAGCACGATCCGCAAGGGCGCCGTCGCCAGTCCGTACGAGGCGATCGACGCGATCATCGAAGTGCTCCGCGCGCGCGCCGAGACGGCGCACGACAACTCGACGTGGGAGGACGGCGAGGCTCGGGCGAGCGAGTGGACGAAGGAGGCAAACCTGCTCATCGAGGCGGCCGACAAGCTGCGCGAGGCGCAGGAGGCCGTCAGCGCCGCTCACCGAGCGTCCGACGACAACGCCTACGGACGGCTCTACAAGAAGGGGGTTTGGGCATGACCGGCCGGCAGGCAGCACAGCGCATCCGCAAGGCGCTCATCACGCGCTACAGGCTGGACGAGGCCGAGGCCAAGGGCATCCTCATCTGGGGCGAGGAGGAGATGGCTCGCTTCGGCTGGGGCTCCGGCGCCACGGCTCAGGTCGTCTGGGAGGAGGGCCCGTACGAGTGGGCGATGGACGCCAGCGGTGGCGAGGACGCCACCACCCGCGCGGTCCTCGACAACCTCGCGGGCATCCACGCCGAGCCCTACAACGGCTTCATCTTGAGCCTGTACAAGAGCTAGAAAGCCCAGCGCCCCCGGTGGTTAGCCGGGGGCGCTGGGCCAGAAGGAACCACAACGCCCGTGCGACCCCTTCCCGAAGGTGCCTTTCGGCGTCAGGGCGGGCTATCCAATGAACCTCCGCGGGCGCAGTATCGCCGGAGGGCCGGACGGCCCATACAGGCGCACGACTTGACGCGCTAAAGCTGTTTATGGCAGGCTGCTCGGTGGGGAAGGCGGGGCGCAATAAATCGGGCAGCGGCCGAATGCGTCGGCGCCGTCCCATACCCGCAAAGGAGGATTGGCCCTCATGCCTATCCAGTCAGAGCGCGCGCTCGCAGCGTTGCGCCAGAAGGACCTGCTGTCCATCGCCGGCCGCATCGAGCGCAAGCGGTTGGGCGAGATGCTGGCGCCGCTGTACCGGACCGACCACAGGGCGGACACGCCCGCCGAGGCCGACGAGCGGGTCATCCTGCACGCCGAGACCGCGGCCAAGTTCTTCGGCGTCGAGGACGACGACCTCGTGGAGTTGGTCTCCCAGGTCGCGGCGCCGGGGGTGACCGGAACGGTCCAGCAGGCCCTGAGCAACGGCGGCGAGCCGGGCTGGCTCATCACCTGGCCGGCGATCCGCCACGTGCCGGGGCCCGGCGGGATCGTGACCAAGCAGAAGCGCGTGGGGCGCGTGTTCACCGCCAACCCGGAAATGGTGGACGAGCGCTACTACCAGCCGACCGTCAGCCGCCTGGAGTCGGCGGCCGGCAACTTCGCGCGCGGCACCCTGGAGACCGTCGGGCGCATCCCGGCGCTCGCCCCCTTCGCCGAGAAGGCGATCCTGGAGGCGATGGACCGCACGCGCAGGGCGCTCGGCGGCGGCGTCCCGCCGGAGGAGGGCACGCCCGCCCAGGCGCCGCCCACGGCGTAGTCGGCTATCTCAACCTGGGGGGGAAATCGCGCGATCGCGGGGTTTCCCCCCCCCACGTCTGTTCGGAGGAACCATGCCCCTCAAGCCCCCACGGCATCTGCCACGCCCAGAGCCGTCCCCCGACCTGATCGAGTCCATCCGGCGCTTCGGCCTCGCCCAGCCGGTCGTCACCCTGCCCAGCGGCGAGGTCGTCCTGGGAGAGGGCCGCCGGCAGGCCGCCGAACGCCTCGGCCTGGAGGTCACGCCACACGTCATCCAGGCCACCGAGGTGGGGGCGTTGGCGTTGAGGCTGTCGGACGAGATGGCCAAGTCCCACCTCACGCCGATGGCCAAGGCGCGGGCGCTGCGCGACCTGCGCGAGATGCTGCGCGCCGAGTCCAGCGACGGCAAGGTCGGCCACGCCATACTCGCCGCCTACGTGGGGACGACGGAGGCGACGATCACCAGCCTCATGGCGATGCTCAACCTGCCCGACGAGGTGGCCGACATGGCGGAGAACGGAGAAATCGGGCGCGAGGACGCCCGCGCACTCGCCAAAGCCAACATGCCCCCCGAGACCAAGAAGAAGATGGCCAGGCGCTTCGCCGACAAGAGCAACCCGGCACCCGGCGGTCAGCACGCCGACCGCTCGGTACGCATCGTCAAGAACGCAGCCCCGGGAGTGCAGACCCTGCTGCTGGAGCACAGGCTCGACCTCAACGTGGGAGCGGCGCTCACCGGCTCCGGCCTGTCCGAGAACGAGCAGGTAGCGCTTGGCCGGAAGGCGCTCAGCGGCAAGGTCCCCGGCGGCGGTGGCTTCCCTGAAGTCCTGGAGTTCCTGGACCGGGCCAGTCCGACGGTCCGCGAGCGACTGCTGGGCTCGCCGTCCACGACCTACGCGGAGGCGCAGAAGATGGAGCGCTGGGAGAACGAGCAGGCGGAGCGCAAGCGCGTGCAGGAGCGCGACGCACAGGCGTGGAGCGCGATGGCCTTCTTCCGTCGCCTGGCGATCGTCTCGCGCGAGTACGCCACTTCGTTTCGCGTGACAGTTCCGATCGCTACCGAAGTGCCAGACGCGATGCGTGAGCGGGTTCGCGCCAGCGTGGCCAACCTGCGCGACGAGTGCGATCGCTTTCTGGAAGCCATGGATGCGCCCGCACCAAGAGCAAGCACGGATGCGACGCGCGTTCCGCTCAAGCAGCTAGAAGCCGCATGGGGACCGTGGGCAGACGCTGCGGCGTAGTCTCATGCCATACACCATTGTGTATGGCGTCAGTCACGATGGCGTACGGCGTGATACACATGGTATGCGCACTTGGGTTAGCATTGGGGTCCATTCCTTTGCGGGTATGGGGCCAGCGCCGGCTTACGAGTCGGCGCTGAGTCTGTCGGCTTCCGTCCGACTCGGCCGTCACTATGGGCTCTCGTTCCGTCCCGACCAGGGAGCCCACAGATGCCGCCATACCCGACCGCCATGGAGCGGTTTCCCGCCGTCCGCCAGTCGTTGCTGGCAGCGTTCGACCGCTGCGCGCTGGCCACCGTGATGGGCCTGGAGTACGAGGAGGGCTGGAGCACCCACGAGCAGGCGCGCGGGCAGGTTCTGCACCGGGCCCTCGCCAAGTGCTTGGCGGAGATGTACGAGCGCCGAGAGAAGACCATCCCCGCTGACGTGGCGACCGCGATCCTCCTGGAGTGCCTACGGCAGGCCGATGTGGACCCCCGCGACGTGGTGAACCTGCCGATCGAGCAGGTCAAGGACATGCGCTGGACGATCGTCAAGTGGGCCAACGAGTCGAGTCTCGATGTCGAGGCCCTGGTGGATGTGGAGCAGCGCCTGAACGCTACGCTGCGCTACCCCGACCCCGAGGGCGGTACCGTCGAGCGGGTCGTCACCGGCCAGTTGGACGCCCTGTTCATCTTCGGCGCCGAGGCCGACCGGGCGACGGTGCTCGACTGGAAGGATACGTGGAGTCTGCCGGCGCCGACTGAGGTGAGCTTCGACGGCTACTTCCAGCAGCGCATGTACGCCTTCCTGGTGATGCGCAACTTCCCCTCCGTGCACAGCGTGACGCTGCGCGAGGTGTACGTGCGGCGCTCGGAGCCCCGCGAGGCGACGGTGTGGCGCTCGGACCTGGAGAACATCGAGGCGGAACTATCGGCCCTGGTGGAACGCTTCGACCGCGCCGTGGAGCGGGGCAAGGCACCGTGGTCAGACGAGGCCAGGGCGCTGCACAATGCCCGGCGGGCCGAGACCGATCCCGTTCGCCGTCGGGAACTGCGCGTCGCCCACGAGAATCTCATCGGGCCGTGGTCGCCCTCGCCGGGGGCGCACTGTTCGTGGTGTCCTCGTCCGACCGCCTGCCCGATCTTTCCCACCGCCCGCAACGCCGGGCGCATCGTCTCCCAGGTCGACGCGGAGCGAGTGGCCGCCGAGACGATCGTGGCTGACGCCGCCGCCAAAAAGGGCAAGGAGGCGCTCAAGGTGTGGGCCGACAGGCACGGCCCCATCCCGATCAAGGACGCCAAGGGCGAGCGGGTCTGGGGGCACCGCGCCTACACGCGCACGGCAGCCCCCTCGCCCGACGACGTGCAGGCCGAGGTCGAACTAGCGCGCCTGGAGAGACGCCCCCCGGACGTGCGCCGGCTGTGGCGCTCATCCACCGCCTCGCGCTTCGAGCCGCACACACCCAGGCCGGCCTCCGGCGAGGATGCCGAGGCCGACGCGGCACTGCTGGAGGCGATGGAGCGCTCCGTACGGCAGGCCCGCGAAGACGCCGCCTGATCCATCCGCTGTACTGCGTACGGTTCCCGTCTGGAAACCCCGACCCGTGGAGGACGCCATGCTGGCGACGACCATCGACGTGATCTGCAAGCTGCTGCACACCATCGGCGGCATCCTGCCGCTGCCCTGATGCGGCGCCCTGACCTCGCTCGGTGTACGCGCGGTGAGGCGCGCGAGTACATCGAGCACCTGGAAGCGTTCATCGAGGAAAACGTGCCCGGCGAGCCCAAGACGCTCGGCAGGCTGTACGCCGGCATCAAGCGGCCCGACGACGACAATCTGGGTGGCTTCGTAGCGGGCTCGTCAACGAGCCGTAAGGCCGCCCTGGATAACTACCCGCGCTCGGGCTCGCAGCGCTTTGCGGTGCTGGCGGCGATCGCCGGAGCCGGCGAGCAGGGCATGACCCGCGACGAGGCCGCGGTGTGGCTGAGCAAGCCGATCAACTCGGTCACCGCCCGGATCACCGAACTGGTCCAGGGCGGCTTCGTGCGCCAGGACGATCGGCGGACCCGCAAGACCCGCAACGGCTCGGACGCCGCCGTGCTCGTGCTCACCGAGAAGGGCCACAGCGGCTACGTGCGCACGCTGGAAGGACTCCCGGCGGTGGCGCCCACCAAGGCGGACGGCTCACCGGCGGCCCTACCGCAGAGCACCCTGTTCCCACCGGCCAGCCTGACGAAGACAGAGGCGTAGCGTGCTGCACATCACGCTGACCGACGTGAACTACGACGTGCTCGACGGGGTGCTGCCGCCGCCCCGACCCGACCTGCCGCCACTGCCAGTAAAGCTCGTGCGGTTCGTGGACCCGCAGAGCGGCATCGTGGTGGACGTTCCGCTGCCCAAGGTCAAGGGGCCCGACGCGCCACCGGAGTTCGTGCCGGCGGCAGAGGCCATCGGCAGGGCGCTGCTGGACAACAAGCCGCAGGTTCAGATCGCCCAGGCGATCCCCATGGGCGCACCGCCGGCTCCCGGCGGCCCACCGCCGCCCTCCAACCGTCACCAGCGTCGGCATCCACAGCGATGAGGCGTGGCGCTCTGGCGCGTAGAACCCCCCTGACGCGCGGCGTCGGGTCGCTGGAGCGTCACGCACCGATGCCCCGGGGCGCGGGTACCCTGGGGCGCCGGCCACGCCCAGCGCCCACCGTGTACGAGCAGGCGCTGATGAGGGCGTGGATCGAGGCAGTGGTACCCAGGGGGGCCGCGTGTGCCGTGTGCGGCTCACGGCGCACCCTGGAGGGCCACCATGTGGTGAGTCAGCATCGTCTGAAGCGCATCGCTCGTGCGCGTGGGGTAGCGCCGGCCGACCTGCTGTGGGCGCCCGAGGTCGGGCTTTGCGTATGCGAGCGCTGCCATTCGCACCACGAACTTGCCTTCAGGCGCATCCCCCGCCGGTGCCTGACCGAGGCCAATCTGGCATTCGCCCGCGCGCTGGGTGAGGAGCCCTTCATCGAGCGGACGTACATCGCGTGAGCGATGCGCCCCAAGGACGCCGACCGGAGGCTGCGCAAGGCGCTGCTGACAGGGCTGCCGGTGAGCGTGACGCTGCGGGAACCGTGCGAGCCGGCGGTGCTCACGGGAGTGGTGCAGCGGGTGGCGACAACCTCGGCGTTCGCGACGATCAGCGGAGTGGACTTCCCGCTGGAATGCGTGGCCAAGATCGAGTTCGTCATCCAATGAGGCTCGTGGTCGTGGTCCCGGCCGAGAACTTCGATCGCGTGAGCGCCGAGCCAGTGTTGCTCGGGCGTCTCGCGGAGGTCGAGATTCGCCAGGGCGACGGGCTGCTATCCACGGTGAGGCAGGTCGCGCACGTCGAGGTGCTCGGCGGGGTCGTGGCAGAGAAACTGGGGCTGGCCGAGGGCGCCGGCCCCGCAATCCGCGCCTACACGGTGCGAGAGGAGAACGGCTGA